TTGCCATCGTTGGCGCAAGCGCGATCACTCGTGCTTCGAAGGTCGAAGATGAAGCAACGCCCACAGGGGAAGCAACTACGGAAACAAAAACTGAGACAACAAGCTCAGATCTCTTTTCACAAGGGAATGAATTTGTAGCTTCGGCTCGACCAAGCCGGAAAGCTTCTTAAAGGTCGTAAAAACCGGCGCATTGTTCTGACAACCTTTGCGCCAGTTTCCCGCAGGATGCGCTAGAATGTTCTGCGGGCTTTTTTTAACTATGTGATGGGATAGACATTTGGAAGCGGCGGAAGCAGATCGATAAGGTTTGCTGTGGGAGAGTCCGGTACGTTGATCTGTGCACGGATCCCTGCGCGCTCGACTTCGACAATCACAACAGAATTCCTGACAAGGGCTAAAGAGAAATTTCCGTAGGCATCGACGTACGTAAAGACGGCGTCCGCTGACATTATGTTTTGTCCTGATTGCGCGGGGAAGGCTGCGGGTCTTGCGACGACCTTCACTGGCCGTGGAGGAAGACCGCTTTGGTTCACGATAGTGCCGCTCACAATACATTGGCTAGGAAGTGGCGCTTGGATAGGGGTTGTCGCAGGCTCGATCGTAAATTCGTCATAGAGAAAGTTATCAAAAAGTGAGCTTGTAAGAAAGAACGTAAAATCCCCTACAGTGTCCATGTCTGTGGGAGAGAAGTTGATGCTATAAATACCATTTCCGATATTTAACCAATCAGATGCAACAAGTACTTTCGTTGCGAGAACCTGAGATCCTGCTTTTTTATATTGAACAGTGACGTCGGTGTACTGGACAGTCGTGGCCGGCACATCCAGTAAGGATAGATAAACTGTTCTACTTGATGCTTGCCCCTGAATGTATGCCATATTCTCCTATTCTATCACGCCTTAGTTATTAACCATAACTTGCCAGTTTATACTGTAATTTGCAGTATCTGTCGCCACGTTCCAGGACACGGTAAACCCAGTCGTCGAAAAGGCTGTTATCACAAGCGGTTGAAATTGCGGATGGGTATCTGTCGTATTCTGCCAAGTACAAATCGGGGGGTAATTGGTGTTAGCTATTGCCGAACTAAAGGTCACGGACACTGAAGTCGCTCCGCTCCCTACAGATTGTCTGCCTGCCCTGAAATCAGGAGAGGGAAGCGAAGATCGCTTCACCCGATTGTTAGTATTGTCCCATTGAACTAAGTTATAGGACACCTAGCCTCCCCCATAAATCTACAGACAGATTTAGTACTCAATCAAAAATATGGGGTTCCACTCAATTGTCGTAGCGCTTAAAGCAGTTCCTAATTGCCAAACAAAGTTACCAGCAGAAAAGCCAGTTAATGACTGTGTCGTAGCTCCTGAGGTTGTGCTCAAGTACACGGGTGCGCCAACAGTTAAAGAAGAAAACCCACCAATCCATGCGCCCGGACGCTCGTAGATGTTTCCGGAAGCCGTAGTTGCAATCGAAGCATCTTTTACAACACCCAAAGATGCAGTGTTGTCTTGTGTCGTAGCACTTGCCAAGTCTACATGACCGTTTGATTTGATGTAGACGATCTGGGTGGCTGTAATGGAGCCAGCGTTATCGTTTGTGCGCGACTCAGCGAAGTTCACAGCTACGCCAGAGCCGCTAACGCTGATCGAGGTGTCGGCGCTGACAACTGAGAGTGCTGTTCCACCGCCGCCAGTCAAACCGTTTCCAGCAACTGAGGTATTAAGTTGAGTAGCCGTAATCCCGTTATCCGCAACCTTCAAGCCGGATGCAGAAGAAGACAGTGTCGTCCCGTCTTTTTGTACCTGAACTTGGTTTGATGAGATGATGATTGTGGCATTATCAACATCAACGTTGATTTGGTTGCTCATGATCGTGATACCGCTGCCGGCAGTCAATTGAGCAGGTGCCGAGAACTGCGAGAACGTAAGAGCGGTAGTACCAAGAGTGATCGGGTCAGGAGTTGTTAAAACCCAGCCCTGGCTGCCATTTGCCGTGCCGTGCTCGATAAAGCAGTGTAGCCCAGAAGTAACTTTCGGATTAGAAGCGGGTTGGCAAGTGTCGGCATCGGTCGCACGAGTCAGAATGTAGGGGTTTGAACCATCGCCTACTTGAGTGACAGTGTAAACGCCGTTATTTGCCCCAGTGGCTTCATTTTTAATCAATAGACGGTCATTGACACTAGCAGTGTAACCATCGATCGCAGCGAGGGCACCGTTAGAGTTTGCCGTCAGCGTGGCTCCAACTCCAGAAGATCCGTTGTTATAGGTGTTAGCTGCAAGGGCGGTAGTCGTGGCTGCTTGAACAGAAGCCTTTACTACAAGACCTGTTGCGACAGCATCGACGTAAGCTTTTGTAGCTGCGTCTGAACCCGTGGTCGGGGTATTGAGATTCGTGATCTTTCGAGAGTTAACAGATACGTCTGTGCCGGACCAGTCAAGTTTTGTGGTGCCACTTGTTTTTAAGAGTTGAGCTGTCCAGTCGACTGATACGTTACCAGAGCTGTCTACTAATTGACGATTTGTAAAATCAGTTGAAATAACGGAAGAAGCATCTTCGACGTTTTCAGCAAATATGTGAAGCCAGCGTTTTGTTGCTGAACCGAGATTGATAGAGCCATCTGTACCAGGAGAAATCGAGACGTTAACGGCTGTACTTGCAAGGTTACTCAAAGCTGTATTAGCACCAGAAGAACTCGCGTTATCAACGTAGTTTTTGGTAGCAGCGTCTTGAGCGCTTAAAGGATCGGTCACGTTTGACAGAAGTTTATTTCCAAACCCAAAAGCGGAAGAACTAACTTCTGTAATCGGAAGCGCATCTGCGCCGATTGTCACGCTCAAGAAATTGAATGTATTTGACTGGGATGGAATCCGCTTCTCGCGGTTATTTGAGCTCCACGTTATGATATCGTATGCAGCCATTTCCTCACTCCTCTGGGTTTAAAGTGTAAAAAACTCTAACTTCGGTTTTTATTCCAAACCGTTTTGTCCATTCTTGGATCTCCCATAAAAATTTCTGCTTGAGTCTTATAAGGCCTTCCCGCAAGTCCTCAGAACGCTCGAGGTTTTCTAGGAAGTCAGGACTGGTCTGGTACAAGCAGATCGTATCGTCCCCTTGTCCAGGCATGTAATCCAGTTCTACATTTTCCCTCTTTTGGGACGTTTTTACAAGCCGGGATTTTTTCCTCAGCTTCATCTTACCCACTTTATATCTCCTTTTAATCTTCGGAAATGTATTCGATTTCAATAAATAAGTCCGTCGCTAGACCTGTCTGGCCGTCGGGCGGCTCAGCGTATCCAAGCTTTAAAATAGTCGAAGTCTCCTGAAAACCTGATGTATCAAGGGTCATCTGACCAGCTGTTTCATCAAGAAACACTGGCTGTCCTGCGACAGCATTTAAACTCGTGATGGCCCCAGGTAATTTCCCATTTCTTTGGACTAGACCATATTGGCCATTTGGAATAGCGGCAACTGCGATGCCAGCGAATTTATCTGGCTGCATATTAAGCGCACTTGCTGGCTCTAGTGTGCTGGTATTAGTCCATGAACACACAGAAAACTGTGGCAGCGAAGATCCGCTATTGTTTAACGCTTTCTTGCTATTAGCTTGCAAGATCGCAGTAGCAACTCCTGTAGGAGAGACTGTGGCATACGTTGCCATTAGCTCCCTCCGTCAGCCGCGTAACTTGCAAGGTGTGCCGTAATCGCGACCACTGGATTTGCGCCCCCCGAGCTAGAAAAAGTGAGGTACTCATTAGGGGTTAAAAATGTCTTCGTATTGTAAATTGGATTGCTGCTATTCAGCGTTGCCAAAGTCGTTGACTGCAAAGTGCTGCCATTAGAATCCTCTACAACCTTTGTGACTGTGCATGTGCTACCTCCGGAGAAGGAGATTTGCTCCACTTCTATAGGTAAATCGTGAAAGGCGTAGAGACCACCACCAGCTTGTACAGGAAAAGTATAAGCACCTGGACTCATAACCGGAGTCCCAGTTTGAGCCGTTCCGTTAAACTGGGTCGAGGACTGCATCACGATGGTCGTGGGGAAGCGTCCAAAATAATAAATAGTCGCAGCCATTGAGAACTCCTTTACCGAAATGTTATCATACTAGAAACCCTTCAAAAAGGATTTAGATGGAACCCTTTGCTCCATTTTTACAAGAGCTTTTTAATAATTTGTCAGAAATCATCATCTTTCTGGCTATAGCTATTATAACGGCTAGTCTCGGACATATCAAAAGATGGTGGCAAGACAGGGCTATAAAACGCTTTGAACGCGGGATCAATCAAAACGTCCGGCTTCGCGAGCTTCTCTCCGAACTGCGTGTGCCGTACCAGGCTGATCGGGTCTGTCTTTACCAGTTCTACAACGGGGACTACTACCTTGCAGGCGGTAGCATAATGAAAACCTTTCTGACCCACTTCGTGACAAAAGTGGGGGTTTCTAACCCCGCGGCCGGCGAGATGATTCCTTCGACTCAGATGGTCATGAGTCTTAAGGCCCTACAAGATAAGCCTTCCGTCATTCTCTTAGCTGACACCTTTGCCGACGACAATTTTCTTGAAAGCCTGTTTGTTGAGACAGGCAACCAAAAAGTTTTAGCAACAGCCGTTCGCGATATCCGCAGAAATTGGATAGGAATTCTGTGCGTAGCCTGGCTGACCGATCCGGGTAAGCGGAGCGACGATATTTTGCTGTCCTACGCCAAACAAATCGGTGATTTCTTATCCCACCACAATTAATGCCGCGGTAAAAACAAACCCGTGGGTTTAACAGGATTCACGTTAATGGAATCCATTTTGCTAAAAAAGGCGTTCATTTTTTGTTGAACGTCGTAGGTGCATGCATGGCTTGTTTGGCAGAGCTGCTCGATGTCTGATTTTAAGTCCGCAAACGTCTGAGAGGATTCGCAGATCATCCCATATCTCATAGCGTCCCAATCGAGCTTCGGCACACTTTGCGTATCGCTAACGAGCGTGTGGACACAAGTAGCGCCTAAAGCGCCCTTGTCTCCACAAAACGTCTCATCTTTGATAGTAACGTTTGTGCACCCATTTAGAACTAGAGCCAGGAACAGAAGCAGAAACGTTGAAACGAACAAGTGTGGCAAGTGCACTATCGAACGCATCAGAAGCTTTTTGAACTGCATTGGGATCTCCGTTTGATTTATTGAAAGCAGCCTGCAAAGCCGCCACCGCATTATCATATTCCTGTCTTTGTACATCTGTCTGAAATCTTACAACTTCAAAGTTAATCCAGGCAACAAGACGGGCATAAATAAATTTTCCCGCTTGGAAAAACAGCCATTCTGCGATGGGTCCTATAACGGGCAAGCCTAAAAACGAAACGGCTCCGACTATTGCCTGCCATGCTTCCTCTAAGGCGAAGTTGAAGACAACGTTTTTTACGATGTCTTCAACTGTCCCTAGGAATATGGAGCCGTCTACTGGGAGCTTTGACCGCCGCTTCCGATGCCAGGCAGGTTTTCGATGGCGTTTATGATCGAGACATAAATTGCGCCGAGCCCGGGAATTGCCTTAACGAGATCAAGAATCTCGTGAAGATAAGTAGCACCTACACCAGCCGCGAGGAAAGCCATTAGACTTGCGAAGTTTACGGGCGTACCGGTCGTGAGCGAAGTCAAGTAGCCACCAATCAGACCGAGTGCTGGAGCTAGCCAAACCTGCAGGCTGCCAAGCTTAGACCAAATCCACTGATTAAGTACGGTCACTTTCATCGAGCCGACAACAAGCATAATTATGCCAGCTACTTTTGCAAACCAGGTCATGCCGCCCGATTGCTGTATGAACTGGATAACTTGAACAAGAAAATCGGCGGGTGCAACAGGCGTATCCGTTGCCTGTGCAAAACAAAGCACGCTAAATAGAACCACGAACAGACCTGTTAGGTATTTCATAAACACCCTCCCTTTTCCAAATACTGTACTACAAATAAAGGGGCTTAGAAAGTCTAGGCCTTAATCCAGCCTATCTGATGGCTTTTAAAGGCGGGAGCGGTTTTTAGATAGTGCCCCATGAAAGCCTCGACAAGCCAGTGCTTTCCCTTATAGTCACCATGGCGATCGTCGACAGCTACCATACAGCCAGGCCTCAAATCTCTCCAAACGGCTGCAAGCTCTGCCATGTGATGAAATGCTGACTCTATGTTTCTTTCTTGAGACCAGTCATAAGAATCTAAGTATACGAGCGCTGCGTTGTTTAACACCCATGGGGTAAGTCCATTTAAAAATTTGACAGAATCGCTAAGAACAACGTCGACGTTTTTAACTTGGAAACGCGCTGTTGTAACGCTCTCTTCATTGATATCAACGGAGTAAGCTCTAATATTTTTTCCATGAGCTTTGCCCTCTTCGATGAGCCAATCCCATATCAAAGTGGACTGCCCCTGCCCGTCCCAATTTCCCATATCCCAAGCACTTCCCGTCTCTACAATAAAAACTGGGTCTCCTCCACCCGCTTTATTCCACACATGATTGATCATTGCCTCAAAAGTGTTTTTTCTTCGGGCAAGTTTAGGGGCCCAGGTGGTTGCGTTAAATGCTTCTGAAATAGTCATCCATCTTCTCCTTACACCACGGACCTATAATCTCTGGCTCTGGTAAGCATCGCAAAACAAGGCTTTCTTCAACGTTATCTAGTAGAAGATCTGTTTCAGTGTTGGGGCAAAAGTTAAAGTGATTGTAAATGCCGTCCACACTCAGGTTCTGCATCCTCCATGACCACTGCCCATTTCTCCAATGGGTTATAAAATCAGGATGCTTTACGGAAGCAAAAAACCCGATCCAGGCTTTTCCGCTTGCAGCCATATGAAGTGGCGAAGAATCATTGCAAATAAGAACGCCTGTATTTTGAAGGAGCCAAATTGTGTCATTCAGAGTTGTCTTCTCGCGGAGATCTATGCAGCCAGACACATCGACATTAACAGTGCCCTGAGTGGGTCCGTCTTCTTTACCAATAAGAACGGGAATAAAGCCTTCCTTGATGATGCTTGCAAGTCCACGATTGTACCACGCAGCTGGAAATGTCTTAGAAACCCAGTGTCGTCCTGGGTGAACTACAACGTGTTTAGCCGCCTCTTTTACTATATCCAAAACCACTTCATTGGTCGGCGTTTTAGGCTTTAAAACAATTTCTCTGTCTTTGATCGGAAGCTGCATTCTAAAGGCAGACACAGCTGGAAAATCCACGCAGTTCATCACCATATGACTTATAAACTGGGCTGCAAGATTTTGCGGACTTTGGTTCGGGATAGGTTCGCACACCCAGTAATCATCATGAATCGGACGTTCTTTTTTTAAGTCGTAAAGGTCGTGATAGGGCAAATGCTGAAATAGTTCTGGCAGGGTTGTAGCGATTGTGATCTTACAATCTTTAAAATTGTGGATCGCATGCCTTATAGTTGGTTCGGAACAAACTTGATCCCCGATGCCGCCCCAACAATTTATTAAGACATTTTTATTTACCCCTCGCATGACAGCATCTACGGTGCGTAGAGCGGGGAAAAAACTAGGATCTAAAACGACGGGCTGTTGCCTTGTATAAGGCACGAATTTATTTTGAGTCTCCATGCGGCTATACTATAAACTTTAGTTTGAATATTCAACAACTATGTAATCGTAAGGCCCAGGACCCAGCGTTTCGAGTCCAAATTGTCCATTATACTGCTGTATGTTAACGGCGTAAGTATTCCCTGGCGTAACAGTTATTAATTTGGAAACGATGGTTTCACCGACGTTTGGCAAAAAGACCCCAAGAACGGCCACAGGAGATGACCTATTGTTAGTCGTTCCGTCACCTAACTGGCCACTCGTGTTGCTGCCCCATGTGTACAGCTGCCCATTAGCCGTATAGGCTCCTGAATTTTGAAATGCTCCGACAAACATAGTGGTAAGTCTCGTAAAGCTCAAACCCCCCACTACGGCGACTGGCGATGAGCGCGCGTTGTTGTCGCCTACACCCAGATTACCCGCGGTATTGTCGCCCCAACCATAGGCGGCTCCTGTTGTCGTAAGACCTATACGACCACCAGAGGTGCCAGTATAAAGCTGCTTAAAAGTTAAACCACCGACAACAGCGACGGGAGATGAACGCGCATTGTTGTCACCCACACCAAGTTCACCGCTTAGATTATTTCCAATACTGTATATCGTGCCGTCTGTCGTTTGCAGGTAGAAATTGCCACCAGTGCTTGCATTAAATCCACCGGCGTAGATGTCCGTAAAGCTAAGGCCACCGAGCACGGCTACAGGTGATGAGCGAGGAGTTGTATCCCCCACACCAAGTCTTCCATCAGCGTTATAGCCCCAACCATAAGCAGCGCCCGAACTTGTAAGACCCATAACAGAAGCTGCGCTAATACTTCCGGTACACACGATTTTTGTAAAAACCAGACCGCCTAAAACTGCCGTCGGGGATGAGCGGTTAGTCGTAGTGCCATCACCGATGTTGCCATTCGTGTTTACGCCCCAAGCATAAGCCGCGCCTGTATTTGTAATACCTATAATGCCAGTCGAAGATACGAAAGTTATATCAGTAAAAGTAAGCCCACCAGATACGGCGATAGGAGAAGATTTTGCAACGACCGTATTATCGCCAAGCTCACCGTTGGTATTATCACCCCACGCATAGAGGGTGCCAGCAGGTGTTAATCCCCAAGCACAGAGGGCACTCGAGCCACAGATAACTTTTTGAAATTTCAGACCGCCAACAACGGCTACAGGAGACGAACGATTAGTCGTTGTTCCGTCACCGAGCTGTCCACTAGAATTATTGCCCCAAGAGTAAAGATCGCCAGAGGTTGTAATCCCGTAGGTCGTGCTTAGAGTGTAGTGAAGAGACGCGAAACTTAGACCCCCTACAACAGCAACTGGAGATGATTTGCTAACAGAAGTTCCGTCACCGAGCTGCCCGACTGTATTTGACCCATAGCTGTGAAGGGCTCCAAAGCTATCGATAAAAAATCCGGCTAGTCCGGATATCGGCGCAGGCGGATACTTAACACCATAGACGGTGACATATTTAACACCTGTAGGTGCTGTAAAAGTTCCGTTATAGTAAAAGGTTTGTCTAATTTTCTTCATATTTCGTGCTCTACAATAATGTAATCAAATGGACCTGCTCCCAGAGCTTCTGCTCCGAGTTGGGCGTTTAGCTGCTTAATCCCTACCGTATAAGACGTCCCGGGAACAACAGAAATTCTTTTTACCGTTTGAGTTATAGCAGCTGCTGCCGTAACTCCGCCTACGACTGCTACAGGTGATGAGCGAGGAGTTGTGTCATTGACCCCCAGACTTCCCGAAGAATTTTGGCCCCAGGCGTAAACAACTCCACCAGGGGTCATGGCATACATATTGTTTGCCGAGCTCGTAGCTAAACGCGAAAACGTCAGACCGCCGACAACAGCGACTGGAGAGGACCTGGAAGTGGTGTCATTCACGCCAAGCTGTCCGTTTGCATTATATCCCCAGGCATATAGTGACCCACTAGTGGTCAGACCGTAGGTTGTGGTCTCACTCACGCCACCCATGACGTCTATAAAGGAAAGTCCGCCTATAACCGCGACCGGCGATGAACGTGCCGTTGTTGTTCCATCTCCAAGCTGCCCAGCACTGTTGGATCCTGTGGCATACAGCGCACCAGAGCTAGTCAGAAAGTAAGCCGATGCCCCGCCATTGGCAATAACGCTGAAAATATTTACAAAAGAAAGTCCTCCAAGTACTGCAACTGGAGACGAGCGGGGAGTTGTATCTCCGACCCCAAGAATGCCTGCGCCATTACTTCCCCAAGCATAAGCTGTTCCGGAAGACGTCAGTGCAAAGACAGTTCCGCCGTTGGCCGCAGTATCGTTAAGAAGAAAAATTTTGCTAAACGTCAATCCACCAAGCACTGCCGTTGGAGATGTACGCGTTGTCGTTGTTCCATCACCCATCTGGCCCTTGGCATTTGTACCCCAAGCATAGGCTGCCCCGCTCGTAGTTAGACCGACCGTGAAACAAGTGGTGCCGCCTGTAACTCCGGTGACTATATCAGCAAACGCTAATCCACCGAGAACGGCCACAGGAGACGAGCGCTGCGTGCTTGTCCCGTCACCTAACTGCCCACTACCATTGATTCCCCAGGCATACACAGCACCCGACGGCGTAAGGCCGAAACTGCTGGCAGCATTATTAGCCGTAATCTTTTGAAATAAAAGACCACCAGCTACCGTTACTGGCGACGATCTGCTGGTTGTGCTTCCGTCGCCAAGTTCTCCGTTGCCATTAGCCCCCCAACCGTACGCTACTCCTTTAGGAGTAATACCGAAGTTGAATGAAGTGGCTGTGTAAAGCGAGGCAAACGTTAAACCACCGACTACGGCTACAGGGCTAGAAAAAGCTGAAGTGGCTGAGTTATTGCCAAGAACTCCGTTCGCGTTTGAACCCCAGCAGTAAGCGCTTCCGTAGCTATTAAGGAGGGTTGTTGTTGTACCGCCCAGAACTTGTTGTGAATTTTTAAAACTGTAAACGATAATGTACTTCACACCGCCAGGTGCGGTCCATGTTGAATTTCCGTAAAAGTATTCCCTTACCACTTTACCCATTAAAGAACGTACTCCAGCGTTATAGATTCCAGAGGTCCCTGCCCCAGTGTGTACGGCCCAAACTGTGCATTAAATTGCTGAGGATTTATATTATAGGTCGTTCCAGGGATCACAGTCACACGCAAGTCTGCATTTGTAATATTCATATAGGTTAAGAAACCGCCGACTACGGCTACTGGAGACGAACGAGGAGTCGTGTCCCCCACTCCTAAATTACCTATGGAATTGACACCCCAAGCATACAGATTGCCGTTCGGTGTTGCTGCTAGTGAATATGTCGAGTAAGTGGGATATACATAAGCAAATTTTAAGCCACCTAAAACTGCTGTTGGAGATGATCTGTTAGTCGTGTCACCAACTCCTAGCTGACCTGTAGAATTATCGCCCGTCGTGTAGAGAGTACCGTCGGCAGTACGAAGAAAGAAGAAAGGGTTAGAAGCCCCGAGATTGGATGTTACATCCACAAACGTTAGACCACCTGATAAAGCTACAGGGGATGAATGGGCCGTGGTATTTCCCAACCCACACTCACCAAAGGAATTAAACCCCCAGCCATAGGCTTGACCCGTTTTTGTCAGACCAATTACTGAGGTGTTAACTCCGTTATTAGAAGCAATTGCAATTTTGCTAAATTTCAAACCGCCGACTACGGCTACTGGAGATGAACGTGCTGTAGTAGTCCCGTCCCCCAGTTGGCCAAAACTATTATATCCCCACATATAAAGTGATCCATCAGAAGTAAGTCCAGCGCTATGCGCTTCCATGCAATAGATAGACGTGAAAGTCAGTCCACCAAGAACCGCTGTAGGAGATGAGCGGCCTGTGGTCGTTCCATCTCCCAATTGTCCAAAAGCATTTGGACCCCAGCCATAGGCTGCCCCACTCGACGTTTTTCCTAAAACGGAAACTTGTGCATCGCTGAATTGTACGTCAACAAATGTCAGTCCACCAGCAACTGCTGTCGGTGATGATGCTGTGGTAGTCGCGTTGTTTCCGAGCTGACCTACGTTATTGACTCCCCAGCCATACAGAACTCCTGTAGTTGTGAAGGCAAATCCTGATTGTCGACTTGGAGTCGCTACGAGTCTTGAAAAAAGCAGGCCACCAACCATAGCTACCGGAGACGAACGCGCTGTGGTCGTTCCGTCTCCTGTGGTCCCTCCCTGTCCCCAGCCGTAGGCCACACCAGTCGTCGTTAAACCGCAGCCTAAAAAACTGCCGGTCATTAACTGCACGAAGCTTAAGCCTCCAAGTACAGCGACCGGTGAGGAACGTGCCGTGGTCGTTCCATCTCCTAATTGTCCGTTATTATTGTTACCCCACGTAAAGCCTCTGTTAAAGGAATCAATAGCAGTTGCCGTAGCGCCGAGTGCGGCACCATTACGTATCCCATGGGCGATGACATACTTAACGCCTGCTGGAGCAGTCCATGTCGTATTGTACGTAAATGTTTCTCTAACCAGCCTAGCCATTCTGTCCTCTAAGCTACGATAAAATAGTTTGCCCCATCACAGAAAAACGTCGTCGATGAGTAGGGCGCTTTGATAACATAATCAGCAGCCACCCCTTGTATGGATTCACTGCCATTACGATGGATCGTGATGTTATTTGTATCTGCCGACCCCGCAGTATCCACTACCGTAAAAATAAAATTAGCAGACAAGGCAGGTAGATTAAACTGCATGGCACCGTTTGCAGTATTGACTTCAAAAACAGTGCCTTGATTGCTTGAACTAGACATGGCATATGGCGACTGAGAAGACGGATCGATCGAGGTTGCGCTGCTAAAAGCGTTTCCAGAACCGCCGCCACCGCCGCTAGATGGGTTGCCGATATCCCACGTGCCAGCCACTGTTCCTATACTGTATACTTGAAACACGACGTCAATGCCGGCTGCGATAGTTTTTAAAGTGCCGCCCGAGCCATCATTGACTGTCACTGTACCGGTCGATCTATTCTGTATGACATACTTCATACCAACGACTAGCGTTGTGGCATCAGGAAGCTGCACAGTCTGAGTTGTGGTTCCAGTAAACCGTTGATAAGTGGTTGAATTGTTAAGGAGAGTTGTGGTCCCCGCGGCCGTAGCTGTCGAGGTTGTGCGCTCAACAAGCGCACCTAACTTAAATGAACCCATCTTTGTGCTCCTTCGCTAAAATAGCCGTTTATGGACCAGGGCTTAGTCCTTAAACCAAGGTTATTTCGATTCTATCCCACTAATCAGCCACAATCCAGTCGAGAGTGTAGTTGCTAGAATCAAGCGGGGCGTTCCACTTCACCGTAAAGCCGTTGACAGTTTTATTCGTAATCGTAATAGGCTGGTACTGCGGATTTGGATCCACAGTATTTTCCATGATCACGATCGGCTTATAAAGCGGTGTCCCGCGAGCAGTGCCGAAAGTAATGGTCTGGGTCTGTGTACCTATCGTCAAAGCCTGGCTTCCAGCATCGTTACTGTCGATCAGGGCCAGATAGTTAAGGGAGTAATTACCAGAGTCTAGCGGGGCGTTCCAAGTCGCGGTAAAGCCCGTGGTCAGCTTATTTGTAATCGTAATAGGCTGAAACTGTGGGTTTGGATCAGTATCATTTTCAAATGAAGGTACAACACGATAGTTTGTAGTTCCAAAGGCTGTGCTAAACGTAACTGCTTGCGTAGTAGTACCATTGGTCAAAGCCACGTTGCCAGTTGTAAAGGTGTCGCCGCCACCGCCGCCCGTAATGGCAGCGTCTAATACTCCGATCGCCTCGTTATGGCTCATACTTTGGGTAATATGGACAGTCGACGTATAGCCGTGATTGCTCGGGTCCGGGTCTACCGGCATCCCCAAGTAGCTACGCTCATCATCATTTAAAGTATGTCCGATGATAACCGTCTCACCGGCAGCATCGAGTCTAAATGGTGCAAATCGCGTATAAAGAACGCTAGAAATATTCCAAAATATAGGAACAAGGTTGCGATGATATCGATCCAGAAGCCCGCTTCCAAAAGCGATCATCTGCAGACTTACGTTCTGCGTAACGTCATCGTCAGGCACTGCTATACAGGCAGCATAGCCCACAGGGACAACAGTCCCAGCCCCGTTTGTGGGGATAGTCAAAGTTCCACTTCGATTAAGGCCGTTGATTGTTATAGGCGCGTTGATCACAATCTTATTTGTCGCTGATCCTGTCCACGTAACACTGCCGGTGCCAGCGTAGAGATGATTGAACTCATAAAGTCTTCGAATTGACGGGTCTTCTTCGATAGCTGTGCCCGCAACGGAGATCTGGCCATCGCTTTTTCTATAATGAGCGAGATATACGTCTGTAAAGGGGAGCTGTCGATCCCGCAATGTTGTAATAAGTCCGCTCGTAGACTTAACGAGATTAGAGCTTGGTGTGCTGTCAGCATAAGCGTGGATTAAGGCTCCAAGAGAAGTGAATGCCGTCCTGACATCCATACATCCAGAAGCTTCGATCTGGATGGGGGCGCTTGCAGTGAAAGTATCCAGCTGCAGGTTTGCTGCTACAGCCTCATCTGCGTCGAGCATGATGATATGCGCCGTGCTCAATCCGTCGATGGCAACATCGTAGGCTTGGGTCGATTCTCCAAGAGTGTACAACGTCGTATAGAGAGCCTTGTGTCCGAATGTGTTTATGTAATTTCGGTTGTAGACGGCTACGACATAATTTCCGCCGCCCGTGGTATGTAACCAGAAAACGTAAGTCTCTTTGTTAGCTGCGCGTTTAACAACGGCATTTTTAGCACCTGTCGAGGCCAAAGCTGCTTGCGTTATCAGGTTAAATGTATCTGACTGAAGCGACATCATGGGAACTAAAACTGTCGGAGGAGTGGCGTTGGTAGCTGTTCCAGCGTCGTACTCCACCAAGTACACAGCGCCATTTGTCGTATCTTCAAAAGCTAAAAATAAAATCGAATCGTCATCATCCTTTTCCAGAGACGGATTTGCTATCTGATCTCCAGTATTAAGTAGGGTGACAGCATTTGTTTCGACGGTATTTAAGGCAGAGAGCCTTAAATACTTAAACATATTTTGCGTAGGACCGACGTACTGCTGGAAAACGATGTGGATGTAATAGGTGCTACCAGATGCGATTGTCACAAGCCTAGCATTGCTGACAGGATTCACATTCGTATAAATAACGCTGTCAGTAAAGATAACAGAACCTGTGTTATCTATGCGCAGATAATGAACATCGGTGCTGTCTGTGTAAACGATGTCAATTGACCCGCTAGGATTTAAAACAGCATCAAAGGCGTCCACCGTCGCGGATAAAACTGTAGCTCCAGACATTGAGCCTAGAACGTTATTTGATTGTCTGAAGTTAAGGGTAGTGCCCTCAAGGTAAAGGAAATAAAGATCATCAGTCGTCGGGTTATTGAGTATCTTAGCCGCGCTTGAAACTGAGGAACTGATGGATGTCGCGTGGGAAAGATCAGTGCCTCCGCTCGGATCGCATATCTGACCAACTACATAGTTGATGGTGGCTATCCGCGAAGGGTCGCCCTGAGGCTTTCGTAAAACTACTTCATCAATGCGCTCATATCCATCGGGATCGGCGGCTATAATGGGCAAAGAAGTCGAAACTTTTTTTACGACGGATGTTCCATCAACCGCTATCGCAGCCCCGGGTGCTACGACGATATTGCTTCCGTTAACAGCACTACTAAACCCGCTACCAATCCCAATAAAGTTCTCATTGATAGCATCTTGAGCCCGTGCGGCAATCTGCGCGCTGATGTCTAAGTACGGAAGTTGTCGCCATTCTGTGCCGTCCCAGGCGGCCACTAAAACGGTGCCGGCAGAAATATCTTCCGGTCGTTTGACGAATGTAGGGGTAATAATCTCAGTGAGCATTTCAATAGGAGACGAAGAGGTCACAGCAACATAGTAGGGCGGTGTCAAATATACAGGTAAGGTTGCGGTAAGCGGGATATCGACATTAACGATCAGCCCGTTTTGAATCCATGATAACGGCTGTACAGTGACAGTTGTGCCCGAAGTCGTCGTTAGACCGCCTTGCAATACGCCGCTCATTCCAACTAAATATTGGCTCACGGAGTTAAACGTATCGTGATTATAAGGCGCAGAAGATTTAACAAACTTCGTAGTCGTCACTTATTACCTCTCTGCTACGATATAAAGATAACCGCTCGTCTGACTTGTTCCGCCAAAATCTTGGTAGAATACGCCGTTCGTAGCATTCTTCACCGAGATCGTCAGATCATCAGCTTTTGCAATCACCGATCGCAAGAGCGTTTGCGATCCAGAGCTCAGAGCAGAAACGGACAAGGGTTCTAGGGGCTGAGAAAAATCATTGGCCTGGCTTCCGTAAAAGTGGATCTTACTCGGAAAATAACCAAGGTTATGAGAGACCACAGACGAGAAGTTTCCGCTAAGTAATGAGATGCTTGTAAAACCACTGTAAACACCAAGGCTTTGATAGATAATAAGTGAAGTGACGTTCGTTCCATCAAAACCGCAGCGTCCGAGATAAATCTTATCGGCAACTCGAGTAAAGGACTTCGCATGAGCTGTGCTTGTGAAGCCCAGTGTCGCATCGACTTGGTTAGTAAACGTGTAGTCAAGACTAGCGCTTGCAGCCTTAAACTGACCATAGATGGCGACATCGTTAACAGTCAAATTGACGGCATCTTCATTATTGGTTGCAAGCACAACATAGCGATCGATGTTCGGATCCAATGCCGGACCCGTGATGTTAAGTACATCACCAACTTTAACACCAGAGGCGATAAAGTTAGTGGTTGTATCAGTAAATTTTGCAAGAAGCCCATTGCCGGCATAGGTGCTGATGCTCCCTTGTCCAGCGACCGTGAGGTAAATAACCCCTCCCGCTGTCCGCGTGAGTGTCAGGTAATAAGTACCAACGCCGCCAGAAATTGTAGTTGTCTTTATCGTTCTAACGGCTTGGCGATAGCCATTGATATTGGCTATCATCGGCGTCACACTACCATTTAAGCTAACGACTGCTCCGGTATAGGTAAGATAATTATTAGCTGCCGATAAAACGCAGTTATCTTTATTCTGATCTGGTCCCCATGCAAGAGAATCTATGAGTCCTGGCAAAGCCTGGCGTGCATCGAAAACTTCTCGATCGCCGGCTTCGAGGCGGTCATTGAGTTCAAACGCAGGACCGCTCTGTAAAAACCCGCCATAGATCGAAGAAACCCTTGCGGCTGCTGCTTCCGGAGAAGCGATTAAAGAACCGTCTGCATTCAGCGATACTGATAATCTCGTATTTAGATCTGGTTGAGTGCCGCGGGCAGCTTCAATTTCTGCCTCGACATTGCCAATGGCAGTGTCAATCGTGGTCAGATTGAAGTTCATGGGCTGATCCCATGTATTAAAAAACTCCCCGTTTGCCGGTAATATTAAACCTAGATTTGGGGTTTTAGTTGCCATGGCTTACTCCGTAAACAATGTGTAGCGAACGTTAATAGAGATATCGTTGGCAGCTTGAAACGGAACGCTGCTGAAAGTCCTGATCGACATGACCACTTCATCTGAATCCGGCGCATTGGGTGCAGCAACAGGGCTTCTCGTAATTCCACCGGCCGCAGTAGGATCGATGATTACGAGTCCAATTTCATTGATAAGTGGATTCGATGGATTTGAAAACGCGGTCAGCGGCACGTCGACAGCATTGAAGGTAGCATTAAACTGACACTGGTTTGTGGTCCCCGCGAAAGTGATGTTGATGCCTGTGTTTGACGAAGTCGCGAGATTTGATATCTGAACTGTGTTAGGATTTATGATCTGAACCACAACACTTCCGGCAGGGATGCCAGTGCCTGTCACGACCATACCATTTGTGATACCGGCCGTTGAAGACAGGTTAGTCAAAGTGTTCTGATTAAAGGTCGTGTCGCCAGTGTAGGTAAAGCCCGTGGGCGAAAAGATCGTGGGAACTGTGCTATCCACATCCTTACGGTAAACTTCGTGAAAGAGCCCTGACATATTTTTAACAGGAACTTTAGGAACTGTCTGGTCTGAAGGGATTGTTCCTTGGTCGCCGACACACATACGCGTAACAACGCGAGGAGTGGTCCCGGGAGAAATCGTGCAAAGAGTTCTAATGACTTCCGCAAGACCTTGATAAAGAAGGATATTCTTTAAGACCTGATGGTCAAAAAGCACTCCTTTTTTATAAGCAAAAATCTCTACCTTACCTTCGATCAAGTTGGCAGAGCTTCTAAAGCCGCCAGAATTTTTAGCCATAGTCTGCATTTTATCCTTCAATCGTAAAGCTGTCGATTAAAAGCACGCCTTGATACACGTCTATCGCGCCAAAATCCCCAAACTGAATCATCGAATCATCAATTGTCAGATATGTATAGGGGTTGGATTCGGCCTCATCCCATGTATCCTGGTTGCCCATTGTGTTGTTATTCCAGTCCACATTGGACGTCGCGTCGAAACTGATATTAAGACCTAGAGCTGGCTCCCCGTTAGGCCACGATGGCGTCGTAAGTGGAGTTAGCCCCTCTTCTGATAGGAACAGCTGGTCTTTGAAGATACCGATCAAAACCTGCAGCAAATACGTGCGGCTTCTGGGCTGAATGGTTTTTAAGAACGTCTGAACGTTAGCAAGATTAATTGTCGAGCTTATAAACGCGTTTACGTTAATCTGAGGGAGATAGGTCGTTTGCTCGAGCAGCGTCAGCGCTTTAGACTCATCCGTGTTGGGATCCGTACCGCGCGATGCAAACTGTGTTAAAAACGGCTGCACAGCTGGCCGTCCGACCTCTTTCTCTAAGAAGCCAGGATAATTGATTTTATCGTAGACATTGATGCCAGACACAAGAGGCTGAAATTTAACCACGGCTTGACCTGCCACAACGATGGCATCAAGATTCGGGGGAATTTGGAACGATTCCGAAGTGCCGTCCGTATAGGACAATGCGATAGTCGTCATAGTAACGGAGGTAACGGTTCCGTCTTTGCTCGCTGTAGGTAAGCCGAACAGCAGATAGAGAGATCGCTTAATATTCTCGGGTCGCGGCCCTGTCCAGTACGCAAACCACAATCCTTCGACAGCTTTTAGATATGCCGGAGTGTTCTTGTCGTAGAACCCCATGAGATAGCCAAAGTTATTGTACGGCGTCTCCAAATTGCAGAGCGTATCTTTAGCCCACATCATCGTTGGTGGGATGGCTGCGAACATAATAACTGCTGTACCGAACGCGATCTGATAATCGACATTCTCAGTTAGCAGGACAGTCACGAGTTCGTCATGTATTGTGTCCTGCAAAGTGGGAATATGGACTATATCTGATTCGCCAAGCTGATAGGCGTAAGGAAATTGGGGGATCTTAAACGGTATCTGGCTCATCGGATCAAGACCCAGAACTATTGCAGTTGCATCTTTTGTTGCATCTGAAACGGCTAAGAATTCGATGGAGCTTGTCGGTCCGCTCGTCAGGCTTGTAATTTTTAAAAGCTGATTGTTATCGACGGCTGAAGCTATTTTACCGCCGAAGTCAGCGTTAATTATATTTACAATTTCAAATAAAAAAGTCGTCGCCGGAACAGCACCGCGTAGGTCATACTCAATCGGAGTGCCGCCATCAATAGAAAATTTGATTAGATACCGATCTTGCAAATCAACACTTGGCGCAAGACCTTGAGGGCTTGTATAGCTCGCCGTTAAGTTGAGCTGTGTGGTCGCATCGAATGTGTGCTGAAGCCAGCGCTTAATGTTGTAGAGAGGTAAGTTTGTGATGGTGTTTGCAAGATCAATCTCAAACTGCTGCATCCAAACATAGCCATAAGTTTGCTCATAGGCTTTCCACGTTTCGCCGAAGATAATGCGATCTGATTCCGGAAGCAAATCCCAGACATCGTTGAGATAATCAAAAATATACTGGGAATCTGCCACTTACTTATGTCCTTTTTGCACAGCCCGAGCTAAAAGACCAAGCCCTGCAAGTTCCCCGCCTGCAGCTACAGCTCCGCCTTTATCTTTTTCTTTAATGGCTTTATAGCCATGATAAACCGTCGGAATAGCAAGTGCCCCAAGACCCGCAAGATCCAGATGCTTAGGTGAGTGGTACCATTTGCTGCTGGTTGCCGTCTTGTGAAAACCCATCAGAAATCGTGACGCCAAAGTGATGTCCTCCACGCGCCGATTGCGCTTTACGTTTATACTGTTTTCCAAATTCTTTGTTCTCGTTCAATACTCCACGAGTTCTGCCATTACCGCCGCGGAATTGACCAGTTTCAGCGTCCCCTCTTAGAGAGGAACCTGGAACCATATCCTGCATATCGCGATTAAGATTATACTCAACCGCAGCTTCCATCGGCAGATTGCCGTTAGACATTTTTAAGAACCCGTTTACAAAACTCATGTTTTAACTGCCGCCTTTGCGACGTTACCAAAGCCACGCAAAAATCCGCTGGGCTTTATCCTTTCAACGCCGTGGATTTTAGCCATAATGCGCTCGTTATATCTTTGCAAAGCCCTGTCCGTGCTTCCTGCAATTTGCTTCATCGTTTTTGGCGGACCTTCGGCACTAGCTTTTTGGAAATTCCCCTCAATCTGCATCCCTTGTGTCCACGGAGAATTGAATGTATCCCCTTTAGGAGGAATGTCCGGATGAGTTTGATCTTCAGCAGCCTTAGCGTGTTGATCTTCAGTTTTCTTTTTCTTCTTTTTCTTTTTTACGTGCTCAGGCAGAGCCTTTATATTTGGGGTGTGATGAGCCCACTCTTCGGCTGTCCCTTCCGGAAGATCGCCGCGTTTTTCTGCGGCAAACATAAAGCGCTGTTGAGCCTTACTTTTAAATGGCATGGTTAAAATTCCTTTCTAAACATAAAGCCTGCATATCGCTCACCGCCGCGTTGCGAGGCGTTTAAACCCAATCCACCACCTAAGCCAAGCTGAGCATTCAGACCCTGGCGGCCAGCGGTTGCGGTAAACCTTCCCATATTGAATTCTAAACGATTAGCATCCTTTATTGAAAGGCTTGGACGAGGTATTTTTGACACAGGTTGAACTGTTTTCATGATCTGGGGCGCTGCTGCTGTCGAAGTTGCCGTAGCTCCACCCAGTATGTTGATATTTCTAAGCTTCTTTAGCATTGGATTTGACTTTAGCGTGTCTTGTCCGGCTTGAATGAGCTGCTGACCCGTCTGCGTTTGCTTTGCGGCGCGCCCAACAGTATTGACTATATTGGCCACGTCAGCTGTCTTCATAAAGCCTTGCAAGAACAGAGCTAACATCATGTAACCTCGACGACTGAAATGTTGCCAGGCCAGAAATGAGAAATCCGCGCTGTTGTGAAGTTATCAGTTTGCGATGGAAGGGTGGGGGTAGGCACTTGAAGAACATCTGTACTTTGAATAATCGATGTCGAGCCGTCTGTGTTATAGACGGTCCCAAGCATTGTAAAAGGGGTTTGAACTGAGGCAACACCCTCTCCCATAAGAAGTGCTTCAATGGCGGATTCTTTTAATCCATTTGGAGAAACGACGGCGTTGACCAGTTGTTCAACCAGCGTTGCCAAGTCTGCATCAGCTGGTGTGTTTATGTTTGTAGGATCTCGTCTAATCCCAATCGTCATATCGACAAAACAAGGGACCATACTTTTCACCAAGATATCTGCTCCAGTGACTCGCTCTGTATCGTTGCGGGTGAGATTGTGGATCGCAACAAGTTCTGGGTTATAGTAGTAGGTCACCGTGTAACTCAGCCCCAAAGCGTTTTCATTAAACACAATGACTGAGTCCTCAAAGACAGAAAACCGCTCAGTCGGGGAATTGACATAAAAAATGTAATCGCCGCTAGCACCTTGACCATATCCGCCCTGACCATAACCTGCAGCCCCGTAGCCACTTGGTTGAACTAGTGGACTGCCCAAAGGTTCGAGAGTATTTGGGTCAACTTGCTGGATAGATAGAATTTTTATGAAAGGCACATCTGTGATCGTAAAAGCAGAGCGCCCCGGTCGTATGCCGCGGGTCCCGTCTGGTAAGAGCACTTGTGAGCCGATGTCGATGCTTATCGGATTGTATTTGTAGGAAATGTTAACTGTTTGCGTACTGACAATAGAGTAGGTGACGTTCGTGCTCGTTCCTGTTGGATTAAATCCAGCAAGTGACAAAGCATTCCCAGAAAGAACATCAGAGACAATGTATGTTGAGGGAATGGAGATTCCGATCTGGGTTCCGGATGAAAATCCATTAATGCTTGTAATTGTCAGCTCATCACCTGGGCGAACATAGACAAGAGGAACTGTATCGAAGGCGTTTGCAGCATTGTCTTGAAACTGATAATTGACGCCGACAAGCTGAATCTTTCCGCCAGTTCCAGCGTTACTAACTGAAGGAACCATCGTTTGACCCGAAGTAATGGACTGATGAAGTCCACGTTGTGCTATAGTGAACGGCGTCTGATAAATAGCCCCAGTTGCGTAATCCACCGTGTAGTCGACACTCTCAAGGTAAGTATTTGCTACAACCCCAGTGAGGACCTTAGGCAGACTTCCCAAACTAATTCCAAAAAGAACGTCAGCTGCGTTATTGGCGGTCAAAATCGGCAATGTCGTGGCGTTAATTGAAATCTGAGAGCCAGCCCCAATCGTAGGACTTGTGATCGTAAAAGTATTGCCTGGACCGGCCGTAGCGACGACGAGTCCTACACCTGCGTTGATGGCATTGATGATCTCAAAAAGTCTTGTCTGTGTCGGAATTGCGCCGGCGACTTTCACCTGGACTGGCGCGCGGCTATCAATTGTTATGTTCAGCCACTGTGTAGAGCTTAAGTCGATGCCCGAGACGGGAGAAATATAAACGCTTTGTAAAGACGCAGCCGTTTCGATGATGTCTTCTTTAACAACTACTGAGCCAGAGACAATGCTCGGCGTTCCGGTATCGGCTGGAAATTCAGAGTCCGAAAGTGATCTTGCCATCTCAATATGAAAGTTGCGCGGGATCTCACGGGTCGTATCAATGACAAGACCCTTAGCCGTGAACGTTCCAGTCGTGAGATTAGGCGTTTTCAGGTAAACATCGGTCTTGGCACCAGTATGGATATTATATTGAATATCCCGCTGCATTTCGGGATCCCCCATTCCGATCGGGACGATTTGCTGAAGGAACGGAAAGTTCTGATTGAGAATGGCGTTAATGCCCTTATCAGTTTCAAGGTCGCGTACCCCAATAGAGTTGGGGATTTGGTTGAGAAGCTGGGTGTTGGTTTGTGCAGGTAAACCATCGACTGCTTTAAAAAGATTCGTGACTCGCACAGCGTCGGGATCATTAAGTATGGCAGTGATAGATCCTGGATCAACGTTGTACTGGCTGCCCGCGGCCTCAGATTGAACGGGAATATCAGCATAGAAAAGAGAACCATCCGACTGCAGAGCCATATCTGCAGCGCTAAGGGTAAAGTCGGTAGAGTTAAAGAAATTCAAAGAGCCCGCCGTAAATTGTGCTGTAAGCGCCGGAAAAGATAAAGCCTTGGGAGTGATGTAATAGACTCTTGCGGTCGTGAAAGCCAGACTTCCCTGATCGCGGGTGATATAGAAATTGCTTGCAAGATCGTCAACATCGCTTGATGCAAACGTGGTCGGGGTGTCCGGAGTCGGATCCAAGAGCATTTGTCTTACACTTTGTCCAACTCGTCTTTGGCTCATATAATCATTTAAAGGCTGGAGCATGAACTCTTGAGGCTGCACAAAAAGGTCATAGTGCGCTGACCCTTGCCGCGTATCAAACGCCGGATTTGCTTCCTGAAGTCGTGCCTGAATAAATGTTATAATTGGTAATTCCATGCCACTCCAATCTTACACTAGGATATCGCGACTGTCGCCCGCTTCGGATATGAGTTTGACCTGCATAATAGTATTCGAAGTCGTAGGGTCAAAAGCCACATTCTTTAACGTCAGACTTTGAAGGCGTTCATATGGTGTGCCCTGGTTAGGATCTTGTCGCGATATCACTTCTTGTTGAACATATCGGGTGCGCTGAACAGCCAGCAGCTGGATCTCATTGCCAGTGAGGGTATAGGTATACTGCCCTATATCTTTCCTAAGACCTGAGCCTTCGGCCGGAAACATGACGCTCTTTCCAGGATTCCGTAAAAATGACAGCACGACGATCTGGACCAAAAGATCGAGCCCCGTCAGAATCTTCTGGACGGCTGGTATCCCGATACTAGCTAAGCCCGTGTTGGGGTCGAAAGTCACAATTTTATAGTCCACAATTCCTCTATTTTAAATCAAACCAGCCTTCGCGTCGCTAGAATCTGGCAAAGTTCCTGGGGTTAACTGCGGGGTTAAAAGCTTTTGCGTCTCTTCGGCCGGATCTGAGTCAAGACTGCTGTCTAATTGTTTAGCCGTTTCAGTAGCCGTTCGCACTAAAGTCTTGTCGTTTTCCACATTGGCCTGTTGCTGCGCTATGTCATCGCCTTCCGTTAGCGAAGCTGACCGACCGGCATAAACTTCCTGAGCTTTTTGTTCTCGTAGTACCTGATCGCGCAAAGTCTCGAGTTGAGAGATCTGCTGTGTCGTGGCACCTGGGATCTCTTTGAGAGAAGTCAGGATGTCGTTTATACCGTTCACAGCCGCGCCCGCGAAGGTCGATGTATCTGGGGTGGCTGAGAATAGGTCCGCCACTTTGCCGTTGGTTAGAAGACCTACAATGCGATCAAGGCCAGCTTTGCTAGCAAAGCCCACGAGCTGTTGGACAAGTTTATTCACTTTTCCGGTCAAAGTTGTCTGCGTATTTAAAAAAGGCTGGACCGCTGCGATGATGGCGGCATCTGCCTGTCTAGCTTTTTGTAAATAGGTACGAATAACAAGTGACTGTTCTCGTACATCATTTCGTGAAGTGCTTGTGGCGACTAAGGTATTAGCTGTAACTAAAAGTCTAGTTAGTGGAACTACGAGTCCTTGAAGCGCGTTCTCTTGTCCTTGGTTTATGATAACTTCGCCATTTGTAAATGGGATGCTATTGATAGATTCAATGCCGGCAACAGCTTTGTTGTAGGCTAAAACGCTCGCGGAAGTCTGTGTAAGAAGAGCTGATCCTGCCCCTGGATTTGCCTCAAGCCAGGCGATAATCGCGGCGAGTTCCGCCCCCCACAGAGTTCCATAAGAGCTGAGCTTTGCTCTGAAAGTGACGTCGGTTGATGAACCCGTGTTCTGGCTAAGGATTGTATTCATCTGCGCAAGCAGATTATCGATCTGCGAAGTTCCGGCGTTAATGTGGTCGATAGTGGCCTGATTGACCGAATTACTTTGGGTATAATTGGATATATAATCGGATAAGGCTCTCACAAACGTGTTAATATAAGCGTTCACATTGATGGATTGCAGTTCATAATCAAGCACAAGTTTCCCAATCTTAGCTGTTATCCCCGGGATAGAGACGGCTGCGGCATACACTTGCTTATTGCTCTGGCTTTTGACCACAGACGAAACGAAGTTCTTAGTTCCTCGAATGCTACTAACATCAACGCCGCGGTCAGGAAGGATTAAGTTCTCAGCCTGCGTGAGCTGAGAGATACTTAGATTAAACCGGGTCGCCTGATAAAAAGGATTAGGACTTTCTAAAGCCTGAACAACTGTTTTAAGATTAGTGTCAGCTTGCAAAATCAATGTGTAGGCTTGAGCTACGTTTCTTAGGTACTGGTCAAAGAAGGGCTGTCCGCCAAGTAAAATTGCGCAGGCATTATAAAGGGCTACAATCTCGGCTTCGAGTTGCTGGGAGATACTGTCTTTATTTTTTACAGCAGCTACAAGCTTTCCGCCTGTGTTTCTAGCAAACGCCATCGCCACTTCAGTTCCGAAAGATGTAACTGTCGCATACATCGAAAAGAATTGTTTCGTGGCGTTTTGGATTGGCGTGAGATTAACTTTTGTAATGACATTTTTAACAAGCTGTTGCGAAACAGAAGTGATAGCCGTATTGACTGTGTCGATCGCCGTATTGGCAACAGGATTTTGCGCAATGGCATCCATTGCAGTCTGCGAAGTCTGTGTTTGAAGTTGCTGCTGAAGCTGACCGTCGGGCTGTGCAGACGCTCGGGTTGTCGAAGCCTCGAAGGTTTTGTTACCAGATTTGATCGCGTTATCTAAGTAATCAGAAAGCTGATTAACTGAATCGAGAAGGCTCATTCAAAGGTTTCCTCGCCCTCTGGAATGGCTTCTTCAGGCACGTACTCCTCGTCCGTTTCTGTTGTGCCAATAGTCCCGCGGTGCTCTTTAAATTTCCTGTTAATAGTCTTTATCGCTGATCTGATCTCAGGAACAGTGAGCTTTGCTGTTTTGGCAATAGCTTTTATGTCAGGCGCTCCTGAGGGTTTCAATAAAGGCTTAACGCCATTAAGACCAATTGCGTGCTCAAGCACGACGCGGTGTTTAGGGATTAGCGAATACTGAAGATCCCGCGCAAATTGCATGGCTTTATCTGATTGGGCGATGGCCGGACCTATATTGGGTAAGTGTTCCACCATTAAAAGATCTTGCCGCATTTCCTTTCGCATCCGCTCTATTTCGTTGGGCGGCATAGCCATCTCGTCAGCCAATTCGAGTGTCGATGGTTCGCGGCCTAGATGTTCTCGTAAGAGATGCTGAGCTGTTTGAAATGCCTGATACTTAGTTGCCCGCGACTCAGGGATGTAGCCGATGTTTTGATACTTAAGATTCAGCCTCTTTCCCTTCTCAGAAATTGTGTTGAAGGCATGGGTATTGAAGCCTCCCTTGGCGGGGTCGTGAGTTCTGATCGCGTCGAGAAAACTTTGTGCCGCATACATAATATGGGCCGCTGGCGGGATAGGGCTTCCAAACATATTCCGCTTAGCTGCGTTGATGATGAAAGGTTTGTAAGAAGTGTAAAGCGGCATGAATGTTGTTTTACTGGGACTCTTCTTAAAAGCCTGCAGAAGTCCAGCCTCACGCTCGCGTTTTACTTTTAGGTCTTCAGCTGAAAGCTTGTAAAGGCTTTCCTCTTCTCTTTTCATGTCTTCATCAGTAAATACTTTGTCATTAGCCACGGAATCCCACCCGCGTTTTTAATAGCTTCACATACGGATATATAATGCTGCGCCTCAATTTTATTGCGTTTTGGTCAGAATAGCCAGTCCCGTTGAATCGCGCCGGCAAATCAATGCCGCTCGTAATCGCACCAAAGGCTGCAAACTCAGCCGGTATGGAAGAGCGCGTATTGCCGTTGTACCCAATGGGTGCCGCCCGTATGAATTTAAACGCCTTAAACATGGTCATAAGGGGTCTTGCCGTAATCTTTCGCACCAAGGAATCAACCGCGTCCGGATTACTAGAGACCTTATTGTACTGCTCAAGTAGCCATTCAGTAGCTCCGCGGGTCGAAACGATAACGGGCTTCGGCGGTGTTTTATTCGATGGTGTGCCGCTCGGGTCGTTATAGTTAGTTGTTGAATTGCAGCCTAAAAGAGCTTGGTAGAATTTATTGATGAACGGGAAAACAACCGGACTGTCGATATCGTCGCGCTCGGCTGCCGTGTTTTTGTCGATAGCTCCGACTTTCAAGAGATAACTTGTTTCCTGGTCGAAATACTTATTGTCGGTATCCTCAAAGCCGAATATGGAAGGATCAAACCATGGCGGAACAGGCGGATCTCCGCTGCCGCCTGTAACGGCATCTACCTCATCGAAGTCTCTGCCGTAGGCGAGCTCAACCGAAGTGGAGCAAGCATCGTTGTTAAGTGTGTGCGTCACAACTTGGAGTTTTGCGACAAAGCTTTGGCCAGCTTCACTATCATCTAAAAAGAGCGCGTTAAACCCAGGAACGAGATAGGGATGAAACACCAGGTCTGAACTCGTCTGTCTGGCTGAAAAGCGCTTTTTAAAGAATAGATACTCCCCGATTGCTTGAATGAAGGCCGTGCGCGCATCGGGACTTGCACCTTTGATAAGAGCCGTATAGCCAGGCATGAAAGTGTCCATGTCTAGATAGATGCCTTTTAATGACTCTTCGTTACTGAGATAGTCAGCCTCTCTGAGCGTTGTGCCAAATGCCACGCCGACTGCAGATGTATTTGCGTTATCATAAAAAATGCCGGCATAGGTATTTCCCGTCTTGGGATCCGTCAGTAGTGTAGAGGGACCGAGCTCACTACTTAGTTCTGTGTCAGTTGCCGTGCGCTTCCCAAACATATAATCTGAAAAAGCAGTAGGAAAGAACTGAGTTGGATACTGAGGATAATCAATGCCCTGAGCTGTCATGACGGGCATACTGGCACGAAACGAGTAGCGTGTAGGGAGCTGCCTAAAATCCTCTTGGAACTGATAGCCGCGCTGCTGATTAGGAAATACGACGTTGCACAAAGGAGCTGGCAATGTGTAGCCATCAGGCACAAACAAAAACTGAGACATAACGCTATCTTTAGGATTTGTCTTTGAAGGTAACCTTGCTGGAAACGGAACACTCACGAACGTATGAAACACAAGGCTCATGACGCTATATAAAATTTCACGTAGCGAGGATATGCCACCAAACTTACCCGTAAAATCGCGCAAGAAATCGTCTATTTTAAGCTCTCCTAAAAATTCTTGAAGCCTTGAGCTAGAGAATAAATTAATGCGGTCATTTATACGTAGCCGTTCAAAGGCGGCTGAATAAAATTGGTTAACGGTGGCTAACTTCTTGATGACATTCACCACACCAAGCGCCAGGTCTTTATTGCCATTTGCGAGCATGATGTCGATAGTCGCGGTATTCGATGTAGCCGATGTCTGAAACGCAACTCCACCAAGAGCCTTAATGGTTTCGTCAACGGGCGCATCTTTGAACGTTACCGTATCTTCAACTTTGCCAAGTACAAAGTTCGGGTTCATCACATAGCTCTTAGCCTCATCCCAATAGGACGAGTAGTCTAAAGCCACAATCGAGAACATTCTTGAGTTTTGCTTTTTACCGTAAACACGACCAAGAACTTCACCTTCGAAAACGAGGTAAAAGTTATCGTCTGGAAAATTCTTCGTGTCCTGCATAAAGAGATGAACTTGCGTTCGCGGTTTGACGAACTTTATACCTTGTAAAGGTACAAGGCTGATTGTCGCGCTGATCGGGGCACCTTCGGCGGCTGTGATGACAGCTCCTTGAAATGGAACTTCTTGTCCCTCTAGAAACAACCGACATTTCTGCCTGCTACCCGCAGCGCTCATAGATCTCCTCTTATGATACCGCTAACTGACTCACACCGCCTAATGACGTCGGAGACACGTTCACCGGAAGAATGGAGGCTGGCGGCAAAATCCCATTCGTCGATAAATCTGAAATCTGAACACTTGGCCCTGCCTGCTGTGACAAAGCCTGTGCTAGCTCAGCCTGTTGCTTTAAAGCTGTCCGCTGTGCGGCCGCCTGATCTAAAAGTACATTCACATCATCGCTCAAAGATGTAGGAGTGTGACTAATGACAAGGACATCCATCGCGAATGGAATGCCTTTATCGTTGACGGCTTCCTGCTGCATCGTTAGACCTAAAGGAAACCCGATCACCACACGACCATCGTAACTGATCACAACTTCTGCGTTGTACTCAGCAGCTTTCGTGCCTCGAAAAAAGTTTTCATAAATGAACTTTAAATCATTGTTCCAGCGGTAAAGCGAATCGTTGATGACCGTTCCAGTATACCGATAGATGGGCGGACGCTTACCATAGAAAAACGCATAATAGCTGGTGAAGGTTTCAACGACTTGATACTTCTCCTGCTCGGCCTCCACTACGCCTTGTAAGAAAAACCGGGAATAATTTGAAATGATCGAGCGCTTATCAGCAGAGAGTGCTGTCTGCGGAAGATTTTGTTGATCCGAGTTATCTTGCGTAGCTGATGGCTGAATCTGAAGCGCCATGTAGGCGAGCTCGTCATCATTACCGTTTGGCTGTAAGACAAAAGGATAAGTTAGATCATCGTTACTGTCCTCAAGGCTATCGCTCCCGTTTCCGCTACCTTTCCGGTATCCGTCGATGAATGAAAAGTCCGTGTTCTGAAATTCTTGCGGGGAGTTATTATCATTTAACTGACCACTGACTGGCTGAACGGTATTTACACTCAATGACGTGAGCGTGTTTCTTGTCGTACCTTCTGGCGCGAAATTTCTAACAGCAATTTTAGCGTCTGGAGGCAAAGCTTGGGCGATGGGCAGCGAACTCTGCGGAGTTAAGATGCCATTTACACCTGAAGTGCCTTCCAGTAAAGCCATTAGAATCCCCCTACAGTAGCCCCGCCGATACTGACAATGCGTCTATTTTGCGCGAGTTGCGTATCGACTGTTCCAGCTAGATTATACAGTTTAACACTGATAGCAGTGTTTTTTACAGTAGTGGATACAAAATCGTCTATATCAAACCCAACGGCCACAGACCTATTAACCCATACAGCCCCGATAGCGGTATCGATTAAGTTGTCTGCAATTGTTTCGATGCTAGAAGCCATTATTTTTTCCCCTGTAAATCGTTTAATTGTTTTTGAAGCCCGATCAATACTTGATAATTGGCAATCAGTTCCCGTGACATACGATCTAGATTTTGTGAAGTGTCTTTCGACACGTCGCCTACAACCTGACTTGTACCAGCCGTAGCGCCAGCTGTTTGCTCAAAAGAAGCTGCTACCCTAATGTCTTTTTCGATGCGCGATACGAGCTCAGATGTTCCCTGGTCTGGCTTCGCAGCTGCACTTAGAGCCGCCGCCATTCCGGTAGGAGCAAGCCTAGCCAATTCACCACGAGCTGCGGTATCGCCAGCCGCGGCTTTAAATAAAAGAGGTATGTTGCCAGGTTTGGCTAACAAAAATTCCCTTTCTTGACTTGGCAGTTTTGACACGAATCCCATGTTTAGAATCTGGTTTGCAGCCTTCTGCGCGTCTTCAGCAGCGCTCTGCGCCGTGGCCGCCGAGACTGCCCCTATGTGACTGCCGGAGCTTAGTTCTGCCAAAGCTCCTCTGGTTGTTTCAGCTCCGTGATAGGTCTCCATGTATCTATTGGCTAGCGCGGTATAGTAGCCCTTACTGTGTTTATACTTCTTCGTGAAGTCTTCATCAGAAAGCTGAAGATCCCGTGGAGCAATGCCGCCTATCTTTTCCATGACTTGTGCTGCTGACATATCCCCTTGGATATTGCCGCCTATCTCGTCCGACAACTTAGCTTTGCCTGCCTCATCACGCTCTGACTGATTTGACTGCCAGCTCTGCGCGTTCTTTAACATATCACCGAGCTGCGATTGGCGCATACCGATGATGTCGCCAGAATCATTTGTTCCGATGACAATATTACCGTGAGTCCGCGCGTATTCCTCAGCCTCAGCCTTGTTCTTAAACGTCATGGCACGGCCGCGACCATACATTTCATTTAAAAACGCCCGCGCTTCAGCTCTCTGTCCCCACGGCAGTGCTAAGCCCCCAGAAATATCGACTGCAGTGCCAGACTCCGGACCTATTACGCGTGTAGCAGCCACAGACTCTTTATTTACAATGCCTTGGTCAACCAGAGCAGCCCCTGTAAGCCTCAGGCTCGCATTCTCGACGGCTTCCCCAACGGCGGTTGAAAGACCAGTCGCCGCCTGTGCGGGCGCTGCCACGAATGTACGGCGCAAGAAATTGCTTGCTTGCTTAAAAATATTGGCTCGATTCCTAATGTCTTCTCCAGCCGCCTGTGTTCTTACGGCGTCAATCGCAGCTTGCTGATCTGCAAGCATTGTATCAGGGTTTTGCGTCATGAGAGCTACTTCCGCCTCGACTTGAGGTTTGCTAAGCCCGCGTCTTTGAGCTGCGACTCTGACAGCATCTTCGGCACCAAGACCAGGAGCTGCTTTCATCAACTCACGTCCCATGCCTACATCAAGACTCAGTCCAAATGTCTGCATAGCTTGAGGCGACATTTTGCTGATAAGATCCTCTTGTCTGGCTTGAAACGTCAAAAGAGCAGCAGGACCCATTCGGGCTGCGCCTGCGATCTGTTGCATAATATCGCCGCCCATAAGATTAGGAAGAAGGTTAGGATTCATAGCGCCAGTACCCATGTTGAAGTTCGCCATCATCGCAGCTCTGCCTTGGGCTGTTTGGAAAGCCGATAGAGCGCCTGCCGTCATTTGCTGAGCAAGTGCGTTTTCCCCACCCGCCTGCATAATCATCTCGCGGCTAAGTGTACCAGCATTTAGCATACTTCTAACGGTCGTGACATTCATCTGGTTGAGCTCAAAGCCACGCTCCATTGTGATGCCTGTGCCTCTGAAGATCTCAGCCCCTGCCTGACCAATAGCGAGCATTTCCATCCCAGTTCGCCCGCTAGCTCTGCCACGCGCTTCAGACGACAAGACCAGGCGGCTCACTTCGCTTGGATCTGTAACACCCATGTCGCGAAATCCACGTACAACTTCTAAACCTTCTTTAAGCGAAGTGTGAAGCGTCGTCGTAACGGTCTTTAAAGTTTCGACAAGCCCTTTGAATTTATTTTTAAAATCCTCGACATCATGAGTACCGGAGAACAAATCAAACTGCATCCCGCCTTCAAGCACTTGCTTATACTCATCCATACTGTAACGAAGGTCGTTCATCTCCATATTTTGGATAGAAGTAGCAACGCTTGCGCGCGCCCGCCTTGACATACCTCGACCAGTTAAAGGATCAACATCCCCAGTCGCACCACTCGTAAAAAATCTGAAAGATCCGGCAGCAAGTTGACTCTGGACAGCTCTGTTCTCGGCCATCATATCTGTCACAGCGCCTGCGTAGGCGCTTACAGCCATGCCTCCCGCAACACCTCCGATAAGCCCACCAACGCCAGCCATAAAGCCGCCAGATGCGAATGGAGCAGCCCCAATAACGGAGCCAATAGCCCCTGCACCAAGTTGAGCGGCAGTGCTTGCAGCTGTAACAGCGCCAATGGCTGCCGCATCTCCAACTCGGTCGGCGAACCCGCGCGCGGACATCGCCATGTACTCAGTCATTGAAATGTTTTCAGGCAGTCCACTAGGCCCGCGGAGAATTCCACCAAGACCGCCCGCTCTGTAGTTGGTCATGGTTTGGCTGAGCCCAATTCCTATTGGTCCCATGGCACCTAAGCCAGCCTGAGATAAAGTCTGCTGAACCTGAAACATTCCGAAGTGCGGCTGCATCGCTATGGCAGGGGGCGTATAAGTCACAGGCCGTATCTGCGTCCCAAAGTCCGCGATGTTGCCCATCCCGCCCATGCCACCAGCGCCGCCGTAGATGGTGTTCATCATGCCGTACATACCGGTCATGCCCATTCCGCCCATGCCGCCGAACGCACTGTCCATGCTAGCGCGCATCTGAGTCAGACGCGCTTGAAAGTTGGAGTCATCAACATTAACGCGATACGTTATATTTTGGTCAAACGCCATTTTGTAATTTTAGCATTTAGCGTTTATTTCGCCTACGCCTTTTCCCATAGTCTTGAGCTTGTATTTTAAGGGGTCCTTTGGCTAGTTCTTTTTCAAGGATAGTGGCTGCGCGCTTAGCCATATCTTCGGTCTCGTACTTGGTCTCAGGAAACAGGTGCGTGGTATATTCTTTAAGCGCATCGCTGAGTTTATTGTCAGTGCTGCTTTTTGCAATAATGTGCGCCGCAGTCAAAATGGCCCTGATGATTAACGTGACCTCTAAAAATCGAGTGTCACGTTTTCTCGCCATGTGGCCGATGAGCAGGCTCTTCTGGATTGGATCTATGCTTTCAGGTTCGATACCGGAAAGTCTTAGATCCATCCACATCGTGACTTCCGAAGAGCCTATGACTTTTTTACAAAGTTCTTTTCTTGAAGGGTGAGTCGCACGAGGGTATTGAAATCATTCATCGCAGCTGTCGCGCAATCAACAAGATGAGCCCCCATACTGCGGATATATTTCTCGCGTATTTTGGGATCATCTTTTGACGAAAGTGGGCGACCGTCCGCCGCGATCCACGAGAACGATAGATTAATGATGGCTTTGTCGTTGTCGTAACCCTCTTGAGTATTTTTCCCGCGGCTTCGCATCTCAGCCACGCGTTCATCAATTTCCATGTACTGCGTCGTGGTGAGTGTTTGGAAAGAGCCTTTTAAGATGCCAGGAATGATCTGGACATCTTTTACAATGCGCCCTTTAAAGATATATTCCTTGATATCTTCTTCGGTAATTTTGGTATCAAGAGACTGCTCAAGCGCTGACTTAATCTTTTCGAATTTCTCCTGCTGAGCTTTGGTGGGGTCTACTTCAGGCGCTTGTTCCGCGGGCGCAGCACTCGCGGGCGCTGGCTGAGCAGCTGCAACAGGGGGCGCATCATTCTGCGGAGCTTCTTCAGTCTTCTTTTTCAAATTAGCACGCCGCGCCTCGTCCATCTGCTTTTGTAAAGTCGATGGTATTCCGAAACTTCCTTGAGCTTTAAAACCTTCCATTTATATCTCCTTTAAGATAAAATTCATAATAGGAAATTTTTGCCTCATTGGCAATTGGAGATTTAATGGCTTCCGTAAAAACGGTCTATGAATGCCCGCATTGCGAGGCACCTCTCACATCCCCCAAACGTCCAGATAAATGTCCTGCTTGTGGCTATAGTTTCGGCGAAGCGATCATGGAGTTTAAATATCCACTGCCCCTTTCAGAGCAGATGGAGCGCATTCAAAACGCACCTCAGCTCTATCAAGCCATTCTCGATATGCCGATCACTAAAGCTAACTTTATAATGAACGATGCTCTCAACATTATTGAGACAATCTCAGCCAAAAATGTTCCCGTTTCGGATATAAGTTCAGTGGTAATGATGGCTATCAAAATTGGAAAAATAGCCAGCCAATATCATGAATTTTTAGCAGCTGGTGGTAAACACGTACCATCGCTCTTTATAACCGAAGGGGAAGAAAATGAACGGTCGTCGGATAGAGTTAGAGAAGACCCTCCCAGGAGCGTCTAAAGATTTCTGCGATTTTGTGTATGGAAATTTAATGGAAGCCGGAGGGCGATTATCCATCGAGGACATGAAGCTTATCGGGAGACTCGCGACAGCGTTCTTTAAGACAGAAGCAGGTCTTAGAGTCTTATTTAAATTACTCGGCGTTGAACCTAAGCCAGCTTCTATTTTAAAAACTTACTTTAAAGCAGGGCAGGGACGACACGATTCTGTGCGGATAAAAGCAAATGAGCTGCACGAACTTCAGTGCTGGATATATAAAAATAAGCTCGTTGTGCCAAACGAAAAGATTGAAGTCACCGATCAAGAGGAAACAGAGACCTGCGCTTCATGCGGCGGGCGCTTTCCTGCTGACTATTGCACTAAGCAGGTCGAGCTTTTTGATAAGTCTGGTCACAGCCGCATGGATTTTGTATGTAATTATTGTAGAGCTCACAGCGATCAGCCGCGGATCAGAGAGACAGGTAGCGGGCAACGTTGTATGTCTTGCGAAAAGATAACGTGTGATTATCATCCGCGGCATTCTGAACTTGCAAGACCAGGATCGGTCGTAGCACTGCTACCGGCCGCGCAAGCTGAAAGACAAATGCCAAATGTACCGATACCAACTGCATGGGGGAGGATTTAATGGAAATAGGAATATTTTGTTTTGATGGTTGCGATCTCTACTGGATGGACGAAGGCGAAAGAGGAGATCTTGATCTAGAGTTTGATTCATTAGAGGACGCCGTCTGGGCGCAGTATGTGTGGGCAAACTTTATTGAAGGCATTCCAGGAGAGCCTGAGCTCAAAATCGCTGACTCAGGGCACATAATTGTAATGAAAAGGAGAAAAGATGAGCAAGGAAAACCGAAAACGACAAACAAAACGCGACCGAAGAAAAGCAAAACAGAGCAAATGGCGCAGGCCAGGTAAATCCAATCCTAAGAAGGTTGGGCACGGAGGGAGTGGACAAAAATGAAAAAGGGAAAGAAAAAGAAAGTAAAAGCACCGCAGTTAAAAGCATTTACATTTATGGTACCAATAACGGTTCATCTTAATGAAAATATCAAGCTCACTGAACTTGCAGCTATAGCCTTTAAGTTGGGATATAAGCTTGATATTCAATCAAAGCCGAAGAAGCCAACTATTTATGGGTGTTAATTTTGAGTGGGGTATTCGTGCAGAATACGCCGCTCTTCATTTAATGCACGAGCAGGGCATAGATAAGGGACTTTTAGATCTCTATTTAAGCTTCGGTTATGACCTACAATTCACGGACAAGAAAAAATGGAACGCGATCCAAAAAGCTTATGAGCTTGATATCAAGCGCTGTCTTAAAAGGCGTATAGGCGATCGCAAAGGCTTTAAATATAGGGAGTTAAAATGAGCTATAACATTGGAGATGTCTACAGAGCGAGGACAGGAGAAATTCTAGAGGTCGCTGAATTTAAAAATGACGAGTTTTGTTTCCGCGTACGTCATCCAGAGACTCTAGAGATGACCGAGCGAGCCTTGTACGGAGAGATTGAAAAGCTTGCTGAGTTTGTTACAGGCGTTGGCTTAGAAAAGATTGATCTTAAAACTTATAAGCCGACGGGATTGGTGAAGTCATGAATATACGCGGCTTTAGGTTTACAAATCTGCTTCGCGTAATCACGCAACTTCCAGAGCAGGTTGCTTCTTTAGAAAACACTATAAAAATATTGGAAGAATCCCAAGAGGAGACTAATTTTACTATAGTGCAGCAAGCGTTTAAAAATGCTCGCAGCGAAGCCGAAAAAACTCTTCTCATGAGAGGTCTAATCCAAGCTCTTCAAGAGATGATTATTCTGCACAACGGGGCTGTGCCAGGAAAGACGAGTGATCAAGTTTTTCTAAATGCTGTGGCTGTTCGTAACAGAGCTCAAGCATACCTCGATAAGCTCAACAGAGCTGCACAAGAGGAAATGAAAAAATTTTTAAGGAGAACCGATGAACACAGTGGAGATCAAGAAAAACAGCCAGGGGAAACTGAGAATATTTCTCCAGGTTGATGATCCGGCTGATTGGCCAATAGCCGAGCATTTGACTGGTAGTGTGGTAAGTGAGCGTCCAGGCGTATTTGAGTACGCCTTGGGCGCGCTTAATTTTCAGCGTATCTATTCCATCTTCACGGGACCAAAGAGACCTATCCTTCGCGGCGGGTCTTTTTTTATGGATAAAGAACGTGAGAATCTCGCTTCATATAATCGGGCAACTGCTCGTGTAGTGGAGCTTAATCGCACAGATTGGCATCCAGTCGAGCCTAACGGAAAATTTAACCCGCGGGCGCACCAGACTTTAGCTATCAGTGTTCTAAAGGAAAATCCCTTTTCCCCAATCATCCTTGATTGCGGAACTGGAAAGACTGCTAGCACAGCTAGGGCTATCGAACTCGCGCTCGAGCGCGGTGAAGTGATGCGCGGGAAGATTCTTGTTTCTGTCCCGCTCTCAATTATCAAGACGAGCTGGATTCAAGATATTGAACAGTTCACAAACTTAAAGCCGTGTGTGCTGCGCGCAAAGGAGAGCAACAAAGATATTTTAGGAAGTGAGGAAGTCCAGCTCCATGACTTGGGTCCTAAGCCTGCTGACGCGGTGACCGTTAAGAAGAAAACTAAAGTGTTCTTTAGAAACGCAGCCGGCGACATCGCGACCGAGCTAAATACGATCACTAAAGCCTTGGGCCCTTGGACGAAGTTTAAAGCCAAAGTGCAAGTAGGGATTAACCTCAACGGTGAAGAAAAGCCTTTTGGGCCAGTGATGGGTAGAACGGTGAGGAAAGAGGAGACAAAGAAAAACAAGATACGTGAGATGCTTCAAGATCCCGCATACGATCTTTTCATCATCAATCATGATGGTGTTAAAAATTATCGAGAGCTTTTAAAAGCACACGAATTTGCTTGGGTCGTGATTGATGAATCTACGAAGGTTAAAAATCCATCTTCCGACAATTTTAGTGCTCATGTAGACATCAGTTGGAAATGTAAGAAGCGCACTATCTTGACAGGCACCCCGAATCCCAACGGTCTCATCGATCTGTGGGGGCAATTCTATTTCCTTGACCGCGGGCTGACCCTTGAAGCCTCGATGAAGGACTTCTTATCTGAGTACTTCACGCCCATACGGGTGGGGCACTTTGGAGGAAAAGACGCAATCGAGTGGAAAATTCGTTCAAACGCTGACAGGGATAGACTTCTAGCGCGCGTTAAGCGTACTGGAGTCTTTAAAAATCAGCGGGATTGTATCGACCTTCCGCCGCGCACGGATCTTATCCGCGAAGTGTGCATGACAAAGGAGCAACAGGATGCTTACCTCGAAATGGAACATGAATTGATTGCGGAGTTTACAGATGCCAGGACAGCTCAGCAAGTCCGGGCTGAAGCTGTTAACACGCTGTCCAAACTCATGAAGCTCAGGCAGATAACCTCTGGATTCATGGTGGGTGAAGAAGGGATCAAAGGTGTTTTCAAAACAAATCCAAAGCTTGAAGACCTCGATGATTTCCTTGAAGATTTCGGTGACAACAAATTAGTGCTGTCTTGCCAGTTCACTGAAGAGATCAACACAGTGCTTGAACGCTATAAGCATTATGGAATCACGCACATCGACGGCCGCGTCAAGGTCGAGCACCGCGATGAACGCGTTACTGATTTTCAGCGGACCGACAAATATAAGATCATGGTACTGCAACCTGCAGCCGCAGCGCATGGTCTAACTCTCACCGCGTCCAGTTATCTTTTTTTCCTTTCGTTCGATTACAACTTTGAATACTATTATCAGGTAGCCAAGAGGATCGAACGACTCGGCCAGAAAAATAATATCTTCGTCATTCATAGTCTTGCGACACTTATCGATGGTGGTGAAACAATCGACCATGATCTATTTGCTGTCGTTAAAGAAAAAGAAAAAGGCAGGGATATCTTATTCAGGGCTGAGGTCGACGTACCTGGCTTGGTTCAAGACCTGACAGACCGATTGATAAAAAAGGGAAAATCTCGGTTATGAGAGATTTAACCTAAGGTCTGTTATTCTCGACGAAGGGAGCCACATGACAGTAAGTCCTCCATGGAAGAAGAAAGTAGATTTATTTAGAAGCAAGTTCGTTGCCCGCGAGGATCGATTCCTGATCCGAAGCCCCCAGATGGTCACTAAAGAAGATAAGCTCACTGGAGAAGTAAAGCTCCAGGAGAAAACACACGCTATGCCGGCGTGTGGTAACTATGGTGACATATCTGTGTGCCTACTCACCCAGAATAAAGGTGGCGGCTGCGCCACCTGCGACAGTCGTAAGTATAAGCCCGTCACTGATGAAGAGGTTTGGAAGCACCTCTCAGGCGAGCAAGAGATGATCCTGCTCATGCTTCGCGAAGAGGGTATCCGCTTTGGTGCGGCTGACTTCGACAAAGGCAATACCTTTGAAGATGCAAAAATGGTGCGTGATCTCAGCGTTAGCTGCGGCATTCAGTGCCATATTGCCAAGTCAACCCAGAAAGGCTTTCATCTTTACTGGTTCTTTTCTGACTTTGTAAAGCCTCACGAATTTTCAAGCTATATCCGTTACCTCTTTGAAGAGCTTGGATTATATCAACGATATAATCTAAACCCTTCGGTAGGGCTACCGGAGGTGTTCCCAAAGCAAACCGTATTTAGCGGCTCGACCGGAAACGGCATCAAAGTTCCAATGATGGAAACAAAGATGCGCGAGGGAAGAAACTGCTGGGTCGATGACGACGGGGAACCGCTGCCTTTAGACAAACAGTGGCCTTACCTTGAAAGCATCGTGCCGATTGCCCGGGAGACTTTTGAGCAGGTCTTAAAGGATAAGAACATTGAAATCCTTGCTGCTCCTGCTAGTCGTAGCCCAAAGCAAGCTCGCGTTGCTGCCGGCAAAGCGGAGGGAACTGAAAAGCCAGCAAAGCCCTTTGGAAGTTTTTGGAACGTGGTCGAGGCGTGTCCTGCGCTTAAAGAATACTGGCAAAAGGATGAAAAAGGTAAAGTTCTCTGGGATCAGGAACGGCCTGAAGGTTTGTTTCACGACGCTCGTGTTGCAAGCATGATGATTGCTCTTTCCACAACCGATGGGGAAGAGGCTCTTAAAACTCGCTGGCCGTCGTCAAAGACAAACCAACAGATCGAGCATGCAAAGGCGACGGGATACACCCCAGTCACCTGTAAGTGGATGCAAGATCACAGGGTTTGCCATGTTGGCAAACATCCAAAATGCGGCAATCATTGTATGAAAAAATTGCCGCCAGTTGTCTATGAAAATGGACAGCGCGTCGTCAATCCAGATGGTCTATCTGAGGAACAGTGGCCGGAACCTAGCCCTATCCGATACGCAACAGATAGAAACCTAACGATTGATGACATTAAAGAGCGCCTAGCTGAAATCTTCAGGGCGCTTAAGGAATCCTCCAAGAAGCACAAGATTAAAAAGGACGACAAAGAAAAACCACCACCGCCAACGGGATTTGTTCACACAAACCCACAGGAACGGATTGATGGTCTTTTAGACCGTGCCTTAAGCTTTGAGGATCCGAAGGATTGGGAGAGCGTTAAGTCCTACGTCACTTTAAATAAGTGGATGGGTGTGCGCGAACTCAATCAAAAGGAAAAGAATTTTAAGCTCGCAAAGGCAAGCACCAAAACCGAGAAGGCTAAAAGCACAAATCCAAGTTTTAGCTACGGCGGTCGAGATTACGTGCTAAAAGATGGTCATTACATTATGATCTGGCGCGATTCTCAGGGACGCCCTTGCGAGACCCCCATTACGAATTACCATCTGCAGTTCCTTGAGGAACATATTGAAGTCAGAGCCAATGATTCCGACGATTTAAGCGATTGCCTTGTGGCTGAAGATAGGCGCTATAAAATTACAGCGTATGTCGATGGTCACAAACGTCCGGCAACAGCAACTCATCGTGATCTTGGGACCCCTGACGCATTTTTCAAGTGGATCTCGCAGCATGGTGGAATTTCGGCTGTGCATTTTAGGAGTGACTACGACCACATTCGGCTGTGTCTTAAGAACTTCAATAAAGAGATGGTAACAAGGCAAGCCTCTAGGCAGATCGGACACCACCGCTTTAACGGTCAGTTCGTTTATGTAATGCCTTCTGTTGTCATTGATAAAGATGCTGTTCGTCAAAACGAAGAGCTTGTTGTTGTGCCGTTTGAAGACGATCTGTCTAAAGGTTTGGACTTTAAGCTTCTCTCTCATGAGGAGTTTAAAGATTTAGCAAATCATATTGTGACTGACTTTTTCAACTGCAATAACTCTGTTCTTACGATGACGACATTTGCCCATGCTATGGCCGCTGCCATCATTCCACAGATCCAAGCTTCTGTCGGTTACACCAAAGCGCCTGTTTTGTGGCTTGGTGGAAGTCAGTCTGGTGGTAAAACATTTGTCGCAAGTGTTGTGCAGAACTTCTTTGGTAAATTCGACTTTACCCAAAGTGCTAACACGACATCAAAAGCGCGGCTTGGAAATGGCTATAATTTCCGACACGCTTGGATGCTCATTGATGATTATAAAAAGCACTTGGCCGACCCAACGGGTAAGGAATTCCCGCAGTTCATCCAAGGCGCTTATGATCGAAATGGTCGCCAAGCCCTCCAGCGTCAGGGTGACCTTCGCCGAAGATCGGACCGTGTCCGCGGGCTTGTAGCAATCACAGGTGAAGATGTTATCGAGTGTGACGCAAGCGTCATCTCTCGAACGCTCCTCATTGATGTGCCCTACAACCGGAACAACGAGGCTGGTAACCGCGTCGTTAAGCGAAAGGCTGACTACTGTGGCTTCACACCCTATTTCATCAAGTTCGTTTTAAATTTGTCGTCTGAAGAGATTCAAGATCTCTGGGACACCTACTACAACGAATTTATGGCACCTGTAACAGAGAAGCAAAAAAACCTTGGACCGGAACGGGTTTGTGAAAACCTGACTCTTGCCATGGTGGCTTTTAGGCTCTGTATGGAGATGCTGGTGGCTGAAGGCGCAATCCCCGAAGTTCAGCGCGACGAGCTTTGCAGGCGGCAGAAGATAAACTTGGAGCTTGTGCGAACCACGATCTTTGAGTCTATCGATCATGCCACGGGAGCTAATGTGTTTTTGGACGCTCTTCGTGAGCTCCTCCAAAACCCGAGCAAATGCATCGTCTATGGATGGCCTGGTTATAACGACATCCGTGACAGTGCAAGCTCCACCCAGATCGGCTTTTATCGCGAGAAAACTCCTGGGATTATCTATATCTACCCGCAGGTCGCCCACGGCATGGCCTCGGAGATGGTACGGAAGAATAGCAACCATACCCAGACTCTACGACACGTCGCAAGACAGCTCTATGATGATGGGTTCATGGCTAAGGAGAAGATTAGGCGTGATTCGGGCAAATACTCAGTCCAAGTGCGCGGACCGGCTAAGAACTTAGTCAATGTTTGGCCCCTCAGTATTGAGGCCCTGGGGCTTGATATAGACTATAAAAAAGAGACGGTAAAAGCGCGAGTTGAGGATGACAATCTAATCCCCTTTGATGTAGGTTCTAACAAGAAACCTAACTAAAGGAGATTTACATGGAACAAGCAGCCCCGAGCGAAGAAGTAAAACGCACACGAAATCCGTACACCTTTGTGGTCGTCTACGACACTCAAGATGGACTTAAAATCGAGGAGTGTCCAAGCCGCCCCATGGCCGAGGAGTTCGTCAATGCTTTGCCCGAAACGGCGCAGCTTGTGAAAGTCTATCGCGCTTCTGAAACCATTCATCCAAAGAGAGTTTTCAAACTCTAAAAACAAAGGGCTTCTAACGAGGCCCTTTTTTCTTTACCTATCTGAAGTCTGGTATAAGTTAGTAAATCAAACATCGGAGAAACTCATGGCTGACACTAACTTGTTCGGACCTTCATTTGATTATCAGCGCGCCATCGAATTTGTAAAAAATAAACTCGGTAAAAGAATTGGATTCCCCTACGAACTTTATGAAAACCAGCGGTATGCGCTAGTTGAAATATTCACTGCCTTCGCTTCTGGTCAATATGACAATGTCCTGGTCGTCGCACCAACGGGTAGCGGTAAGTCAGGTATTGCAGTCGGAATGGGGCTCGCCGTCGCAGACCAAAGCTTTGCCTCAATGGTGCTTACACCGACAAGGCAGCTTCAAAAACAGGTCGTAGATTCCTTTAAAAAGACCCGTGAGCTTAGATCCTTTAAAGGACAGTCCAACTATCCTTGCGCCCTTTACGAAGAGAACGGAAAGCCTCTTAGAGCCGATACAGCGCCCTGTACAGGCTACGACACTGAGTTTAAGCCTTTAGAGAATATGCGTGGCGCTAGCGGCCTTGTAGTCGACCCTATCGTAACGGACCACGCCGATCTCGATGCGGAAGTTACGGATAACGCAACTAGCCACATGGGACTGTCCACGGGTGCGCTTTATGGAGAGATGTATCAGTACTCTAAAAATGCGCGGGCTGAATGGACAGGTGGGCACCAAATGCGGCTTTGCACCGATAAGTGCCTCTGCCCTTATCGCGTAGCGAGGGAGAGAGCATCCGAGTCTCCGATCGCCGTACTTAACCTTAAAGGTTACTTCATGTGGAATACCCACGCCAAGGAGTCGCCGTTTTTTAAGCCACGCCCATTTATGATCTTTGATGAGTGCCACAATATCGAAGACCATGCGAGGGATTTCTATGCGTTAACGATCACTGACTTTGGCCTTAACGAGCTTTACAAAAAAGTCTTAGGTAAGTCTCCTAAGAAGTACGTAGAATTTCGTGGTAAAAATGTCGAGTCACCTGATTTCTTTAGAGAGCTTTACGATATAAACAAAACTGCTTTGTTAAAGAACATGGAAAGTTTTGGGCTTAAGGATAAGTTTAAAGAGTACGCCGAATTTGCTGAAGAGTTTGGCGAGGATTCAAGTGCCGCCCGCCTTATTAAATATCATAAGATTTTTAAGCTCGCGATGGATCCCCGCGCAAACTTCGCCAAAGCACTGACATTTCCTGAGTCTGAAGAAGGGAAAAAACTAGAACTTAGAAACCCTCTTCTTGAGCTAACACCCGTCGATCTGCCACAGTCATTTCGTGATGTGTACGGCGAGCACAATGTTTTTATGTCCGCGACCATTGCAGACATAAGTGTCTTTTGCAGAAGCACTTGCCTCGATATCGCGCGAACGAAAGTTATCACACTTCCTGATACATTCCCCGTGCAGAATAGACCCATCATCCCGTGGGGAGTTGCGACAGCAAGCCACAAGAACATTAAGGAAAATCCCGTGGCTGTTTATAAACCAATTGCGGATTCTATCGGCGAGATTGCAGACGCCTATCCCGATCACCGAATTCTGGTCCATACCAATAGCTACACATTTGGGAAAGAGCTTTCCAAATATCTGTCTTACAAACCCTGCAATACCCGCGTTCTCTGCCCTCACAATGGTGAGGAAAATAAACAGATGATCGCAGATTATTCAGACGTTAAAGACGATATGCCTTACATCCTGATCACGCCGGCTTGCCGCGAAGGTTACGACTTCGATGGCGATCTGTGCCGCATTCAGATTTTTACACGCTGCCCTTACCCATCCTTGGGGGACGCTGTTGTAAAAAAGAAGGTGAATGGTCCTGGTGGATGGCCTTGGTATAATGCAAAGACCGCAACCGCTATCAGGCAAATGTACGGCCGCAGTACTCGTAACGACAAAGACTTCTCAGTCACGTTCTTATTAGATAACGCCATTATCGGATTCATCCGGAAGTGCCAAGCGCTCTTTCCGACCGAGTTCCATAAGGCTATTCTTCTAGGTGAGCGAATAGACTGGAGAAAACTTAAGATTACGACGGAACTTAGCGTTGACGGGGAAAAAATTTCCTATTAAGCTATTCCCTATGACCATGGAGAAGACAACAAACCTTAAGATAGCGGATATCAGAAAGAAGGCCGCGGAGCGGGCCCTGATCGAGACAAGGGGCAACCGGACGCGCGCAGCTGAGATCTTAGGGGTATCAGTCAGAACGGTCAGAAACTGGATAAAACGCTTCGGGCTAAACACCCGCTTCCCCTATCAAAGGGGTAGGCAAAAATAGCCCATTTAGTCGTATAAGGGCTGCAGGAGGTGACATTATGTCTACTGCAGCATCCCAAGAAACAAAACATATCAACCGAAACACAAGGACGACGTTTAGTGTGGTTGAAAACCGCGTCCCTTGCCACCATAAGATCCAATTCTATGTGGATTATGGTTCAAGCGACGGCGGCCCGTGGCTTAAGATAGGTATCAATGAAACCGAGTTTGGTATAGGGTATTTACCCGGTACTAAAACGGAACTTCGAGTTGCTTCCGAAGCTCCGTAAACTTCCCTTCAAAGGTTGGCCGGTCTCTCGTCCAAGAGGCCGGCCTTTTTTAAATGAAACTATTTGGCACAGTGGGCGGAGTAACCGGAGTGCTGACGCGGATGCGATCCGCACAGGGACTTCGCAAGTCCTGTGGTGAAGCTGACTCTTAGCGCTTACGTTTTAAGCGGAGAGAACCAGAAAAACTCACTAGCGAAAGCCAGTACTTGGGTTCGCAACCTGTCTGGTGAAACGCTCATTGTGCTTATCTAAAAAGGAGTCCTAATGAAAATAAAGATCGAAGAAAGCCCTTTCGGCGATGCTGGCAAAGAATACGACGGAACTTTAGGGATGTTTCAACACTTCCGACTCCAATTAATATCGTATCGCAACCAGAACAAAACTCCAGACGAACGCGCCCATCTCGAAGCGGATATCGCAGGCTACGAAGAGGTGATCGCTACTGGAAGTGAAGAGACGGCAAGAAATTTTTTAAAGTATAAGCGTGATGAAAAGCACCGCTCTAGGTGCGCAAATAATCTTGAGCTAAATAAATGGCTTAAGGATAACGGGCATTGGAAAGTGGAAGGACACACATGAACGACGCAAACGATAATAACGACGGCTTAGATGAAACAATCCCTTTTGTACAGATGGGTGACATCAAAGTGCGCAGAGATTATTCCAAAATATCAAAGACGCCGATGGGACTCACCTTTGAGTCTGCCGTTGGTGAAGACTTTCACTTCTTCGTGAATGAAGAAGGGGCGAAAGCCATAGCAAGATTAGTACTTGGACAAAATTTTAAACCATAAAGGAGATATAAAAATGGAAGCAGCAAAAGCAGTAAAATTCGATTTTCCAGTTGAACTTCAGGATGTCTACACTCAGCATGGAAAGCTCATCAAAGGCGCTAAGAGTGTCGTGCGCACCGACAATGACCAACCCTTATCGGTGGTCAAAAGTCGTTATGATCTTTTCACTCACAGCCAGATGTATGACGCAGCTAATGACTTTCTTCATCACTTTGGTGATCAGACACAAACAAAAGCTATTGAGCGTGACGGTCTGCGCTTTGTTATGACGAGCACTTTTCCAAAAGAAAAGATAAAGGTCGAAAACCGTAAGGTTGGCGATATCGTTAACTTGCGCATTTCATTCATCAATACCTATGACGGCACCAGCTCCCGTATTGTAAAAATCGGCGGGATGGTTTTACGCTGCTTAAATGGCATGACAATCCCAGGAGGCGAGCTTGAACTGAGTTTCCCACACCTTAAAAATTCAGAGCTTAAATTTCCAGATCCCGACTCTGTCCTTGAGCTTTTCCGTGGAGCTGGCAATGTCTGGCGCACGTGGGCTGACAGGGACGTTAACGAGGAAGCTAAAGAAGCGATCCTTGATAGCGCGCTTAAGTTCCAAGTTGTGGCCAAGAAAACGATCAAAGATCATAGCGATGTCCTCGATCCAAACTTAGGCTGCCAACCGCAGACGTTCTGGAGCTACTACAATAACTTCACAAACGTTTTAACGCACAAACTGACGAAGATTCAAGACACCAAGAGGCTTGGCCGTCTCGATCGCTTAAACGCGATCTTCTGTCAGGTTACTGGTATCCATCATGATAAAAAGCTGTTGCTTGAGGAAACCCCCGCTTAATCGCGGGGTCTTCCCTTTTTTTAACTATTAGAGCCTGACGCTCGTCTTATCAGCCGGAAGTTCAATGCGAACTTTACCGCCTTCAATCGTCACAGACCCGTGCTCGAAGTAGTGGCCGTTCACCTGAATGCCGCTTCCTTGTCGGCAGACATTATACAGTACGGGCTGCAGCCCTTTGAGCCAGAGATCGATATAGATCGGGGCATTGACAGGGAAGTACTCGTTAGATGAGTTAAACTGCTGCGAGCTGTGGCCGCCGTCGACTGTGGCACCCGCGTCAGATGGGAAGGCGTCCATGATAGGCGCAGAGCTATTCACACAAGCCTGCGTACTGCTGGTCATCCCTTTAGCCGAAGTGCTGCTGATATAGGCCGTGTTATTAACGGCACCGTAAAAGCCCATACCCCGCAAGACACCGGAGCAGCTTGGCTGTATCGGCGGGCACCAAGCTGTAGTAACTAGCAGCTCCCCTTCGAATGTCACGCGAATCCGACCATTCTCCATAGCTGTCGGATCCTGAACCGCCCCGTTTGAAGCTTCCACAAATTTGAATTTAGATCCGCCGTTTAGGTTCTCTAAGAACCGCTCAAGGTCGACCGACTCCCCCGCATGCAAGATAATCTTGCCAGCAGATGTGACATTAGTGCCGTCGATCTCGACTCCGACAAGCGCACGAAGCAGACTTTTATTTTGCAGACGAACTTTATATTCGCTGCCAAAAGGGAGTCTTGCGACTCGTCGTCCGTTTTCGTTGTGTTCCCTGATTGGTCTACCATCAGGTCCGATGATAGTGGCAATAAAGCCAGGTTGTTCGTATCCAGCCATTGTGGCCTCCTTTTTGTATGCGGCGCTCTCGGTCCGCGTTTTTAAGAGAGCTAATTAGAGCCATCATATAATAGCTAAATAAAAAAGGCACCCACTAATCAGTGGAGAAGTCAGAAGTTCGTAAGACCCTGCAATGCTTGAAGATTTCCTTAACGTAATATTCCCTGTGGTTGTTGAGGCAGTAATGCTCGACGTTAATCGGGTGCATGAGAGTCATGGGACAGCCGTCGAAGAACATTTTGTAGCGGTTATGTTTTATGCCGTACCTTCCTAAAAATTCGATGAACTTTAATGGCTCTGAATCGATGGGGTGTTCGAGATTGCACATGCAGTGCCCGAGTTCGTGATACATAAGCTGCCATCTGTCATCCTCCCAAGTGTAGGCGTTGTTCCAGTAGTCAGGGTCAATGCCGATCGTAAAGTTGTCGGAAAAGATTGTGCGATAGCACATCCCGATAATGCCAGAACCCAGTTTCACATCGTAACCTAGCTTTTCAAATTTAAAGTGTACGTGATCAAGATCGCCATCACGAAGCATACCGTGGCTGTCTCCAATAAAGTCTTCAGCGTAAGATCTTAGGTTTTGATCAACGCTCCATTGAGCCTCGGCGGGCAAGGCGAAGAATAAAATGAACAATAAAATCTTCATTTTCAGAGACCCTTCATAAATTATGAAAGGTCTCTATCTTCTAAACAAGACCAGATTATTTTGGGTTATCGCTTGCGAGGTAGTGCTCTTCTAGAATTTCGTAGGTTGGCCAGTGAAAACCTGTTAAAATACCCTTTCCTGACTGATCTATGCACAAAGCATAGATATCCCCGACAGCCTCGTCATCCTTGCTGTAGAAGGGTTGCAAACCCCAATACGAGTTGTGACCAAAAATCTGTAAATATGGTTTGTGTGTAGGAGGGGTCCTATTCCATATTAAGGATCCATCCGCGTGGCGGTACCCGCCGTTCTTTACAAACTCAGCCGTCTTCTGAAGGGCTGACTCCAACGTCTCGCCAGCTAGAATCGGCGCGTGAGTAACAACCATCTTCTTATCTTCCGTTTGAAAATGAAGTGGGCGGCTTATAATCCAATCAAGGTGTTCCTGGGGAGGGCGCTTAAAGCCATTCCTAGAATATGAGGCTCTCGTAGCTCCCCCTCCGTTATTGCCGTTTTGTCCACAGTAAAGCCAGCACGGTTGCCCCTCAATATCATCATAAAAGGTTTTAGATCCGTAATTAGTGTAATAGTCCCACATCATGTGTTCGTGATTCCCCAGCAGACTCGTAACCCTTGGGGTCTTCATCGCCCAATCCACAACCTCGTAAGATTCATGCCCGCGGTCAACAAGGTCCCCAACAAGAATGATGGGCGTTGTCTCTGGCACACGCTTTACAAGTCTTTGAAGGGCGTCAAACTGCCCCGCAATATCTGCGACCACAAAATATTCTTCCATTTTATTTTCTCCTGAGTTTCCAATATTTATCAGTTAGTTCTGCCAGAAGCTGGGCTGATATCTTGTTTCGTTCAAGCCCAATTTCGTTTCGTTTTAAAAATTTAGCGGGATTCCCAGCATAGATCTGACCAGGCAGAATATCGGTCTTTTTAGGAACGACAGCACCCATCCCAAGCATCGCGTAAGCGCCAATAACCTGATACTGATGAAGAACCGCTCCTAATCCCAGATTAGCTCCTTCCATGATGTAAGACTCCCCGCCAATTAAAACGTTACATGACACTGTCACGCGATCTTCAAGAACTGAATCATGGCTCAAATGGCTGCCCCGAAGCATGGTGCAGCCATTCCCCATCTTTGTAACGCCCTTTGTGGATGAATTAATTGTCACAAATTCCCGCACCACATTAGAATTTCCAATCACAACTTCACCAGGACTGTTAAAATAATCTCTATGTTCAGCCGTCATGCCGATTGAGACATAACCAAAAAAGTGGTTGTTGTTGCCGATCGTAACTTCAGACCCAATGTAGCAGTAGGGACCAATTATGTTTCCAGTCCCTATCTGAGCACCTGTTGAGATAACAGCCGTTTCATGGATATGATTGCCTGGGAAAAAATCATCAGGGAAGTGCATGCACAGCTCCTTTGCGCAAGTCTAAGAAAAGCTGTTTTGCGTCTTCTGGCACAAAACCGCCTTTATTTATACGGTCAACGAGATGGACAATGTAGTCAAGCCTTCTTGTTGTCGTATGATGCTCGCGCATGAGCTTAGATCCTGCTTCCCCAACCTCTTCGAGAAGTGGAAGCATCTTTTTAAAATGAAGCGGCACTTCCTCCGGCATTTCACACCAAATGACATTGACACAATCCTCAAAGCCCATAAGCACACATTCATCGGTGATGGGTCTGGGTGCCATTAGAACTGTACCAACCCACGGGATCTCAAGGTACTTAGCCACCATATATCTAAAAATAGATGTGCACGTCGTCGCTGCCTTATATTGCGCAAGCTTTTCAAAGTACTTCGTGTGATGGAAGTCGTTTCGCCCCAGCACTTCCAGCGGGGAATGCGCTGTCTTCGCGAGCTGAGCACACGCATATCTGTAAGGGTATACAGCTTCAGATAGGTCCCCTGAGAGAAGTACTCTGTCAGCGCGCGCAGTCCAGTTTGTTAGACCACTTGGCAATGTGTCCGGAACCATGTGCGGAAAATAAACGTGCTTATTCCAAAGCTCATCAGCCGGATAGAGATACTTGTCTTTAAGCTTCCTACTAAATACAGCCCCTGTGAGAACGTAATCGACACAGTTATATTCTTTGGTAAGCCTTTCAACCTGGTCCGGTCTATGTGCATGCGGGTCACCGCCAATCATGAGCTTTGGGCCGTTCTTGTAAAAACCCATATGTTGTGAAAGAACATCGTCAACTACCAAGGCACTGCAAGAATTAACCTTCGCCTGATACTCGGGGCTAGCCACCTCGTGCGGCAAGGCGTGGCATGGCAAAAACTTAGGGTGTATGGCATTGAAGAGATTTAGAAACGGTGATGAAGCGTGGTACCGCGGCCACGCCGAGCTGACCGCTAGCGCAATCACTTAAAAATCCCCTTCCGCACATTGCAAGCAAGTAAGCCCCAACGCCCGCCAAGCATCGACAGCCTGCTTGCGGTCTTCAAGGCAAAATAAGATATCGTATTTATCTTTGATGTGCTCATTGTAGATTTCTGTCTTCACAACCGCGTCTTTGCGAAAATCGTTATCCTTGCGCATGAAAAGAGCTTCGTGCAGGTCTAGGCGATGAAGCCGGAGAACTTCCGCAGAAGTTTCGCGGTATTTTTCTGGCCGACCGGTAACATAGAGCACATCAAACATACCAGCCACATCGGAAAAACAGAAAGTTCTAATGAGCTGCGCACACCAGTTATGCGGAGTATCGTTGATCATGGCAGCGTGAAATTCATCCCACTTCTTCTCTCGCGCCAAATGTTCGCGGTGTCTGATGTCAAAAAGCGTCCCATCGAGATCGCAAATTATAGCCTTTTGCTTCATTTTTCCTCCGAAATTTTGTTGATGTCTTCTGCAAGTTTCACTAAGAGCCTCATGACTTTGTCGTACTTGTCTGCTCTCCTTGCCATGCCGTCATATGTCCGAAGATTCGTGTCGTGTAGAACCCAGTTTTCGGCTGCCAACTTATCAAAGGACTCAGCGTCCACAAGTTTAATCAAATCATTGTCTTTATAAGTCTTCTCTGGCTTGTCGTGAACTTCGACGTACGTGCCATCTTGCCTCACCTCTAGCCACACTTCTCTTTTAGCTTTTTTCATAAATCTACTCCGCAAGTGGAACTTCCAGAACATAGTAGCGCCCTTCAACGAGGTCGGGCGCATCTTCTGGATTGTTAAAACTGTGATCATGATCAGTAAACTTGATGAGCATCACAAATTGCCCAAGCACAGGATCAAGCACGATCTCTTGCGAGACGTATTCGAGCTGGCCGCCAGCAGCGCCCCATAGCCGTCCATTGCTATAGGTTATCAGGCCGTCCTTCATCCTCTGATACATAGACATCTTCTTTCTTGTTGTGATGCAAATAATCCCAAACAGTTTGAAGCTTGTGATGTTTACGATCCCGTATGCGGCCCAGTCTCAGATCCTGATATCGCACAAGAACTGAAATGGCTGCCATTACGTCTCCAAGTTCAATCTCCAGCTGTTCGCGGTTGTTTACGACCTTTTTCGAACGGGTATAGCCATGTCTTAAGATCTTGCCAACACGCTGTTGCGCCTCACCTAGCTCCTCGCTAAGGACCGCAAGACGTTCCACTTGCGCAGGAGTTAAACCATTAAACGGCTCCATTCTTACCTTCTCTTTTTTCAATCTCGTCATTGATGTACCAAATAGCTTTCTTAAGATCTTCGACTCCGTTTTTAAGATCAGCACGCCAGATGTATTTGAAGGCATTCCCGAGATTAAATCCCATGTGCCTCGTAACTTGAATGCATTCAATCCCTGATGGATGTGACGTATAGTGTTTTGGCGAGTTTACCGGATCATTTTCCATTTGCTAACTCCTTTTCGATCTTACCGATCGACTTCTCGATAAAAGCAAGCATCTTCCAGTCTTCCCGAGAATAAGGATTCTTGCCTTTAAATTCACAGTGAGAAAACTCTTTGTCTTTAAAGATGATTCTCCCAAGGACCTGCTCTGCACTTGGGAGTAACTTCGACGGAGCTTTAATGGTGTAGGTTCTGTAAACTGGCTCAAGTTCTGTTTTGTAGCTCATGGTTTTAGCTCCTCCCACATTTTCATGGCTAAAGTTTCGCACGTATGTCGTGCCATCTGCGCTGCCGCCCTAACTGATGAAGACTCGTCGCCAGCCTTCGGTGGAGGAAACACATCAATCGGATAGTTCTTAGCCCACCTGCGAGCAAGAATTGCGCAGTCCTTAACGGCTTTCAAGTACCCTCTTTCGTAAGCGCCTTTTGAAACTTTTTTGTTTTTTCTCATATTAGACTCCTTCATGGCTCAGCCACTCCGTGGTTACGTACGTTAACGCCTTTGATAGCAGCCGCAAGCATTGTCATCATTCGGCCTGTCACGCAAAACATATACTTCTGACCAGCAGGACCTTTCATCACAAAGTCCACGATGGGAAGTCCGCCTTGTGTGCCCTTTTCTGTAACCACACATCGCTCAAGAGCGAGCTCAATTGTGTCCGTATAGTGAGGACCTTGGTCCCCCTGGACAAACTCAATCGGTAGCATGTTCATAATTTCCTCCAGGCAATCCAAATATAGTTTTAAGTTCGTTTATGTACCCAATAGGGATACTGCTGCCATGGGCCACAAGTATTTGGGATATTATCTCGCGGGCTCTCTGCCAACTACGGTCCTCCACGCGAACATACGGATTCCAAGTAAGATGACAGTCAGCACAGCTCCTTGTGCCTTTCATATTACGGGCTACGGCTATCGTTTTACCTGAGCACCGCGGACAGCGCTCTGGCTCCATCTCTTGAACCGTTATCATGCGTCCCTCTTGCAATATTCAACGTTCGCAGTTGTCGATTCATTGAACTGGCACGTTCTACCAAGCAAAATGTGCCAAGCAATCGCGATCCGTTGCCATACTGAAAATTGTTTAAAATTTATTTCGAGCATTCTATCTCCTTTCGAAGGCGAACAATCTTTGCGGTGACCTTCTGTAACTCAACCCTGATGCAGTCCCGAACAACTTCGTGGGGTAAGAAATTTCCTTCAACAGCGCCGTTATCGCCCCAGATGGTAAATCGTAACGGCCGCTGGCTCATCATAAGCGTCCTAAGCTCATTGCACCGTTCTTCAAGGTGACCGAGCTCTGTAGCATTCCAAAATTCTTCATCACTCATTAGAACGCCCTCGAATGACCTAATGGACTGGCGTTGACATAATCAACGCAGGTCGTGGTCAGTTCATCCACAATTTTTGCAGTGTCGTGACACACCGGATACATAGACCGCGTCATATCTTCAGCCATTTGGTGGCACATATCGCGAGTTGGGTCCGGCCAGAGATACCAGAGGCCTGTGATAACGGCTCCTATGACCAGAATCAGCCTCATTACAGGTACTTCAAATTGTGATTCCATTTAAATCTCCTCTTCACTATACTCGCCAGCTAAGCGAATACAGCAAACTAAATAAAAATTAATTCAGCCGCTCAGTACCGCATACGGTACAGCGATGAGCCTTACCGTCTTTACAAGGGTTATAGAGCCTTCGACCTTTGCCGTACTTTTCGTCCTGATAGTCGTGATGGCACGAGCAAGTGATGATTTTAGTATCACCCTTCCCCGTACTTTTTGTTGTTTCTTCTTTAGCCATATAAATCTCCTTTATTTAGTGTAACCAGAAATAAATCGTAAGCCCCAAAAGAATTGGGTGAAATCCCTTATCAAGCATCTCGCCCCAAGCATCGTCTTTGTCCCAGCCTTTCGAGAGCCTAAGCTCTCCTATAATAAGTCCAGTGCGGTCTTGGCCATGCTTACAGTGGACAAGAACCACAAAGCCTTGCGCGACAGCCGAAGCAATAGTGGCTAATATCTGCTTTACCTTATCTTCTGATGGTGGCCAAAAGCTCGACATCGGAAAACTTTGGAAGTTTATCCGGGCTGCAAACTGTGCCCACTGGGCCTGCTCCCACGGGCTTTCTCCGCTTTCATTTTCTAGATCTATGACTACAACCCTCTGGCCGAGTTTTAACACAGCTTCGAAGTCGGCTTGCACTTCAGGTTGGGCACTTCTAAAGACTCCTGGGTAAACCTGTTCTATTTTCATTTTAGTTCCTCATAAAGATTAAGATGACAATAATGATAAACATTCCGCACACTTCGTCTGAGTGGTTACTTATAAAATCTAAAATCATGCGGTCTCCCTTCTTGCGTCAGCTTGAGTGATAAAAATCTTTCTCGGTAAATAATCGAGGATCCTTAGCTTTTCTTCTAAAACTTCCAAACACTTTGCGAGCTTTTCATGTTTGCCAGTCATGTGCAGACCAGCAGGGCCATTAAATTCACCATCAACATAAACCCTGAGGTAGAAGCCATTCTCCGTACTTTTAAGCACCTCGATCTCAGGATGCTCGAGCATTACTTCCTTCAGCGCTGCCTTCGCTAAAGAGAAGGCGGCTATAGCGTATTTGTCCTTTTCGAACTGATGATTTTTAACCAAGTCATCTATCTTTTTAAACACTTCTCTTTCAGTGCTCATTTGGGCCCTCCTAAAGTTTTAATGTACTCGCAAAGCTCGTCTTCTGATACCGGCGCATAATTCCATTGATCTACGCCAACGTTGATCATGAGTGTTCCTTTCGGCGTATACCGATGTTTCCACGCAGTGTGCACATGACCACATAAAAGTGGTATCCCCTGATCATCAATGCGGTGCTCAAAGTGCTTTACGTCATGCGAGTCGCCCGTAACGTAGGGCAAGTGACACATCTTAAACCTCATACCGTTTTTTAACGTAATATCGCCGACTAGAAATACGTTAGACCAGCCAAGATCTTTGTAGCGGTTGATCCAGTACTGGCGATCAGGATTCTTTTTCCGAGCCTGTTTACAGGCCGGATGACAATAGTCATGATTACCCGCAACAAGCTCTTTATTCCCGTTTAAGCGGCGAGTGTAGCGCCCCACGGGCTGCCAGGCTAAAGCGAAGTCGCCAAGCATATAGGCTGTGTCCTCTGGCTTCACGCGCTCATTCCAGTTTTTAATTAAGGACTCGTTCATGTTCTCGATCGTGCCGAAATGACCGCGGCCGTATTTTACGACAACATTGGTATGCCAAATGTGAAAGTCTGACGAAAAGTGTCTCATGTGTTAGTTTCCTTTTTAAATCCATACCGTTTAATTTTGCGGTACAGAGTTGCTCGTGAAATTTTTAGTATCCGGCAGGTGGCTGTGATGCGCCATCTACAATGAACTAATACCTCAAGAATGTAGGCTCTTTCCACGTCCTGTAAAGACTTTGGAGACGATAGTGTCAAAGTACCTTGTGGTAAAGTCGAGCCCATTTTTAAATATCCTTGATCTTCCTAAACAACTGAATTTATAATAGGAAATAATTTCCTAGCTCGTCAACCCTTAAGAGAAGCGTCGTATGATTAAAGTCATCCACATCACCGAGAACCCCATTGCCGGCGCGCCGATGAACTTAAATCTGGCGCTTAATAAATTCCAAGCGGGCAAGGTCCAGTCCAGGCACATCGCGGCATCTGACAGAAATGAAAATAGAGTTTTCAAATCAGATATGTTAACTACTAAAAATACGTATGAAGAGATCAGAGATACCTTGCGGTGGGCCGACATCTGGCACTTCCATAACTTCTATTCAAGACAAGACTTATTCAAAAGATACCCCGATCTCTGGGAGATTGGAAAAGCGAAAGCCAGAGTATGGCAAGTCCACTCGCAAAGATCCACTACGTGGATGGACATTGAGGAAGGACTTAAGGACGCTAAAGCAAAACATCTCGTTATTGGGCAGTATCATCCAAGGCAGTGGCCCGAATGTACAGTCGTCCCAAATGTCATCGATATTACCCTTCCCGAACTTACGCCGATAGAAAGAGACTGGACTATCCCGCTTCGAGTCATCTTTTCCCCTTCGCGGATCAGATTACCTGGCTGGGATGACAAAGGCTATGACGAGACAGTGCCTGTCTTACAAGAATTCGTAAATAAGAAATTTATCACGGCAGAAGTTATCTTCGATAAGCCTCATGCCGAGTGCCTGGAACATAGGGGCCGCGGACACATAGCGATCGACGAGATCATTACGGGTTCATACCATCTCTGTTCGCTTGAAGCGCTAAGCCAGGGTCTATTGACCATTGCCGGCCTTGATGAACTCCAGGTTAAAACCCTTAAAGATCTAACCGGAGCTGACGTTTTGCCGTGGCGAATAGCCGACAAGTATGGACTAAGAAGACTCCTAATCTCTTGCATCCATGACCCTTACGGAGTTAAGTTAGTCGCTGACGGAAGTAGGAAGTGGATGGAAAAGTATTGGCATCCTACAATCACTACACAGAAGTTTTTGGATATTTATCAGACGCTTTAGGAGATATAGAGTGTGAAGGTTCTCGGCATTTCCAACCCCAATTTTAAAGGCGTTTCCATTGCCACGCGGGCAACGTGCACGGAGTATTATCCCCTTCCTCACATCGAGCATCCTGGGGCTACTATTCAGTACGTTCGTACTCTTTTGGCGCTCGACCCCGACATCCTCGTTGTTGGGGGCTGGAGTAAGGGCTATAAAGAGCTTTTACTTAAATTAAAAATCGAACGAAAATTCCCTGTCTTAAGCGTTTACCATAGTACTGCTTTTCATGGGAATATGTTCTGCGATGAGATTTATTGGCAACAATTTTTAGATACAAAATCGCTTGGCGGAACGGATCTCATAGGCTTTGTGCACCCGCCGACTGTGAGATATTTTAACGACATTAAGAAAATTCCGGCTATCTTTGTTCCCCACGCTTTTGCCGTCCAGCCGCAGAAGAAAAAGGATGATAAATTTGTAATTGGGATTTTTGGCGGGACAAACAATGTCTTTAAAAATACTTATGGCGCTATTGAGGTAGCTAGAGATTTTGCGGCTTCGCATAAAAACTGCGAGATCATAGCACCTGCCTTTACAAATCAAGAGCACAAAGACTTCTTACAGATTCTGGGGCGTTGCTCAGTCGTTATCCACCTCTCACATATTGAGTGCTATTCAAACACCATTCAAGAAGCCTGGGCCCGGGGGATTCCTGCGATCTACTCTCCCGCTAATGATGGGCTGGTACGCGCAAACCCTCTCATGGACGACAACGATAAATACGGGCTTGAGCTCTTACGTCTTGGATGCGGGATTGATGCCAGAGAGCTTTACGCAAAGCTCTCACTTGTTTTTAATAACTGGCAGCTTTATTCAGACAGAACTCACCGTACCTATTATTCTCTTAAACAGGCGACTGACAGTTATCTGAATAAAATTTTTAAGGGAATAAGGCGCGAAGCGGATAACCGCGTTAGGGATCTTAGCATTTACCCCAATTCGTTATTAAATAAATAACGCTGGATAAGCCGCCTTTGCTTGGGCATACAGCGTGGTCATAGTTGTGTCTTCGCCGACCCCGGGATTTTGGAAGTAGCAAACTTGCCCGTTGTCGTCCGACGTGTCGATCATGTAGGACATTGTCCCAGACATATCTAGACACACTACGCCATCTGCTTGGGTGGATATAATGCCGCCCTGCTTCAACAAAGGCTTCTTGTATTGAATAGAGTTAGTCATCATTTCGATACACCTCCGCAATTATCATTTTACATTAAAATTGCGACATGGCGCAACGGTTGAAACAGTCGCGCATTTTCGATATGTCGAGCCGATATAACGAAAATTTTGCCGAATTTTAATATGTCGTTTAACGCGCCGATGTATAAGCAGACGTTATCTATTCTGTCAGCGGTTTGGCTTACACAAACCGCTGACATTTTTTGGATGCACCTAGTCTAGCACGTAATGCTCCGTATAAAAAGTGACAATTTTTGTCACCGTAACCTAACGCGTCAATTTAACTATGGCGCGTCTAAACAAAATCACTAGAAATTGACGCACTGAATAGCTTACAAAGTAGACGTTTTTTATGCTGATAAAAGTGGCACCTATTGCGTCAAGATGTTGATAAAGCTCGTGTATACAAATAACGCGGTGAGTGTCATCAATGTCATACCATTTTTATATAATATACTGTGTGCGTAATGAAATTAAAAACACAAATATATATCTACCCCCATTCTTGTGAAATTAATTTTTTCCATGGGTTCCTTTATGTTTTAGGAAGTATTGACATTTACACGTCACTCCGCGGCTTAAAAACTTTTGCTTATGGATAGCGCTTTTATAAAGTCTTCCCAGACCTTTCATAGTTTGACGTAAAATCGGCAGCCCCCTGAAAATTAGACATGGGGAATTATTTTTGAGAAAACCTTTTAATCGTGATGGCGGTGGGCAGGCCGAGCCGGCAACGGTTGAGGCAACCCTTATTTTCAAACTCCCTGGCCGCCTTGTAGCCATGTGCCGCAGCGGCGTTCTCTACACATGGCTTATTAGTTCCCAGAGACAGGCGGATCCATGGAAAGAAGGAGACCTAGTTTACGTAAACTTCGATCAGGTGACAGGAACGGTGTTCTCGATGTCAAAAACGGGCGTGAGCGCCGCGTCAGGAGGGGCATGAGCACAGACGAGGGGAATAAGCCAAATGACCCTAATGAAGGGGAGCAGGCGCTTCCTAAGCCCAAATATTTCGTCCTCTCGCCTGTCGAAGACGGAAACTTTAAGAACCAATCTCCTACCGTCACGGCCGTTTATATTGGCTGCGAGGACTATCCCCCAGAAGAAGATCTCATCAAGATCGATGGAGGGGTCCTTGATCGCGACGAGCTAGCGGAAGCGAGGCTTCAGCTTTATTTGTTCTTGCCTCCAAGTGATGAGCAGTCCTCTTATGAGGATACGGAAACCTTTTCGTACGAGCTCGCGGCTGATAAAGAAATCATCGATAACTTTTGGGACTGCGTTCTAAAAATCAAGCGTTTTGTGTTTGCGGTGAGTACAGACACGTACTACTTCACGTGTCGAGTCAACACAGAAACAAACCAGGTCGTCGAAAGTAACTTTGAAAAGCGGTTACTAAATTAAATCTTTGTGATTTACGTGAACGTAGCTAAAATAGTTTCGGGCGCGGTTGGATTGTGCCACGGAAGGTGCCACCGCCCATCCATTCTTAAATCTTTTAAATCCTGTCATAAGTTCAGTAACTACTAACGTTAGTAGTAATTAGTAGCAATTAGTATTTGGGAGGTACTTATGAAAGGGTTCGGACTTGTCGCGCGCCAACTGCGCCAGAGTGTTGGGCATACAAATGAAAGTTTAGCGAGAGTTGTGGGATGTGATGTGCGCACAGTGGATGCGGTGGAGCTAAGTATTAAACCAATTCCTGGGAAATTTTTAGTAGCCTGGGCTGATGCTGTGCGGATACAACCGGAGATGCTTGTTTATCTCTATCTCAATGAGCAAGCTAAGAGGATGTGTGTAGAGGCAGGGGTCACGCCGCTATTTAAGCTCGTGCCTGCAACAACGGAGGATTTAGATGGCTATGGTCGAAGTCACGAACAAGATGCCAGACGAAATTTTTAAATGGTTGGAAGGACAGCCTGTTGAAAAGCGCGGTCCTGAGGTTGACGAGATTTTAGAGAACTTCAGGGATCGCGTTCAGCGGGATGAATTTATTCCAGTTTCGGATATCGAAAAGCTTTCAGCCGAAACGATAGAAAAAGAGTTTAGAAGGGGCGGTCACCGGAAGATTTATTCTAAAAAGTTACTGGCTAAGCTTGATGGGAAAACCATACTTCATCAGTCAGCTTTGAAGAAGACGACACTTTTCATTACGATCAACGCGGCAAACAGGAAGCGCATCGGGTTTAGTTACAGCGTGGCGAACTACTTTGAAACTCCGAAAGGGTATGTCTACATCGTCAGGCAAGCCGTGCCGCGGCCGGTTATTTTTATTTTTACAGCCCATTTCTTTGATCGGTTCCTGCAAAGGGGTCTTAAAAATAACGACCACGCGGCAAGGATGGTTGGGGTTTTCAGGCTCCTTCGGTTTCTCGATCGACGGTTTGATCAGCCAGGCAGCTGCCTTTACGCCTTTAACAAAACAAATCAGGCTTATCTGGCAGCCATGGGCGGTCTGTGCTTGGGGTCATTCTATGCCTACAAAATGTTGCCGCCCGAGCTTGATTTTAATGGCGGTAATTTCCATATTGAAGGGCAGGGGCCGTTAAGAGAGATCAAGGAGCCAGAAGCGCGGGCTACGTTTTTATTTATGACATACGTCAGCGAAGAGATGCTTTGTAAGGAGCAGAAGTTTATTTACAACGCACTTCAGCCAAAACTTGAAAGCTAAATTTAGCTTATTTGCGTCATAAGCGTAATAGTCAAAGACAAATAGGAAATTTTTTCCTATTATTTTACAAAACGAAGGAGCAACAAATGGCGGAGACAAACGTAAACTGGAAGCCTTTGCTAAACCAGCCATCAAAACCTAAGCCTATCGAATTTGACTGGAGACTGGAAGTTAAGAGTGGGACATCGGCCTGTGTGATCGATCGCGAAACAGGCGGGCGCGTCGCCGACATCCATGGCCTTAATTACGGCACTATCCGTTCACGCGGGAACATCGTGATTGCGGCTCCTACACTTTATCGCGCATTTTGTGATCTATTTCAGTTGGCGAGGAAAAACCTGCCAGAGCATTTGCATAAAGATTTAGCCCCTTATGAACAGCTTATGAAGCAAGTCGTGGAGATGCCTCATGGATGAAAAAGCACTTTGGGAAAAAGAAAACCTAATGAATACGGGTTTAAAGGCAGCTGCTAAGAAACATCAAGAGCACATTCAAAATCTACAAAAGATAGTAAGTTCTTTGGTCGAGGAATGCGTGTGCCGTGTTTCAAACGAAATTCCAGACGAGGCTTTAGTTGAAGACGCGGGCTACATTTTTACCGGAGTCTCTGTGGGGCTTTTGGCTACATATATGGCATCGCTTTTAAAAGATAAGGCCGCTTCAAAAGAGTTTGTCTTTGAAAAAATTAAGGCAAACTGGAGCTACTGGTACGACATCACGATTAAGAGTATTGTTAAGCAAATGGAGGATCAACATGATAAGAGCGACGCGGATAAGAAACCTTGAAGAACTTGCAGAAGTTTTAGGATTCCCCATTAATGAGGTGACATATGATGAATCGGATCAAGCAATGGCTTATGCAATGGCTTCTTCCCCAGCCCGCAAAAACGAGATCTTTACCAGCTTCATCGGAAGCTGCAACCGACAAAGAGATCGAAGACCTGAAAGCACAGGTTCGATACCTGAGTCACAACTATGCACGTGCCATTCAACACGTGAAAGAGATGCAATCCAGGCTTTCGTTACAAGAAACAGCTGGGGCACAGACTGGGGGGTCTAACATGGAAAAGCCTAAAGAAAGCGTTATGGAAGTCTTAGGTGCCGCGGCACCCGCGGGTCCCATTAAAAGCGAAGAGATGACAGAAAAGCGGCATAAAGAAATACTCGAAGCATCTAAAAATTTGCAGGAGGTTTTCTCTCAAGCGCGCGATATCTTTTTTTCTGATCTTAAATACAAGGACCTGAAGTTTTCCGAACAGACTTATGTTATTTTTGACGCATGCACAGCTCTCATCGCGGATCGCGGCTGCTCTATAGCAAATGTCGAAAATACGACGATGGGGATTCCTGACGCCCTTCATCACTCTGTAGCTCTCTTACAGCACAACTTTGCTGAGAAGCAAAAAAGTATGTTTGATTATTTGGGGCGGTGGGTCCATTAATGACCAAAGAGGAGCGCGACAGGCTTGATGCCATTAAGGTTGAATTTCAAAGGGTCAGAGCGGTCCCTATTCCCAATCCAATGTTGGATGACTTCGAGTTTGTCCTAAACTTACTGGATCGGGAACAGGGCGTGGCTGACCTTGAAGCGCGTATTATGAAGACTAAAAAACTTCATCATGTGCAAAAACGTATGACAGATGAAATTGGAACTTTAAGACACGAGAACTCGCAGCTAGTTCATGCGGTTCGGCTCCTTCTTACTGGCTTTAGACTGCTCTATTGGCAGGCGGCGGGCTGGAGGCATAAATGGGCTGGTCTAGGATATAAGTGCAATAATTGCGGTGCAGAGTTTATGGTCGGCAAAGAATGGCATTCATTTGATAGTCCAAAGTGCCCACTCTGTGTTGCGACAAACGCTAAAGATTTATTTAACAAATGGAGACTCACCTATGATCGGAAAAATCAGTTTAGTGAACTTTAGAGGGCATACAAGGGAACTTTCATTCTTCCCTGGGATCAACATCCTTCGCGGTCCTAATGAATGCGGTAAGAGCACGATTAAAGAAGCGATAGCCTTTGCATGGTTTGGTACAGACGCAGTGGGCACAAAGAATCCAGATCATTTGATTACTGAGGGTGCCGAAGAGATGGAAGTCGCAATCGCGACACCTAAGTCTACCATTATGCGTAAGAAACGCCGCGGAGCCACGAGCGCTTTAAAGCTCGCCCGCCAGAACTTGCCTCCGGTTCCGATGTCTCAGACAGATCTGCAAAACCTTTTGAAATCAAGTCTTGAAGCCTTTATGAGCTGCTGGAATGTTGGCTACTTCATGGAACTTAAGACTGAGAAGAAATTAGCCGTTATGGCAGAGCTTGCGCAATTAGATAGGCGCGCGCTTCTTATGGGTCAATTGCCGCAGGGTTTTCAGGTTCCAGCTAAAGTGAAGCTCACAAATCCAAGGATTGATGCAGACGCTATAGCGGGCGATAGAAGACAAGCCCAAAACAAGATGGCGAGTAATGAGGGCGCTTTAAAGGTCGTTGTCACTCAGTTACAGCAACTAGCTGGCGCTGCGGTGGCAGATGTAGAATCTTTCCAGGCTCGCCTTAACGAAGTTAACGCGGCTCTTGAGGAGCATACGACCTACGACAAGATACTTGCTAAATATAACGGGGACTTGGCGCGATGGGAAAGTCAGGAAGCTAGGCTTGCGGAATATCGCAAAGAACGTCAAAAGCTGAAGATACTACCCACTGACGAAGTGGATAAGCTGGAGACGCACACTCAAACTATTGACACGGAGATCGCTGATCTCAACAAGACGATCGCCGCCCTTGAGCAAAAGTTCAGGACACCTCCGAATGCTCCAAAGAAGCCAACTGGTGCTTCTCTTCAGGAAGGCGCTGAGTGCGACAAGTGTGGACAGAAAATCGACGGCAGCCATCTGAATCGGATCATGGAGGCATACGAGCGTATGCTTACAGAATACAACAAAGAGGCAAGCGCTGTTGAGAAGCACAATCGCTCCCTTAACGAAAACATCTTAGCGCAAAAAGAGGCCATCAGTAAGCTTGAGGAAAGCCATCGGAAAGCTGTTGCGCGCATCAACGAGATTGAACGCGAGAACGAGCGGACTTATAAGCTAATGGACGAGTTCGATGAGAAGCTTAAAGCCATGAACCCGAGTAAGCCCCAGGCTCCATCAAAACCTACAACCGACCGCTCTGAACTCCAAAAAGAACAGTTAGAGCTTAGTACCGATATCAATGCTGTTAAAAGGCATGAAACTCAGCTCGAGCATCTTAAGGCACAAGAGGCGCTACTAACCAAGTCTAATTTAGAGTTGAAGCACTACGTTGATTCCTGCGCACAGCTTGAAAATGCTTTGCGTAAGCTACCAGAAATCGAAACTAAGACACTGCTTGAGACCTTACAAGTCCCTGGCGTTGTTGTCGAATTTCAGGACGGGGAGTTAACTGTTAAAAGTAGCGGCATCCTCTATCCAAGTTTATCTTCCGGTCGACGCATGAAGGTAGACCTAGCTTTCTGCCAAAGTTTGCGTAAAGCTTCAAAGCAGCCGCCAAGCTGGATGTTTTTTGATAATGCTGACCTCGTAGACAAATATGTGGATCTGCTTCCGAAAGACGTACAGATTTTTGTGGCTAAGGTTGATAGTTCGTTGAGTGAACTTGTGATTAATAGTATTTAGGAGGACTGATGAAAGCGTTAAAAATATTCGACACAATTTTCCTAAGCGCGGTCGGCGCTTGGGTTCTCTATGCGTGGGTAGTGCCAGCTGTCTTCGACGAAGATAGCGACATTGCCCTGATTCTTGTCTATGCCATTTTTATCGCGACATTTTATTTCATGACGCGATTCATGGTTAAAAAGATAACTGGCTGCGATAAGCCAAACAACAAAGGAGATTCAAATGAAAAAGATAATGGTCCTACTAGGCCTGCTGCTTAGTACCTGTGGATGCTCAAAAGTTCCGGCAGGTTATGTGGGAGTCAAGGTCCATACAATGGGTGGCTCAAAAGGGGTTGATAGCGAGGTTGTGGGCGTTGGCTACTACTGGCTTCCCCCGACGGTGGACCTCTATACCTTTCCAACGTTTCAGCAGAACTGGGTCTGGACTGCTTCGCCTCATGAAGGTTCTCCTCATGATGAATCCATGACGTTTCAGGATAAGGACGGTCTTCAGATAAACACTGACATCGCCATTTCCTACATTATTGACCCTGCGAAGGTTGCGCACATCTTTACAACTTATCGCAAAGGCATCGATGAAATCACTAACGTTGTTTTACGCAATATGGTGAGGAATGCTTTTAGCGCGATTGGCGGAACGATGAAGGTTGAAGACATCTATGGATCGCAGAAGGGTGATTTGTTATCAAAAGTAACGGCAGCGGTTAACGCACAAATAGACCCGATCGGCATCCATGTTATCAGCATCGCAAGTGTCGGCGCTATGCGCCTGCCCGAGGCTGTGCAAGATTCTTTAAACGCCAAGATCCAAGCAACGCAGAAAGCTTTGCAACTTGAAAACGAGGTAGCACAAGCTAGAGCTCAGGCTGAGAAAGCGATTGCGGTCGCTCGCGGTGAAGCAGAGGCTAACAGACTGAAGAATAACAGCATCACGCCCCAACTTCTGCAGTACGAAGCACTGCAGAAGTGGGACGGTCACACCCCTGCTGTGGTGGGCGGTAGCGGGAATGGATTTCTGTTTAACTTAGATAAAGTGGCAAAATGAGAAAACTAAAAGCAGCAAACTCAGCGTCTTATGTCATAGTAGATGCTGAGTTTTACGAAAGATTTAAAGAATTGTCCCTGTACGTTCGACACGACGGCTACGTTAGAGTTACGATTGATGGTGTTCGGGAGTTTCTTCACAGGATTATTACTAAATGTCCTAAAGGCATGACTGTCGACCACATAAACGGAAATCCTTTAGACAACCGACGTATTAACCTACGGATATGCACCGCTAGAGAGAATGTCAGAAACAGTAGGAAGCAGCCCGGTACTGTAAGCAAATACAAAGGCGTTCGTTTTGACCGTAACGGCAAACGCAGGAAGCGGTGGCTAGCTGGCATCGAAGAATCTGGAAAAAATACGACTATTGGCCGCTTCCATACAGAAGAGGAGGCCGCACTAGCTTATAACAAAATCGCTAAAGAGAGATTTGGTGATTTTGCTAAGTTAAATGTAGTCGATCCCAGTCCTCACGAGAACACCAAATGAAGTTCTGGTTATTTAAAAAGCTCCTTCGTTGGTACGTGACGAAGGAGCTTGATCAGTGGGATATGTGGAAGATAAAGACAAAGTACGGCGATGTCTTTATTGAGATAACAAGAGAACCACACGGTTTTGAAAATATTTACGAAGAGATTTGAACGAAGTCCATCAACCCATAACAAAGGAGACACAAATGGACACAACACAACAACAGCCGACAGCGCCGGTAAGCGCAGCTGCCGCAGCAAAGGCAGCTGCCGTCGCGCGTCTGCAAAATCGTGACTACTATGTAGTTATCGATAAGTCGGGCTCGATGGAGGAGGCCGATACGGCTAACGGGAAGTCTCGTTGGGACTACTGCCAGGAATCGACGATCGCTTTGGCTAAAAAGCTGAACGAATTCGATCCCGACGGCATCACCGTAGTTCCCTTCTCTAGCCAGGCTAAAATGTACCCGAACACCACACCCGACAAGGTGAAGGATGTGTTTGCGGAAAACTGGCCAGCAGGAAGCACGAATCTCGCAGCAGCGCTTCAAGTCTGCTTCGACGATTATGTCGCTAACAAAAAAGCCAAGAATGCCAAGCCAAACGGCATCATGATTGTCTGTGTCACCGATGGTGAGCCGGATAATGAAGATGCAGTAGCATCGTCAATCGTTAAGTTCACAAAGCAACTTGACCATGACGATGAGGCTGGGATTTCTTTCCTTCAGGTTGGCAAGTGCGCCAAGGCCGCTGCTTATTTAAAGCGCCTTGACGACCATCTGGAAAAAGAAGGGGCGAAGTTCGACATCGTGAACGCTAAAACCGTCGATGATCTGGAAAACGTCACTCTCATTGACGCGATGATCGCAGCGCTGGACGAATAAGTCATGTTTACTTTCGGATTAGCGGTTGGGGTCGTTGGTACCCTGTTCGTTGTCCGGTTCAAAGACGCGCTTCTTTTTTGGAAGAAGCGCGTTGAGAAGGACATCGAAACAAGTTTAAAAGGAGAATAGCAAATGGCATCTCAGCTTTTTATGGTGTTACTACTTGTGTTCTTGGAAGTGGCTTTGTCGATGGACAACGCACTTGCAATTGCGGGCATTGTAAAACATCTGCCAAGTGGTCGGCGCGGCAAGGCGTTGACCTATGGTATTTGGGGAGCGGTTGGTTTTAGGATCATTGCTCTTTTCTTCCTGCAACAAATTTTGACCTATCAATGGCTGAGATTTGCCGGCGCTGCCTACCTACTTTATTTAGCAGTTAAGTATTTTGTCTGGGGAGATGACTCAGAGGGGGATGAAGCCGATACCAAAGCGGTATCGGCTCATTTCTGGAAGATCGTCTTCATGGTTGAGATCACTGACATTGCTTTTAGTGCTGATTCAGTTCTCGCATCTGTTACTGTAACAGATGTGTATTGGATCATGGTGGCAGGCGGTTGCGTCGGTATCATCGCCATGCGTCTTGCGGCAGGGTTTTTTGCAACCCTTATGCAGACGTTTCCGCGACTTGAGGATGCGGCTTATTTGCTCATCACTATCGCGGGTGTTCGGATCTTTATTGAAGGTCTGACTGATTTTAAAGTTCCAGAGATAGCTTTTTATGCCTTTCTTTTATGCTGCTTTGGATACGGATTTACAAAAAAAGTAAGTGCAAAGGTTTCTACCTAAACCATGCGCGCCCTAATACGGCGCGCCTTTTTTTATTTTGGAGATTTATGGAAACAGAGACACAACCACAGATATATTATGCGCCAGATTACTTGCGCGCTCAGGCAGACAAACAGCTTCACGTTATAGCAGACTTAGTCGAGCATCTTATCCGCAAAGGAACGGAGCAAAAACTTCGCATACAGGAGCTTGAAGAGGCTTTAAAAGTTAAGGAGGCTACGAAATGAAAATCGGATTTGTCGCCTCATGCTTTGATCTAGGACCACACGCCGGCCACATCGTAATGCTCAAAGAAGCCAAGGAAAATTGCGACTACTTAATCGCAGCTCTTCATGTGGATCCTAGCCGTGAGCGCCCTAGCAAGAATAAGCCCGTTCAATCAGCGGCTGAAAGATATTTGTCTCTTAAAGCTTGTCGCTATGTTGACGAAGTTATCCCTTACGAAACGGAAGAAGACTTGAAAAATTTACTTTTACTCATCATGCCAGCTGTCCGCTTCTTGGGATCTGATTACGAAGATAAGCCTTTTACCGGCAAGGATATAGAGGACATTCAGATTCACTACTGTGAGCGGCTGCATCCGGTATCGTCGAGTCGCCTCAGACAGCTTATTATCCGCGACTTCGAGACCAAGACCATTGGTCCGAAAACTCAGGTATAAGTAAATAAGGGAGATTTATATGAAAGCCTGCGAATACTTAGCCCGCAAGTACGCCCAGAATTGGACGGTAATTCCTAAAGGTACCGAGACAATAGCTGTTGAAGAAGCCTATTTAGTAGGCTTCAACACAATGAAAGACCTAGCTGTAGGTCTCTTAGAGGACTTTAATGATCCCCGTTTATTGGGGTTAGCTAGGCTAACTAAAGCCATCGGAACCGCAAAAGTTAATCCCGAAGACGGCAAGCGTCTGGAGTAGCTTATGTTAGGAATTTCCCTTGAAGGTGCCCCGGGCATCGGCGACATGATCCAGTTCACATCAATGCCCGAGAACTATTTTAAAGCAACGGGTAAAAAACTGATCGACGTAGATAAAGCGTGGGTCTTTGATCACAACCCTTATGTTGTTCGCAATGAACAGCCTAAGGAGATTATAAATCTATGGAAGTTCCCGCTAGATAAGATCAAGTACCCAGGTCGTCCTATCTACACGAGCCTGGCTGAACGAAACGCCTTAATGCTTAGTGTGCCTGTGAGCCTTGCGCACCCGCGGCTTTATAAGTTTGAGGAGTGCGAATCATCCGGCACCGTCATCGTGCACACGACAGGTACTCAAGCTGTTCATACTTGGCGCGGGTACGATCAGGCGATGATTCTAAACGAAGAAATCATTCGTCACATTAAGCTAAAATATCACGGCTATGCCATGATCCAAGTTGGCGGAAAAGACGATGTTCCAGTCCCTGGTGCTGCGGATCTTAGGGGGAAAACTGACGACGTCTGGCGTCTAGTTGGACTCATTGCACAGGCAAGTGTTTTTATCGGTCCGGACAGCGGTCCGTCATGGATTGCTGCATGTTATCCGCGCGTTCAAACTAAGAAAGTATTGATGCAAGCGCCGCCTGAGTATTTTGACAACTACATTCCGATGAAGGTTACAGACCCGAGTACTCATTGGCACGATAGCTGTTTTAGGTACTACAACAGGTCAAAGCGAGATGCGGGGATGACTTTGAGTTATTTAAAACTATAAACCATAAAGGAGAAAAAATGAGCCAAACAATTATAGGACCAGAATCCATAAAGACCCTTCACGGATACGTAGATCGCTTAGAGGGCGGGACAGCCGTCATCATCTTGGGCATTGATAAGACAGGGCAGGGAATCTTTTTAAATGCCGGCGCTGTCGAGGATCTTTCGTACTTGAAAGAAGTTCTCGAAGTGACTTTACATAAGAAACTTACTGATACGCTGCAAAGAAAACCCGCTGAGGAGGTAATTAATGATGCGCCCTGAAGTTTGGTTATTTTGCGAAGATCTTATGGTTATGCGCCCCATTACTGAAGTTGGACTTCGTACCGAGATCGAGATGAACGTGCCTAAGAGAGTACTTAGAAAGATGGGCTTTATGGTTCGTGGTAAAGGCGAAGACACTTGTTGTTTCCACATCGTCACGCCGACTAGGATTGTACGACAAGAGCTTAAGGAAAAAGGCGCTGAAAGGCTTGGGTATCTATGAAGAAGACAAACAGAGGTTTTCCGATCTACTCGGAGTTTAAGGATACGTATAAAAACACGATTCGAGTGCAGATGTCTTCTAGCGCCTGCGCTCCGCGCTGCTGGGTGTTTGTAAAAGACAAAGACGGCAACGACGGCGTGTTTGATAAAGCGACTGGGCAATACATAAGCGCTACGGCTCATTTATCGAAGGCACAAGCACGGAGACTGGCGAGGGCACTTCTTAAATTTGCGGAGGAGGCGGAATGAAATATCATCTCTGCCAATCCGTTGAGAGAGCTTTAAAAAACTGGAAATCGCGAGAATGGAAATCCGTTGCCAAAGAGAATGGGATTTCAGTTGAGGAATGCAAGTCGATTTTCCGACAATATGTAAGGGAAGGTAAGCGGCTAATTCCCATTGGCGAGTGCGAGGGTTTTAGCTATGAGACGGGATGTCCTGGACATGAAATCACTTCATGACCGCCTTGTCGACAAGCAATCTACTGAAGAACTTGAGCGAAAGCAAAAGAAAGCTGAGCGCCGTGAATATTGGACCCAAGAGGATTTCGATTGGGCGAGGCGAGAGGCTAAACGAATACGGAAAATTTTACGAGGGGAAAAAGATGAGCACACGTGAAGAGAAATTAGCTGCTATCAGGTATGCCTTAGAAGCTGCGCGTAAGCTTGTAGCAAAACTTGAAGCTATTGAGTCCGTGTCGAAGCTACACCGTACACAGCAATATGAACTCGATATGGCTAGGCACACGGTCAAGTTAGGAGAGCAGGTTCTTAAGGAGGCGAGTAGTGAAAAAGCTGTTACGTAGGATTAAATGCCATTTCGGATTCCACGAATATTGGCATGGGTATGATCAGGCACCAGATGGGCACGAGCACCGGTTTGTGTTTTGCCGTTGGTGTCAGATCAGGTTTGTTAGCGGCTGTTTTGTAGAAAAGGAAGTGAAGCCATGAGCTACTTATGCAACTGCGGAAAAGAGTTTGATGAGCCTATGGCGCGGATTGCGCACATGGCGACTTGCGATGTTATGTGCGGGGTTGAAGAGGCATATCAGAAAAAGATCTACGAATACTGCAATAGCCCGTATGATGAGAACGGTAAATTTGAAGGGCACTTCACTACCCCTAGTAAGATCATTGCCTGGATGCGGAGGAATCCACCTCCTGAAATAAAGGAGCTAGTGGAAGCACTGAAAAAGTACAGAGATCACGAATCGTACGAGAACTGGGATCTGTTAATTGCGAAGCTTGCGGAATTCGAGCGCAAGACGGGAGTAAAAGTATGATTTCTGAAGAAGAATGGCAGAAGGCTATGAATGCAAAGGCTCATTTAATCTGTGGGGCCCATGCTCCATATTGCAAGGATATGGCGGAATGGGTCCGCAAGAACCCGCCGCCGGAGACGCTGGCGCTGGTTGAGGCGCTTCGTATTGTTGCAAAAGAACACAAAGTGCACGGATCGGATATATATCCAACCCATAACGCTAAATGGGCAATGGAAGCCCTCGCCGAATTCGAGCGTAAAAGCGGCAGAGGTGCCCCGTGAAATATCAGTGTCTTTATTGTGGAAAATTCTCTGACGAGCCTATAGAGCTGAATGCACACGAGCCGACGTGTGAGACGATAACTGAAGATAAATGGCAGCAAAAGCTGAGGGATACGTTTCCTAACATCAAGCACGAATACCAGGCAGTTGATTATATCAACTGGGTTCGGAGGAATCCTCCTCCCGAAGTGACAGCGCTCTATAGATCGCTGAAAATATATGATGAAGACGGTATAGATCTGTCTTTGCGAAATGCCATGGTTGCGTTTGAGCGCAAGCTAGGAGTTAAAGCATGACAGAATGCGACCGCTGCCTAGATTGGCAGAAAATGGGGCTTTCAAACACTTGTCCGGCTTGTGATCTTTATGAGGAGGAAGGTGAAATGAGAAAATTTTTAATGTGTGGCAACCCTGTTGAAATACACGAATGGACAACGGGCGAGCTCTCGCCCGATAGTCCTGAATGGTGGCAGATTGACGCTATAAAAGACGGAGCTGAGATCTATCTAGTGGATCAAGACTCCTTTAATGCGCTTGAGGAAGAAAATTCTCTACTGCGAAAAGCTCTTGCCGGCCGATCAACCATCGAGGCTAACTTTAGAGACGTCCAGGCCGACAGGGCGCAACTTATGGATCTATTGCGGGAGTCTGCTAAGGCTTTCAAAGATATCCAGGACAGTAGAGGGTCTGAAATAGCGCACGCGATGCTTAAAAAGATCGAGAAAGCCGGTATAAGTAAATAAAGGAGATTTTATGCTCGAAATGGAAGATGTAACTGATGTTGAGATCGCCTTTGGAACTACTAAAGGTCTTCCCAAGTGGGAAGATATTCCAGATGAATTTAAAGCTGGCAAGACCACTTGGAATAAGTTTTTTAGCCACATATTTTACCGCGGTGGAAAAGGTGTTGCGATGGACTTTAATGAGGGAGTCGACCCGAAGAAGTTTTATCGGTGGTTCGGAGCTCACGCCTGTTCGTGGGATCCTAAGCACGAGCACAAAGAAGCCGGCATAGCTTTTCGGATCAGCCGGTGGCTGAAAGATTGGAAATACACCGAGGAAACAACAAAGGAGTCCACATGCAGCAACCAATGACAGACATTATTCACATGGCGCAACCGATGCACGTTGTGCGAGAGAACCTTAGTATCCGCGAGCGTGAGCTTTTAGAGCGCCTTGATTTCAAAGTTTTAACAGATCCCCATCAGCTGGAATGTAATCACTTACGCTGCCATGTAGAGGTAAATCAACATCAGTTACTTTGTCTTTTAATTGACCTTGCTTGTACGAGGGAGCAGAGCAGTCGCTACCGAGCGCAGGCGCTTGATCGTAGCGATGAGGCTTAAGAATATTTAAGGTAAATAAAAGGAGATTTAATATGGATCGTTGGCTTGTCACTGGTGCCGCGGGCTTCATAGGCTCTCATCTGGTGGATCGTCTTTTGGCCGCGGGCAAGCGCGTAATTGGACTCGACAACCATTCGGCTAACGGAAACTGTCGGAACCTTTATGGGGCGCTTAAAAGCAAAGATTTCAGTCTTCACGCCGGAGACATTCGCGATCGGCTGCTTTGCAACTATCTGTCAAAAGAGGTAGATGTCGTTGTTCACTTGGCTGCCAAATGCAGCGTAGTTCGCTCTATAGAGGAACCCGGCGATACCTTTGAGAACAATGTGACCGGCTTTAACAACGTCATCGATGCTGCACGAGGCACTAGCGTAAAGAAATTTATCTATGCCTCTTCAAGTGCTGTTTACGGCGATGACCTGTCCGCGTCTAAAACCGAGAGCATCATTGGCAAGCCCCTGTCGCCTTACGCAACTTCTAAGAGAATAAACGAGATCGTAGCTGAGTCGTATCATCACTCGCTTGGACTTTCGGCGGTGGGCTTAAGGTTTTTTAATATTTTTGGTCCGAGGCAGCAATCAACGGGCGGCTATGCGGCTGTTATCCCTAACTGGATAACATCTCTTTTGGAGCTAAAGCCCTGCATTCTGTATGGAAGTGCCGGAATAACCAGAGATTTTTGTTACGTAGACAATGCTGTTGATGCCATTCTTGCGGCGGCTACCGCTGATAAAGATGTTGTCGGAGGTAAGGTCTATAACATCGGTATGGGCAGCGATATGACGCTTGATGAGCTTTCTCTAAAAATTCTTAAGGAATTTTGTAACCAGGGGCTTCCACTTCCGACAAAGTATATGCAGTGCGCAGACTGGCGTAAGGGAGACATTCCATGTTCTCGTGCGGACATCGAACGTGCTAAGGCCTCCCTCGGATATACGCCGAGGGTAAGTGTCGGGACTGGGTTGGCTGAAACAATTAAATGGTATAGGGAGAACAATGGCACATCGACATGATTTCTACAGAGATTATTTCAAACACAACTACGGTCTTTTAATGCTAGTCGCTGCTATATGTTTAGCGATCGGATGGTACTTACCATGAGCAAAGCTGACTACGTACGAAACGCAGCGCAGACAAGACCGCACACCTGTCATTGGCCAGGTTGTGGTAAGCAGGTAAAACCTGCTCTTTGGGGATGTTCCGCGCACTGGTTTAGGCTCCCGGCCACGTTACGCAGCAAAATCTGGAGGTCCTATGATCCCGGGCAGGAAGAGACGATGACACCTTCGGAAGATTATCTGAAGGTCGCAGAGGAGGTTCAGGAATGGATACGCGCGAATTCGAATGGGTGAAAGTAACAAAAGAGGAGTTTGATAAATTCCTTGGGACATATCCAGCGAACTATCTAAAGGACTATCCAGTTAGGTGGGCTACTCCCCCTTTTGTGCTTTTTCTTGACCCTAAACTTCCTCAGCCTCCTGCTATCTTTGGCGCGGCTAACGCGGCAGTAGCTAAGAAATTTTACGAGTGCGCGCCCATCAGAGCGGACGTCTCTTACCACATTGCAAGCGATGTTCTTCCAAACTACAAGCCGCCAAAAGAGCCCATCTTTAGCCGGTTTGAAAGTCTGTGGGTAAAACACGCGCTCTTAATGCTTCTCATTCTCGCCATTTTAGTTCCAATAATCTTTTATTTCTTCTGAGGTTTTAAATGGGAAAAATTGAACGCTACAGCAATTGGTGCGAGCTTGATCAGCTAGATGGCGAAACCATCAAAGATGGCGAGACTCTTGAAGTCACATTTCCTAATGGGAAAGTCATAAAGCTAAAAGCGGCTGTTGAAAGCTACAGTCAGAGTTATAACGATCATGGGCATGACTATACAATGCCCGTGAGTCATGCCTATCACAAATCCTGGTGGGCTGGGGTTCCTGTGCAGGTATCGCTTGTTGGATTAGAAGCAAAACGTATTAAAGGAGAGACTCATGGCAAAAAAGAAAAAGAAGGATAAAGGCATCGAATTTTCAATGTATGAACGCCGAGTTTTTGAATTACCTTTCGGACCGTTAAAAGGCCGCGAGCACACCGTGCTTAGAAAGATGATAGATGCGATGCCGTGGCTTTGCGTTGTAGCCGAATGTAAGTTTGACCCTCACGTAGCGGCGGCAGCTAAGTTTTTCGCAGCAGCCCAGTCTAATCTTCAGCTCGCAATACTTAATTATCACAAAAGAACAGGAGTAAAAAATGGCTCTAACGCTCAAACGAAATAGTTGGCATCGAAGACTTCAAAGATATGTGCTTGATATCAAGACAAACCGTGAAGATGACTTTGCAAATCTTTGCCCATACTTTTGGCTCACGGTATTTTGTTTACTTACTGTGCCGTTTGTCTTTTTGTGGCGTGTGCCGATTACCTACACAGTTTTCGGACTTGCTGTAATTTTGCGCACGATGGTAACAATTTTTGACGCCATCTCAGATCTTATTTCCTACCCTTTTAAGAAGTTCATCTGCGGACCGCTCGAGACTTGGTATGTTGAGACTTATCTAAAAGGGTTATCGCCTGAAGAAGTGGTGCGGCTACGCGATCTCAGCGGCTCGAATTATAAGTGGGGCAGCTTTAGAGATAACAAGTCTAAACGCCTCTTTGAGCGCTGGCGGAAAGCCTACGGGGACGAATGGTTCGCTAGACTTCGTGAGTACGAAGACGAAGTCGCCAAAATGCGTAAGCAACGTGCTGAAGAAAAGGAAAAGGCTTATCAAGAGTACCTGCGGTCAAAGCGTGAGCGGAAGGAAAATCTTATGAAGCTTGCGACAACGACGCAGAAGTTTGCGCCGTTCCTTCTCATTTTAGTGGGTCTGCCGCTTGTGTCAGGTGTGGTCTATGGCTTTTATAAGATCTTTGCAGCACTCTGGGCTGTCATCCCTTGGGCTATTGTTGGGCATTACGTTGTCAAAGGGCTTTGTTGGACAGGAGCTGTAGGTATCTGCGCTCTTGTGGGATGGATCGTTGGCACTCTTGCTTTTAAGATCATGAAAAAGCTTTTTGGCAAGTGCTGGTTTGTGCCTGTGCCGTTTCAGTTTCTATGGCGGCAGATAAGACGACCATTTAAAGCGACAGGTCGGTGGTTAGAGAACGATTTTCTGGAAGCGGTTTTTAACTGTACTGAGCTTCTCACGGAATACGTGAAAGCTGCGAAAAACAATTACTGCCCCAAAGTGGAATGGAAGGATGAATAATGGGAATGTTTGACTGGTACGGAAAGATTCAGTTAAAGACCGGACCCTGTAAGCTCATTAATTATAAAGTTGGCGACAAGGTAGAAATGCCCGATGGTGTCTATCTCGCTCAAGACGGAGTGGTCATTATCTTGGACCATAAGCTCGCAGCGACTTTTAAACATCTCGTCGATAAATGGGGCGGTAAGATAGACCCTGAAGAAGTTATCTCTCCAGGCATTTCGCGCCTTCGTCAGATCTATGAAGAGGAACGGAGCAAGGACGAATAATGAATAAGACCCTTTACTACCGCTTAAGAAATTTTTTATTTCCTGCTTTAGCGTCCAGAAGGCGCAGAATCGCGCTGAAAAGATTAGTGCGCAAGCAGCTGTGCGCTCATCCACGGGGATATTTGTATGATCAGGCTACATGTAATACCTATGTGGGTTATTGTCCTGATTGTAATGAAGATTATTTTATAGAGGAGAGCCCATGAGTGACGAAAAAGAACAACCATTTATCATGTGCGTACGCACAACTGAAGAAATACACGTTCCAAGCGTCATCAGAATGTGCACGAAGTGTGCTCATGAGATCTGGATCTCTCACGCAAGCCTTGATCTGGCTAAGAAAAATAATGCTCAGTTCATTTGCTTTGAGTGCTTTATGAAGCGGCTTGAAAGTCTGCCGCCTGACAGGAAGGTAGTACTTGCGCCGATGACTGAAGAGCAGATGAAAGAGATTAAGGAGTATTTGTGAACGCAAGTGATCTCGTCGCTATTCACAAAGCGCATCTCGTAGGTACTTGTGGTACGTGCGGAGAGCCTACCACAGGTATCTACGATAGCGATGAGCATGAAGAGATGGAAGAGCCCTTTATCATGACGTGTGTGAACTGTAAAACGCGTTGGAGAGTTGTGATATTTGATTGCTGTATCTCAGTGAGGGGTACGAAAGTTGAGGAGAATTTATGACACTATTCGTCGACTGCTCTGGCTCAGCCAGAGAAGAGATTGAGCTTGAACTGGAACGTAACCCGCCGCCTGATTTTAAGACCATCCAGGACGCAATAGAATGGGCTGAGAAGCATTTTCCCATGAACGCCTACTTCGAGGTATGGGGTAAGAGCCGGCGCATCTGGTATCAAGGCTACGTGAAGATGCGAGGCGGTATGAATCAATACCGCAAGGGCGTTAGAGCTAACGAGACAGAACTTAAAGATGGGAAGGCGAGGATTGTATGAATCCAGGGAAAGAACTCGATAATCAACGACAGGGAAATGAAAAGAACTTGCCGAAATTTGAAACAGAGCCGCCGCCTGAGTTTTGGACATGGTGGGCAGCAGAGCCTTCAGACAATGGATATACTACGTGGCCCATTAAGCCGACTCTTGTTGTGCCTAAGAGCTCAGTCAATAAAGAGCTGCAAGCAAAATTTGATCTTCTCTTGAGCGATTTTAAAGCCACAGCCGATTGCGCGCAGGCGGGCTTTAAATGTGATTACACAGTCAACGGTGCCGAAGGGTGTCCGTGCCAATGGGCAATGGCAAGAGATCCGGACTTTGGAAAGGACGCGCACAACGAGCTTCGTCGCAAAGCAAAAGAAATGCTGGACGGGGTTGTGGAGCTCGCGAGCGGTTTACCAGAGGGGAATTTCATGGATGAGTGGGCAAAGGAATTCCTGGCTAAGAAAGGCGCTAAGTGATGGCTTATACAGTGCGGATTCGCAATAACCAGACCGGAGAAATTCGGCAGTCCAGACCTTACGATTTTGAGTTTAGCCATTTTTGGTGGACAGACGGCAATTTTGGCTGTGACTGCAACCGCCAATTGGAGTTTTGGCGCGCTGGCAACGAGGACGAGACTGGAGACGCCCCATGTGGCGAAGGGCGTTTTACCGTAATCGAAGCAGTGCTCGAAGACGGATCAACTATTCAAATAGATACCGCTACTTAACACTGTGACTTCTTCAGGAGAAGCCACAGTTGTAAGTCTAATAAAAAGGAGGATTTGTGGCGCGCTATAAACTAACAAAGCACAAGTTCCTCTCAGACGAGGAGTATGCCCACCTCGAGCAGATCCTAGAAAAGTTTAAACACAAAGATCCTAGGAACTGTACGCTGCTGTGGCTAGCCATGCACACAGGCGCTCGGGCACAGGAACTCTTAAACCTTAAGCCCCAGGATCTTGATAACAAAAACCTATCTGTTTACGTTAGTGGTTTGAAAGAGGGTTGCGATCGGGATATCCCGATACCTAAGTGGCTATTTCGTCGGGTGATGACTGAAGTGCAGCCTGCATCGAAGTTCATTTTTCCAATTACGTACAACAGGTTTCGGCAGATTTGGGTTGAATACCGTCCGGCGCACAAAGGACTTCATTGCCTGAGACATACCTTTGCTATTAGGCTTTATAAACGCACAAAGGACATCAGACTCGTCCAACGGGCGCTCGGGCATAGGTGGCTAACGACAACCGAGATTTATATGCAATTTGACTATAGCCAGCAGGAGCTTAGAAAGCTCATCGTTGGTCGAAATTGAAAGGAGACTATATGAATAACGTACATTTCAACAAACTGACACCGGCCGAAGCCGAGAGGCTGGCACTCTTAATGGAGGAGTGTGCTGAGGTCCAACAAATTATTGGAAAGATCTTACGACATGGATACGAATCTTGCCATCCGTTTGATCGTAAGAAAGACCCGACAACCAATAAAGAGAATCTGGAAAAAGAGCTTGGCGACGTATCGGCAGCCCTCGCGCTGCTCATTCAGGCTGGTGATGTGACAATACGAAACGTCACCAAGTTTCGCGCAGATAAACTCAAGAGAGTGGGCAAATACCTGCATCATAACAAGGTTCTCGTATGCGACGCTTAATTTTAAAACTGTGCCCGCGGTGTGGAAAACTGCGCTGCCGGTGTTGGGATATAAATGGGCATAATCCTTAACTCAACAACAGTTATTGTCTCGGTACCTTACCGGGCGGCTATACGCCCTTTGCAACATAAACATGATATGGAGGACCAAATGACGGAGACGCCGGAGATGACGGAAATGACAGAAGAGGAAGAACGCGAATTTTATGAGCTGATGCAGGCATATAGACACGCACCACCCGCCGACCAAAAGGCCGTTATCGAGGCGTACGAGGCGGTCAAAACGTTCATCAAGCAGCGAATCTGGAAGTGAGCCATGACTGTGTGCAGACGTAACAGCAAATGCATCGCGCACCTCGCGGGCTTCATTTCCGACAAGGACTACTACGCCAGCTATGTTTCGCCAAAGCCTGCGGACTTGACTGGAAATGGGGCGATGCTGAGGGCTGATGAAGACAGGAAAAGGTTTCTAGAAAAACAAAAAAGGAGGTTAGGCTAATGCCGAGAGATTACTTTAAATGTGAGTGCGAGCAGTGGCTTAGGGTTTCGTATGGGAAGCAGTCAGGCCACAATGAAATGGAAGAATTTAGGTGCCCTGAATGTAGCAAAGAACACAAGGTTTTTTGCTCTGATATTCCGTTTTGTGTGAAAAGCACAAAAGAAGAAGCTGAAGCCTATCTCGCTAAAGGAGTAGCCCAGTGGGGACCGTAGACGAAATTGAAAAAGAGGAAGATCAGAAGTTTTTCCAAAAAGTGGAAGAACTGTGCCGCGACTCTGTCATGCGCGAATACGGATTTGGAGAAGTTATCCCGATTAAGCGAATTCTGATCGTTAACACATATCTGTGGAGACCAACTCTGAGGCTGATAGAAGAGAAGCTGATCGACGGATTTCTAGTAGGAACCGACAGAGGTTTTGATAACGTGTCCTGGTGGGACAGCGAGCGCAAGTGTGAAGTTCGCTGTTGGCACGATAATCCAGTTCGCGATCGACTTACGTGGTGGGAAAATTATTATCACATAGAAAGATGCGGATTGAGAGAGGAGATGAAATGGCCCGAAAAGAACAATACCAAGACGTAGTAGCATTGATCAAGCAAATGCGCCGCCATAGTTGGCTAATGAAGGGCTTTGGGCTTATCCAAGTGCTGTTTGCGGCTCATGCAGCAATAGCTGAGTTTTACTCGGTCATCCCGATCCACGCTCTCGCGTTTTTCATATTCCTGTGGTTTGACATTGATACGCGGCGGGACATCGAGCAGCTTGAGGAGATTAAGAGGTTTTTGGAACAGTGGGAGACGAAATAACAAAGGAGACAACAAATGGATCTAGAATTAAATATCGATACAAATCGAACAGCGCTGAGAGTGGATGATCTGGTCTATCTTGGGCAAGAATTTTTAAAAGGGGATGAGAACGCAGGATCGAAAGAAGCGCTTTTAAAATTTTTCGAATATGTGTCGCAGAAAATAGACAGTGCGGAATCTAGAGTAAAACTCAAGGAGGAGTTGGTATTGCCAGCCGATTTGACGGAAGAGGACTTGGTCGTTGGTAGCTGGGTCGGAGATGCTAAACCCTCTTATCTAAACTTTTTCGATATAGATGAATATCATGACGTTTACTATCACGGATCAGTTCCATACTGCAAATACTGCCACGCCCGGCTTATGAAGCATAAGCATCATATGAGTTTGGTCCTCGCAAGCGCTTTGCACAAAATTACCGATCTAGTTGGATGGACAACGAATGTCGAACACGTCCAGACTATTCACAAAGCTCTTGGTTATTCCGAGGACCGCAATTTTCAAAAGCTTAGGTACTTCAAACTGCTACAGCACGGCGAGGAAAAGGGGACGTGGGGACCTACAACTAAAGGGTTAAAATTTCTAAAAGGTCAGGCGACAGTCCCTAAATACGTGCAGACTTTTAGAAACTTTGTGACTAACCTGTCTGATGAGCTCATTTCTAAAGGTGATATAGACGTTGTAGTCGAAACTTACGACGACTTCGTGGACAACATGGCCCCAGTAACCTCAGATGATTTGTCTCAGATTAACCGGCACAAAAGCGACGAAAATCCCCAACCTACACCATAAGGAAAAAAGCGCCTTACAAGGCGCTTTTTATCTCTGAATATAAACAAGTAAAGTTTATATCCTGGTATAAGTTCTTAAAGGGCAATTTCGCCCTCAGACGTAAAATCAGCTACAGGGAGAGTTATGAAAATTCCATTACACCCGGAATACTATTCCGGATTAAGATCAAACAACGAAGGAGAGAAAGGGGTTATGGAGGTTTTCGCAGCTGCCGGAAGGTGCAGTTACGAAGTGGATATGTTTGTGAGAAACGGAGGATCGGACCCCGAATCTTTAAAACTTGGTGCTGAACTTTTAAAAAAGGCTGCTGAAAGTTTTAGAACTGATGTTTTTAGGAGGGCTTTTAATGCGCTTACATACGATGTCAACCTTATGCGATCAGCCATGTTTGCGGAGAAATTTAAACAGCTTTCAGAAAAAAAGATATACCGCTTTAATTCTAAGTTTCTAATGGCACTAAGTCGTATGGATGTAGAGTTGCGGTCGGAACTTTTACCGCAAAGCGAATTTAGCGCTTACTTTTCTTTTGAAGACGATGTCTTGGCAGATGCGGACGGAGAAAGATTGATCGGGGCTTATGTTTTTTTACGAAAACCCGTCGAGGGATATGACAAGATGACTGAGGGGGCTGATTTTGTGTTTTCCGCCTCAGTGTTTCCTCACGGACCGTCTTCTGGGTTGCATATTTTGACTTTTGGAAATCCCACAACTCTAATCGCAGGAATACATCTGGGGGCCACGTTTTCAGATTCCTATTTTAAAGTACCTGTCGACACGTCTGGATTATCCGATTTTGAAAAACAGCTTCCTAGGAATAATGGTCTGCTTGACGAAAAAGTTTTTAGAACTCTTATCAATGCTGTGATGTACCTCCACTCTCTAAATCCAGATGTGACTCACTTGAAGCCGGTCAGTCAACAAACATCTAGAGAGCGTAAGGAGACCGTTAAAAATGGACTAGAACTTAACAACTCTATCTATCCTTTGGTTTATGTCAGCTGGAATTACGGCAAAGGAGTTGTTTACTCCAAGGATAGTACGATGGTCAGAACACACTTCAGATGGCAACCCTGCGGTCCTGGAAGAGGGCAGACAAAGCTTATTATGATTCAAGAGCACGAGCGTCACTTTAAAAACGTGACACCAGATATATCTACGAGCGCTTCTCCATAAGCGCTCTTTTTTACATAAAGGAGAATTCTATGGCTTTAAAACCAGGAACATGGTGGGTCAAAAGCGAATCAAATCCCGAGTGGAACGGTGAAGGTCACGCTGATCTTGTCGGTGGATTTGTGATACCAGATGAAGCGAAAGAGTGGATTGAGCGAAAAAGGAAAGAGTTAAAAGCAATGGGGCCGCCACCAGACCTTGAGTGGGGCTATGAAAAAGATTAGGAGGTTTTATGTTATTACCGTGCGCTGAATGCAAAGGCAAATGTTGTACTTACCCAACATTTACCCCGCAAGAATTTTTAGTGGTAAGGCTTGCCGTGGGCATTCCGTTTAACGCGACTGTGACACCGTTTCAGCACGTCGAGAATTACGATAAAAACGTGGACCGCGGTGCGAGCGGATATATGATTGCGCTCGCAGATGGCACGTGTCCGTACTTAAAAGAGGGCAAGTGCTCGATCTATTCAATGAGGCCCAAGGTGTGTAAGGATTACGGGGTTGTGCCAGACCTGCCGTGCCAGTACTTATACCCCAAAGAGGCTGAAGCTAAACAAAAGGAACGAATGAAGAGGTCGATGTTATGAAAGAGACATTTAAAGAGACTCTTGAGCCCAAGGCTTTAATTTTCACCGAGGACCCAGCGACCATTAGATGCTGGGCTTGCGCTCACTGTGGCATTGTCTATAGCGAGAACGCTAAAGACATCGCTAAAAATTGCTGCAAGAAGTGGTTTTGCCAGGACTGCGGTAAAGAAACACATCAGCACTGGACAAGGTGCTCCCCCTGTAGTGACAAGTTCAGACTCGCAAATGCAGAGCTCCTTACGGAGTACGATGGCCCCGTTTATGATCCGTTTCGTGATAGATATTTCGGTGATATGGATGAGGCTACTGAGTGGTACGACGATCAGGACGAGACTGAAGAGCGTCCTGAATTTGTCTTTTGTTGTGATGAGAGAATCGCAAAAGATGATCTTCGTTTTAAGATGAGCGACTGGATTGTCGATCATGTAGACGATAACTACCACGAAGATGCGTCTGACCATCTAATAGGTTTACAAGAACTTGATGAGTTTTGCAGAGCTTGGGCTGCTAAACAAACGCTTGTTAGTTGGTTTCCAGATTGTAAAAGGAAAGTGAGGGTGCCGCCATGTCAGACGAACGAAGCAGTGTCATAAAAGACCTCATCGAAAGCCTAAGCATTAGCAACTCACCCTGGAATTCCTGGGAGCTTGAATTTATCGAGTCCCTTCAGGACAGGGATGCTGAATGGGACAGTCTAACACAAAAACAACAAGCAAAAGCTTTGGAGCTGTGGGAGAAATTATGAGTGAGGGAAAGCCACTCACTGTAAGTATCGAAGTTCCCGTTAGCGCGCTTGTCGAGTTCTTTGCCGATCATATCGAGAAGAGATGGGATTTCAGTGTTTGGGAAGTCGAGGAGTTTGGTTTTGATAAAGCAGGTGTGCCTTACGTTCATCTAGCAGATGGCAGGCAGATAACAGCAGGCTCAGCGGATATGGTATACTTACTAGGGGCGCGGAGGGTTCTTTTAAATCTAATGTAGAGGTTTAAAGCGTGTACGAGCTGCTATTGCTGTCATGGATGATAGCTCTCTTTTTCACGGTCTTCGGAGCGTGGCTTGTGCTTTATAATTATTACTTTAAACCGCCAAAATCGCTCACCCGAATGGAACCAATTACCATCTTAAAACCGGTTAAGGGCTTTAGCGAAGGCTTAGAAAAAAAGCTTGAGACGTTTTTTAAACAGGAGTTCATTGTAGGCGATGAGCTTCTGTTCTGTGTTGAAAGCTATGGAGATACCGCTTGTGATGTGATTCGAAAACTCATAGCCCATTACTACAGAGTGCCAGCTAAGCTTATCGTTAAACCGTGTCGCTTTTTTACAAATCCGAAGATTCAAAATATTTATTGGGCTTACGAAGCAGCGAAAAACGATCTTGTTCTTATCAGCGACAGCAACTCAATTGCTCATAAGGAGTACTTGTGGTCACTCCGTAATGGGTTCACAAAAACAATGGGCATTCTTACAGCTGCGTCTACGGTCGTAAATCCTTCAGGGCTAGGTCAATATTTAGAAATGGCTTACTTAAGCACGTTCTATGTGCGGTTTATTTTCCTAGCGAACCTTTTAGGTTTCCCCATCATCATAGGGGCATCGATGCTGTTTAGAAAGTCTACGGCTCGCAAATTCCGTGGACTTAACTCGATTGGAAACTATCTTGCTGAAGATTATATGATTGGTCAGAAGATGAAGGCGCTTGGTCATAAGACGCATGTAATGTCAGCCCCGATTAAACAAACGCTTGAAAACTACAGCTTTAAAAAGTTCTGGACGCGCCATGTGCGCTGGGGCCGGATGCGTAAAGGACACAATGTTTTTGTTTTCCTGTTTGAGCCCTTTTACGGGCTTTTTAGCTCAGGCGCTATAGCCTATGTGGCTATGCAGCACATTGATCCGGCTCATACGCTGCAGGTGCTTGCGTATCATTTCACCCTTTGGTTCATGGCCGACATGGTTTCACTATCCGCCACGCAAGATAGATTCTTTAATTTCAAGGATATCGGTGCGTGGCTTCTTCGTGAGCTCTTAAGTTTGCCCCTGTGGGCGCATACGCTTGTGGGTCAAAAAATCGAATGGCGCGGGAATAAGTATCGTGTGGGTAAAGGCGGTGTTGGAATTAAAATTAAGTAAGGAGATTTAAATGAAATTAATGACCTATGGCGATGAGACCATTCAAATTTATCAACCACAAGATATCGAAGACATTGGCTTTAAGCAGATTGTTGATGACGCTAAACGCGTCTGGAGACGCTGCTGTGATGATTATTACAAAAATAACGGCGACCGCGGTCCTTGCGTTTTAGGTGCGGGAATCTATATACACTACTTACCTAAAAAGAAAAGAAAACCTGTTAAACACAGATTGATTAGCGCTTTCGACGTGACCCCTGCGCAAGGCTGCTTTGTCTGGGAACACAGTGCTCAGAATATGGTAAAGCTTTTGCGTGATCAGGGGATTCATTGCTGGTTTGAGTATGGGAGGATGGATTGATGGAAGAGATGAAACTACCATGGGACACAGATCGAAAGCCAGATCATATAACAGACTCGGGGATTAAGATGTGGCTTGATCGAAGCACCACGCGATATGCATTAGCCAAAGGACTTCCGAAAACCGTTCAGGTTTTCTTTGTGGCTGAACCTAGCGGCAATAAAACGCGCCTCATTGTACAAGACGGAAAGCCAGTATATGAGCATCAAAATGTTGAGGCGATCGGTGTACAACTCGATATGATGAAATTCTTGGAGAAAAGCTAATGGGCACAAATTACTATATAAAAACGTTCCGTGAAGAGAAGAACAAGTGCGAACACTGCGGCCGCGCTGACATAACTCCCGAAGAAGAGATTCACATCGGTAAAAAAAGCGGGGGCTGGAAGTTTATCTTTAACCCGCGCTTTAAATCATGGGACGAGTGGAAGAAGTTCATCTGGACATGGAATCTTAGGATCTTTGACGAGTACGAAAGGAACATTCCGTTTGATGAGTTCTGCGAGGTGGTCGAAAAAGGCCAGGACGGAAGGGTACTTGGAAATCCTCAATCCGAATTTATGGATCCCAAAGGATACTGCATCAGCCATCATGAAGAGTTTTTCTAAATAGGAAAGCTGCGGCGTACCATTTATCGGAATTCCGATATAGCTTTAAAATGCTAGTGTTTACGTTATCTTATAAAACTATTACATGAAACTTTCCTAAAAGTTCACGTTCATTGAACATTTAAGCGAGGCTGAACATGGTGACTGTAACCTACAACTGGCCCCACCAGACGACTGCAAGCTACAACCTGGTCTACGACGGTACGGCTGTGAACTGGAACGATGTCTGGGAGCCTGCCAGGAGCTATGAGCCCCCAAAGCCAACGATCGACGAGAAGGCATTAGCGAGGCTTAAGAACATCGAGCATGAGCGCGAGCTTTGGGTACGAAAAACGTACTTTGAGCCGCGGCTTAAGACTAAAGTTCGGCGTTATCAGCAGCATCATACGGCTCCTAGCCGTTGCCAGAAGGCTAGAGAAAAGCGTAAAATGCGTCTTCAAAGTTATTGAAATTTAATGTGGGTAACATGGTTTCGACACGGAATACAGACAAGCGTTTGCATACCCCGGAGCATGAACGGATCATCAATGATGCAACTTATTAAGTGGCGACAATGTCGTACACGTTGACTTCGGCCGCAAGGCTGCAGTCGCTCGCGCTGCCTAATCCGTAGCGCGCGGGGCCGGTGGAAGCCTTGAAACTAAAGACCACCAAAACCAGGAGCTGGCTGAAGTGACCTGGATAAAAACACGCGGCAAATCCTGCGCGGTCCCGTCGTAGCGCAAAATACGGGCTGGTGGATCTGGCGGTGTAGTCCGCCCCCAATCGTGAGCTTGCCGAGTTTAACTGCAAGCGGGTCAGCCTGACCAGAAGACGGCTAAGTATGTAGAGAGCGTTTGAAAGTTTTTGTGGACGCGGGTTCGATTCCCGCTACCTACACCATTTTTGTTTGTAGCGCGGATGCCGGGCATTGACATCCGCGCTACAATTTTTAAGAATCTATTTATGGGCAGATCTCAGGCCGAAGTTCAAGTTTTTCGCACCCTTACCGCCGTACTTTTAGCGGAGGAAAATATAGTTATAGGGGCCTGGCCAAAATGGTTAGTGAATCCCAAGACAGGATGCAGGTTAGAGCTCGATCTTTATTTACCTAACAATAAAATCGCATTTGAAGTGCAAGGGCCGCATCACATAACCGATAAAAATCAAATAGATCGCGACGATATCAAAAAGTATCTCTGTGAAAAAAGATCTGTAAAATTATTTCGCATTGGCATTTTGGAAAATGATCCTTACTACTTTTACCGACTCTTCACCAAACTAAATAATGATGGATATGATTTAAAGCTCAGGGATCCGTCGTGGAAATGGTCGGTTAGGCGCAGTTGGGGTAAGAAGTACGCGGCGCAGATTAAACAAAATTTTGGGGAGTTTAATCCCTGTTACCAGAATCCAGATAAATATTTTGAAAAAGATAACAAACAGTTTTATTTAATAAAATCAGGTGGTAGGAAAGAATATCTGTGAAACCTTATGCCCGTTGATAGATATCAATCCTGGACCAGCGAGTCCAAAGAAGCGTGACATGGCCGCTTACGCCTCCAGAGAGGATATTTATCTTCACCTTTAGTGGTGGACGGGCTCCATTTTTTCATCTAAACTCTTTTCATGAAGTTTTTACGACTCTCCCCAAGTCTACCGTCATATTTGAGCACTGAGCTCAGGGGGGATATCGTCTAACTTCAGTTAAAATTTAGAGTTAGATACTTAAAACCCTGGGCTAATACCTCAGGGTTTTTTTATTTATTGTGCCCTTGTGGTGGAACTGGCAGACACAATCGCCTTAGAAGCGATCGCGCAAGCGTGGGAGTTCGACTCTCCCTGAGGGCACCATGTCGGGGTGGCGGAATTGGCATACGCAACGGCCTTAAGAGCCGTAAAGCTGTGGGTTCAAATCCCACCCCCGACACCAAAGGAGGTTTTGTTTTAGATATCTGGGTGTAACTCAGTCCGGTAGAGATCCTGGCCTGGAACCAGGAAGTCGCAGGTTCAAATCCTGCCACCCAGACCATTTTTGTGGAGAGATGCGTGAGAGGCTGAAACGGCCGGTCTGTAAAACCGGTGTCCTTCGGGGCCGCGGTAGTTCAAATCTACCTCTCTCCACCAGTTGTTGGAGGATTGGGTGAAATGGACGAAACCACCGGTCTTGAAAACCGGCGAGGCTCGAAAAGGCCGTCCGAGTTCGAATCTCGGGTCCTCCGCCAACTTTATTATGGAAGAGTGGGTGAATTGGTTAAACCACTAGCGTGCTAAGCTAGCAAGGCGTAACAGCCGTCCAGGTTCGAATCCTGGCTCCTCCGCCATTTTATTCTTACCAAAACCGTCGTTTAAAAGTTATAAGTTTGGTGAGGAGATTTAACATGATTAATTTACACATAGAACCACGGAAAACTATTTCTTGGGAAACATTCACTAAAGATTATCCGCCCTATTCGATAGCACTTGATGGCTTTGTTGATGGGCCCACACGCAGGGATTCTAAAGGTCCTTACGCAAACTTCGACCATCATTCTCTTGTCGATCGCATATCGACACGTTCAACAGCCGATCAGGTCCATATGGAGATTAACTTAGGACTCTTTGAGACTTTCAGAAAAGATGGAATTCCGACGGCGAATGTCTATGTCAATGACGTTGACGAAGATACGTGCCTTGCCTATTGGCTTCTTGTGAATCACGAGCAGATTGGTCATCACGCATATCCAAATATCAACCGCCTTGTTTATTGCAACGACAGGCTTGATTGCACGGGCGGCACTTATCCGTTCGGAGATACGGAGTTTCTACGAACGATGGCCTGGATCTTTGAGCCCTATAGATCTGTTCGTCAAAATGCTGCTTACGGGCAATTCGACCAATCCCTCATGGAGGCAATACTAGCCTCTGTTGGTAGTAGAATTTGCGATTATTGCATGGGAAAGGCTGGACAATGCTCGATTAATAAACACTTCGAGGTTCTAAATTCTTTTAACGGCTGGTCTTTTGTAAAAGAAACTAGCACATCATCTCGAATGTTCATGTTCGCAAGCGGGGTCAACGCTTTTCTATCTGATCGTGGACACGGGATCTATGTACTAGGTCGGAAATCAACGTGGATTAATTTTCCGCTTGATAAGATCTATGAGGCACTAAACAACCGAGATGAAAATATCACGGAAGCAAATCGCTGGGGCGGATCCAACACTATCGGAGGCTCTCCGCGGGAAACGGGAAGTACATTGCCACCCGAGGCTATTTGCGGCATCATTAACGGTATTTTAAATAAAGGAGATTTATGAAAATCAACGCCGGCAACATTTTCTATACCAAAACAATTACAATAAAAGAACCAGTGGATGAGAAGACCTCAGTTCGCTCCATGTACAAAGCTCATAAAGGTAAAGAGTTTTATGCAGTTCTTTTGGGGACGACCGAGGAGGGTCTGGCCGTTCCTGGCAAAGCTGCTCGAAAAGCACTTCATCTTATAGGCTGGGTTACACTTGATCAGGTAGCCGAGCACTTTGGAGACAAAGCGACTGAGAGTTTTGCTAAGAAATTGTCCGCTCAATTTGAGGACAAAAAGCCAAAAAGAAGGTAACTAAATGATTTTACTTGTATATTCCATATTCCAATATGGAATAAAGGAGATTTGAATGATTGTTGTTAAAGCGCCAGAACCAATCCCTATGGATGCGCCAATTGTCTCTGTCTTTCTCGCTGGCAGCATTGAGATGGGAAAGGCAGTGGATTGGCAGACAGAGATAACACACAGGCTTAGGTTTCTTGATGTGACCGTACTTAATCCGCGGCGCGATGACTGGGATTCGTCATGGGAACAGAAGATATCAAATGATAAGTTCCGCGAGCAGGTCACTTGGGAACTTTCGTGTCTCGAGCGCGCAACACATATAGCGATGTACTTTGACCCCACAACCAAGTCCCCCATATCTCTTCTAGAACTTGGGCTTTATGCTAAAACAGGAAAGCTTATCGTATGCTGCCCAGAAGGATTTTGGCGCAAGGGGAACGTGGACATTGTCTGCAGCCGCTACGCAGTCCAGCAGGCCGCAAACTTAGAACAACTTATTGGATGGACAATCGCGAAAGTGAGCAGATCTTATGCAACGTCGAGAGTGTAAATTTATTTCTCCCTCAGAGATGGAATATAACAGATGGAAAGCTGACACCAACTTCAAACATCATGTCGCAACGATTGAAAAGAAAAAGCCAGAGACCATCGTCAAGGCACTTCTTGAAATTAGGACTCAATTAGATATGCTTGATCGCACGGACATAGCTTTAACGCGAGTTCAGTTCCGCGCTCTTGAAAAGGCAATCAAAACCATCGATAATGTCATAGATAAAGAACGTATTTGCTGAAGTTTTTATTGCGTGGAAGTTGACATTAACGAGGTAACTCTATGAATTTAGCGACAATTCGAGGCTGGTTCTTAAGTCTAGTCCGGCCTTTCCTCATCTGGGCATCCGGCGTACATCTACCTTTTACGCACAAGCTCATCACAGGCGTTCTTTATTATCAGTCCTATCCTTACCTCAAGCCCGGGTCGATCTTCATTACGGTGATCCGTGGCGACCTCACAACAGCTTTTATTCCTGGCTTCTGGACGCATGCAGCGATCTATGCGCCGCAGCCTGGGGAGGCGATCGATGAGCGCGTTTGTCAGGCTGAGGCTCCTGGGGTGCTCGATACGGATCTTGTGACATTCGAGACGACTAAGGACTATATGCTCATCATTGAGCCAAAAGGTCTTGGGGCCCTTAAAGACACGATTATGAAGGAAGCCTCAGACATCGCAAAGCTTCAGGTGGGTAAACCTTACGACTTTAACTTTCTGTACAACAGCTCGGGGCAGAAAGCTTTTTATTGCTCAGAGCTTGTCTGGTGGTGCTATGACCAGGTTTGTCAGAAATACAAAGTGAAAAGCCCTTTTGTTCCCAAAATGAGTTTGGGAGTTCCGACCGTGACACCGAATGATATCGCTACCGATAGCGAGAACTTTCAGATAGTTTGGGACAGTAGAACTATCACGGGGGTGTCTTGGTGGCAGACTTTCAAACAGCGATTGAGTACGTTCTTCTAAACGAAGGTTCCGAATACACAGACGATCCAGAAGACGGTGGCGGCCCGACGAAATGGGGCATTACCCTTGATGACTTAGCCCGCTGGCGACAACTTCAAAATCAGCCGGTTCCAACTGCAGACGATGTCCAAAATCTCACGAAAGATGAAGCTATATCTATTTATCAGGAATTTTACTGGAAAGCTCAGAGCCTTGATGATGTTACAGATATTTCAGTTGCTACAGCTATTTTAGATATGTCAGTTAATCTCGGTAACTACAAAGCTGCGATCTTCGCCCAAACTGCGGCCGGCGTAGCGGCTGACGGAGATTTGGGGAGCGAGTCGTTACTTGCTATAAACAAAATGGATAGAATTAACTTTTTTTACCTATTCATCCATCAGGTTCAGCAATATTACGTTAACATCGTCCTTGATCATCCAGGTCAAATTAAGTTCTTAAATGGCTGGCTCAACCGGTCGCAAAAGCTTGTAACTCTGTTATAGGCTAAGTAGCTAACAAAGGAGATTTATGGCAACGGTAGATGAAATCATCGAAGGGCTTCAAATTATGAAGAAATACGGCACAGTCGAAACTGCGGCAGAACATGATGTGTTTTATGCCGGTCCCCCTTCTGGTACAAAAATGTCAGCCGAGGATGAGAAAAGATTGGAAGCCCTTAGCTGGTCCTGGGAAGAGGAATTTGAGTCCTGGGCCATTTTTACTTAAAGGAGATCTGCAATGGAACGACCCGAGCACGAAAAACTAAAGTATATACAGTATAAAAGCCAAGCAATTCATGAGTTTATAGAATGGCTGAGTGACACAAAAGACATCCGCCTCATGGAAAACTATTCAGAGGAGTTCTATGAAAATAACGAGGACTTTGCTGATGCCAAGCGCGAGTTGGATTACGACTTTGCCTTTCCAATCAGGGCCAAACTCACGGATCTTGTCGCGGAGTTCTACGATATTGATTTAAAAAAGCTTGAAGATGAAAAGCTCGCAATGCTAGAAGAAATAAGGAGACACAATGATTCTGCTAAACGACCACGAGGTCACGCCGACGCTATTTCCTGACGGCACTTCTCAAGTTTGGAAAATTCCAGGCGAGTGGTTTAATAAACACTCGGCGATTACGATCAATACCATTACATGGGACTTTTCTTACGAACGCGAGCTCATGCCTGTCCTTCAGCTAAAGAATCTTCTGGACAAGGAATGTCCGAGGGCAAGTAAGCACTTGGATATGCCTTATTTACCTTACGCCAGACAGGACAAAGAGATCGATAATAGCCTCACTTTTTCCTTACATACCTTTGCCACCGTGATTAACGCTTTTAAGTTCGATCTTGTGATGTCCGTAGATGTCCATTCTCCCGTGGCTTCGGAGCTTATCCACAATCTTAGAAGCCGGCAGCCTTTGACAGAAATTCGTAAAACTATTGCGGCGTGTGAGCCCCACTGCATCTATTTTCCGGATAAGGGTGCCAATAATCGCTATGCTGGGCTCATCGAGCGCCCGATGGATGAAGTGCTTATAGGAAACAAGGTAAGGAATCAGCAAACAGGTGAGATCATAGGGCTTAGCGTTAAGTGGGGTGACGATAAGCCAGCCACTAATCTCGGTGACCTCGATATTCTGATGCTGGACGATATTTGTGATGGCGGCATGACATTTATTAAAGCGGCGGACGAGCTTAAAACCTACGGGGCGCGCGAACTTTATCTATACGTCAGCCACGGCATCTTCTCTAAGGGGCTTAAACCACTTAGAGATGCGGGGATTAGTCGTATTTTCACAAAAGACGGGGAGATTAAGTAATGGGAATGTCTATGCACGTAACCGGATTTCGAGACCTTGACGGTAAATTTAAAAAGATGATGAAGGCAAAACAGTACTGCGACAAGGAGGGCTTAAGCTATCCAAAAGAGGTGACGGAATATTTCGGTAGTGAGATTGAGTGCAAAGATGAATACATCAAAGAGCAGTTTGCTGAAATCGAAATACCCCATGAAGAGTGGAGCGATGATCATCGTGACGGATTTGAAATTGAAGTGAAAGATATCCCCAAAGAAGCAAAGACTATTAGGTTTTATTGTTCTTATTAAAAAGGAGATTTAAATGTTTACACCGCAAGCCATGGCTCTATGTGATTTCTACAAATTTTCCCATAGGCCACAATATCCAAAGAACACTGAAGTTGTTAGTTCCATTTGGACACCGCGCACTTGTCGTATCGGCGGAGCTGACGGGGCTGTTATGTACAATCTTCAGGCCTTCAATCAGGAGTGGCTCATTGACTTCTTTAACGAGCATTTCTTTAAGCAGCCTATTGATGACGTGCTAAAAAAGTATACCCGTTTTGTGAAGTACACACTCGGTGACCAAAACCCTGAGGTTAAGCACATAGCAGACCTTCACGATCTAGGTTATGTTCCGCTACACATTCGTGCTCTACCTGAAGGAACAATGGTCCCGATTCGAGTGCCGATGTTCACATCTCAAAACACTGAAAAGGATTTCTTTTGGTTCACAAACTGGGTTGAAACGCTCATGTCTTGTGAAATCTGGCAATCGATCAATAACGCAACTATTGCGCAGGTCTATAAAAAGCTTCTTCACAATTACGCAATGAAGACCGTAGGTGATGCGAGCTTTGTGAAATTCCAAGGGCATGACTTTTCGATGCGCGGAATGGCGGGACTTTACGCAGCCACAAGATCAGGATCGGCACATCTTCTCTCGTTTGTTGGTACTGATACAGCACCGAGCATCGAGTACACTGAGCATTTCTACGGCGCTGACATTGAAAAGGAGCTCATTGGTACATCTATCCCCGCAACCGAGCACTCAGTTATGTGTGCTCACGGAAAAGATGAACACGCAACCTTCAAGTTCTTGATCACGGAGCTTTACCCAAAGGGTTTTGTTTCAATCGTGTCGGACACATGGAACTACTGGGATGTGCTGACTAAAGTTGTCTATGATCTTAGAAATGTCATCGTGAATCGCGACGGCAAGGTCGTCATTCGACCTGATTCTGGCGACCCAGTAAAGATCATCTGTGGCGATCCAAATGGCAAGACTGAAGCTGAGCGGAAAGGCACAATTGAGATCTTGTGGGAGATATTTGGTGGAACTATGACGCTAAAAGGCTATAAGCAACTCGATCCGCATATTGGAGCTATCTATGGTGACTCGATTACAACTATTATTGCTGACAAGATCCTCTCTGGTCTTGAAGCAAAGGGATTTGCGTCTACGAATGTTGTGTTCGGTATTGGTTCTTTCACGTATCAACACAATACGCGCGATAACCTCGGCCAAGCACTTAAAGCAACAGCTTGTATTGTAGACGGACAGGAGCGCCAAATGTTCAAAGATCCTGTAACTGACAGTGGTGTTAAGAAGTCGCCCAAAGGCCGCATCGTTGTTTATCGCGATCTTGATACAGGCGTTTTGAAATGTCAGGATGGTCTGAGTCTTCTTGAAGAGTACCCGAATGATCTGCTTCGGACGGTGTTCTTAGACGGGAAGATTCAAAACTTCCAAACGTTCTCAGAGATTAGGAATAGACTTGCGGAATGCACAGGCGTTCCGTTTTAAAATTGGCTGTCTGCGAGGCAGTCCTTGAGGTGGTAAGATAATATAGCTAGGTACAGGCGTTTTAGCCGTATTGAAGACCCTTTACTAAAGGACGGACTACATCATCCACCACTTCAAGGCTGCCCGCGGGCGTGCCTTACAAAGGAGACGCAAATGACAAAAGAAATTATGGATCTAGTAACTAAGAGCTTGCCTGCGATGCAAGTAGAGGCTCTTCGCTCGGAGCTTGCAAAAGCCGCCCGCGTTCCCGAACTTGAGAAAGCCAATGCTGATCTTCGAGAGCGATACGACGCCTGCAATCAAAAACTTCTGGCGCTAGAGAATAGGGTTAAAAAACAAGAAGAGATAGATGCTAAGCTGGCTGACATTGCAAAACGCGAACAACGCTTTGAAGTTGAGCTTTTAAAGAAAGATGTCGAGTCGCACAAAATGACGGCATCTATGCAAAACGATCTCATACGGGCGGCGTTTAAGAGCCCAGCTATTCAGCGCTCCATGTGGGAAGAGAAGATCGATCCGAACAACATCTACAGTAAACAGACTGTTCATAAGGGTGAAACCACCACACACGGAGAGTAAAATGCCAAAAGCGGCTCTTTATTTTAAACTTCCCGAGGAGAATGAAGAATTTAAGATAGCTTGCAAAGCAGGGGCTATGGATTTTTTTATTCACGAATTCGGTGAAAAACTTCGTAGGCGCTACAAACACACGGATCCCAAGAACAATGACGCCTACGAAGAGTATGAAGCCATAAGAGAGGAATTTTTTAATTTATTGGAGGAACATCTTGGACAAGATTAAACGAGCTTTATTTATGACCATTATTGACCTTATCGTCCTGGCCGTCGGTTGGTTTCTGGTATCATTCATCCTAAATACCCTGCGGACCCAAATAGGACTTATGCCGACTGTAGTCGTGGCGGTAGCCGTCCCGACTTTATTATTGTTTTTCCGCGCACTTATTGCAGAGATAAAAAAGCCTGGACAAAAAGAAAAGCCAAAGGCATAGTAATAGGCATGGAACGTTAGATACCTAAAAAACCTCCGTGATTGTGTGAATTTGCGTTTTTGCTAGCAACTTTCACAAAAATCTAAAAATTACGGAGGAATAAATGTCACCCTTAAAACAAATGAAAGAGGAGCTAAAAGCCCTCGCTAAAAACATCAGTCTTACGCGCGCCGCAGTTAAGGAATTTCAACGAAGCCGCGGAGTCAGTAATTTCCCGCCCGACTCTAAACCGCTCTGGAAATCAGTTCCGGAGTTCAGGCATAAGCACATCGCTTACTGCCTGGCTCGCGGAAGATCCTACGAGCAGATTGAGTCAAAGGTCCACGAAGGTAACGAACCTAAGTGGGATATCATCAACGCATTATTAAAGAAGGTGCAAGATGAGCAGGCGGCTTTTCGTGCTAGTCAGATCCGACCTGTCGCGTAGTCAGCAAGCGGTGCAGGCCGGCCATGCCGTGGCGGCCTTCTGCTCTCGCGAATTTAGGCGACATCACTGGAATGGACGGGAAATGGAAGTAGTTCCAGCACGTTGGGACGGTGAGACACTTGTGTATCTAAAGACAGACCCAGTCTCGTTTAAAGAAGCCTATACTGACTGCGAGGAAGCATACCCCTTCTACGAACCAGACATTGGTAACGAAATGACAGCATTTGCGACACTTTCGCCTCCTGATTGGTTTGATTTCCTTAAGCTGGTATAATGGTCTGCTCGGGTGGCCGATCGGTCAGGCGCTGCTCTCTAAAAGTAGTTAGGTGGGTTCGATTCCCATCCCGAGCGCCACAAACCAAAGGAGAGGTTATGTTAAAGCTGTTAGTGATCGTGTTAGTAAGTTGTCAGGCGATGGCCACAGAATATATCGTGCGCCTTCCGTCGGATCCTCAGGCATTAAGTCTTAATGCGGCTGCGGCTAGCGTTCCAATCAAAAGGCATCTCCGGTACTTCGAAGGTTTTGTGGCTGATCTCAGCGATCGCCAAGTAGCAAACTTCAAGAACCAAGGATTTATGGTGGAGAAGAATGGCACAGTCCATATCATGGGCCGTCCGCGCGTCGCGGCTAGCGACACCGTAACGCCAGTTCCGTGGGGAACGACTGCGGTCAATGCCCCTCAAGCTAATAAGCTACCAAACGGGAGTGGAGAGGGCGTTACAATCTGTGTTGTTGATACGGGGGCTGGAACTGATCATCCGGACTTAGCCGGCGTCTATCTGCCTGGCGTTGCTATTATCAAAACGACAGCTACTGGGAAAGAGGATTGGTACGACGATATGGGCCACGGGACACACGTCTCCGGAACTATTGCAGCCAAAGCCGATTCTCAAAATGGTGTCCAGGGTGTCGCACCTAAGGCTAAAATATTTCCTGTCAAAGTCCTTGATTCTCAAGGAAGCGGGACCGACGCGAATGTGGCTGATGGGATTAAAGCCTGCATTGGACACGCCTCGATTATCAGTATGAGTTTAGGGGGCGGGGACAGTTCCATCATGAAAGAAGCTGTGGCTGACGCGCAGAGAGCTGGTTTAATTGTCGTAGCCGCGGCTGGCAATGACGGCGGGGCTGTGATCTACCCTGCAGCCTATCCTGGCGTTCTTGCTGTTTCGGCGGTCGATGTCAATTATAAGCTCGCTGACTTCAGCAATTTCGGTCCGGAGATAGCCTATGCTGCTCCAGGGGTTGCCGTTAGATCAACGATCCCGGGCGGGTTTGCGACATGGGATGGGACTTCTATGGCCACTCCCCACGTGGCGGCTGTGCTTGCGATCAGTAAATCCCGCGGAGCGCAGCTTAAGGCGCGCGACATAAAACTAACAAAAGAACAGCAGGGCAATGGCTTTGTTGACGCCTGGCTAAGTGCTCAAGTAAAGTAAGCTCATGAAGTCGGGGCGATCTTCGCCCCGACACCAACTGGAGATTTATGATTTATTTAGTTATCTGGATTCATTTCATTGCCGATTTCATTTTTCAAACCCGCCGCATGGCTGATAACAAGAGCAAATCGCTTTCGTGGCTTACTTGTCATTGCTGCGAGTACACAGTCTTTTTATTTGTGCTCGGCTGGCAGTATGCTGTGATCAACGGCGCAGCCCACTTTGTGACAGATTTTATTACGTCAAAACTGAGTAAGAACTTTTACCTTAAGCAGAACATGAAAGGCTTTTGGATCACGATTGGAGCTGATCAAGCCATTCACATGACGTGTTTAATTTACACATTGAGGTGGGCAGATGCGAGCTTTATATCCAGGTTCTTTTAATCCCTGGCACGAGGGGCACGAAGACATTTACCAGCAAGCAAAGAAGGTCTTTGATGAAGTCCATATCCTAACGGTGACTAAAGAGACGGGGCTTTTGTCAGACTATTTGGCAAAAAATCCGTACGATGCCATCGTTAGAGGCTTAAGAAACATTCTGGACTTTGAATATGAGCGAAGCCTCAAAACGTGGTATGAAAGCTACGGGATTAAAATTCCGATTGTCTTTTTCGTGTGTGATCCCAAAAATGCGCACCTTTCTAGCACGATCATAAGGTCTATTAGAGGCCTCAAGTCAGACAAGGATTTGCAATCTAAATAAGGTCGTATGGCAGAGCGGCATATGCTGACGGACTCTAAATCCGTTTTACGTGGGTTCGAATCCCTCTACGACCTCCACTTTTAAAACTACCATTTAGGGTCTACAATGTATCCTCCTATCCAAAGGAGGATATCATGGTAGTTCAAGGGCGTGTCCTTAACTGGCGACCATCGCTTAAGGATGCAAACGACAAACAATATAAACACATCGAGCTTGCGGTTCCGCGCCTCATCTTGCCGGCGAGCATGGATCTAAGACCCAAATGCTCTCCCGTCATGGACCAACTGCAAATGGGTTCTTGTAGTGGGAATGCCACAGCCGGTGCTGTGGAGTTTCTTGAACTTCAAGAGCTTCCGCTACCTGGCGCACAACCTCAGGAATATGTTCCTGGCAAGTTTGATCCCGTTTCGCGGCTTTTTATTTACTGGAATGAGCGCGCGCTTGAAGGGACAACTGGACAGGATGCCGGTGCCACGACACTGCGAGATGCTTGCGTAGCCGTCCAATCAAAAGGCGTACCCCGCGAAAGCACATGGCCCTACCTGCAATCGAATCTCCTGCGCTGCCCGACTTCTCAGGCTTATGGAGAGGCTTACCATCACAAGGTACCGTTCTTTTACGAACTCAGTGACCTTACGGAGCTTAAACGTTGCCTCGCTAATGGATTCCCGCACCTTTTTGGTATCCCTGTTTACAGCTCATTTCTGAGCCAGCAGGCGGCAATGACTGGTATTATCCCAATGCCTGGCGGCCGTGGCGATACCATTCAAGGTGGTCATGCGCTTCTATGTGTTGGCTATGATGATATGAACCAGTGGTTCATCTTCCGAAATAGCTGGGGCGTTTCTTGGGGTCAAGCGGGCTATGGCTTCTTGCCGTACGCTTACATGGAAATGTACGCTGATGACTTCTACACTCTGCGCCGGCTTCCAGCCACCAGCGGTGCTAAAAAACCTGCCACTGTGCCGACTGCACAACTTCCGCAAGCTGCTTAAATCTTAATGACCAGAAACTGGGCGATTTCGCCTGGTTTCTGGTTATAAGTAAATAAAGACAGTTTACAATAATTTACTAGAAGTTATTGCTAGAGGTTACTAGACGTTGATGCTCTGAGCTGAGCGTCAACTGAGTTATTTCAAGCACTTACATTCTAGAAGATAAGGGGGATATAATGGTAGCTTTGGGGGTTAACATGAAGAATCTATTGTTTGGGGCAGCCACTGTTGCTTTGATTCAACTCATCACGTCTATCTCGATTCATAGCTTTGGTCTTTTTGTTGTTTGCCTTTTGTGGGCTTACGAATTACTGTAAATAGCGTTAATTTATTTAGGAGATCTATGAACCACTTAATATCGGAAATCTACGAGACCGCAAAAGAAAAAGGCTGGTGGCCGTCGGAACAACATAAAGATGTTCCGATGAAATCGTTTGATGCTATCAGGATGCTCATCGTTTCTGAGATCGCCGAGGCCACGGAAGAAGTGCGGTCGAAAAAGCCGGCAATCTATCAGGTGCATGACCGCGGCCTTGACGGCCCTATGGCATTCACTCCGGACAGTAAGCACTGGACACCAAGTCTGAAGCCCGAGGGCGAAGCCGTCGAGCTCGCAGACGCGGTCATTCGCATTCTTGACTATTTTGGTCACAAAGGTTGGCAAGTTGAAGAATGGATTCCTGGCGGTCTTAGTATTAGCGATGACCCGCTTGAGCATCATATGCACTTTGTAAAGCTTATCTCACGTGCCGAGTTCGGGGCGGCGCATGATTGTCTATCTGGAGCTGTGAGACTTATTGAGAAATATTTTCAAAAGAACGGCTGGGATCTTGAAAAAGTAATGCGTCTTAAGATGGATTACAATAAGACCCGTTCTTTTCGCCATGGTAATAAAGCATACTAAACGGCGCGCGCAGTTAACCCCAGCGGGGCAATTAGGAGTAATGCTGTGAGAACCTAAACAGCCTGCGCGCGTTTTTTAAACTTCAAGGAGATTTAAATGAGAGGCTATTTCGGGGTGGCTGTATATCACCCCAAACGCTCCATTAATGTCGGTAGCCTCTGGCGTACCGCTCACATTCTTGGCGCAAAATTTTTAGCTACAATAGGTCACAGATACCGCAACCAGGCATCTGACACTGTTAAAGCCACGAGGCACACGCCACTTTTTGAGTACGAATCGTTTGATAAATTCTACGAAAATATTCCGCGCGATTGTAAACTTGTTGGCTTAGAGTTAGTACCTGAGGGCATATCTATCGAGAAGTTTTCGCATCCGCACAGGGCTATTTATCTATTAGGTGCCGAAGACCATGGCTTGCCAGAACAAGTTCTGGCCAGATGTCATCACTTAGTGCGACTCCCGGGTACGTTCTCTCTCAACCTGGCTGTTGCTGGAAGCATTGTTATTTATGATCGCGTAAGAGAAAGGATTCCCAATGGCTAAATGCTGGGTAGTTACATCAGGCGAATATTCCGATTACCGCGTCGCGCGGGTATTTACAAAAGAAGAGCTCGCAGTCCAATGGGTTGGCGGCTTTAACACGTCATACTCTATTGAGGAGTACGATCTTGACAGCATGGATGAGCAGCCAAAAGCGGTGTCGTCGAAAGTCGTCATGGATTGGGAGGATGGAACGGTTTATGAATATGCAGCACATAGCTTGGATGTTTCAAAGCCTGTAAAATGGTGGGGCGGGCCGGACAACGCTATTCCCATGGAAGTTTTTTGTTTAAAAGAGGAAAAACTTCGTGCCACGAGCTATGTCACTAAGAAGGTCATTATTATATGGTTTCCTTTTTATGACATTCAAAAAGCAGTTAAAGCTGCCAATGAAATGCGCTGTATTACGAAGGTCCATTTGAAAAAATGGCCGCAAGAATATTGGCGAAGTTGGTGGTATGACCGAAAGACTCTTCAAGTCATTAACTAAAAGTGTTTACTGCTGACAAGGTTTACGCTAAAAGGATTGCTCAACGATGGAAAGGAAATTTAAAATGTTCAGCGAAAAAGCTATGGCCGAAGTTGGCCAGGTTATTAAGAGAAATAGAATAAAGGCTGGGGTAACACAGGCTGATCTTGCCACCAAACTTGGCTATAAATCCCCGCAGTTTGTTTCAAACTGGGAGCGGGGAGAGGCTATGCCGCCTCTCGAGACCTTACCTAAGATTGCGGCCTTAACTAAATCCGCAACAAAAGAGGTCAAAGAAATATTAGTAAACGACTTGAGACATAAGCTGGATAAGCTCTTTAGGCACTAAAATGAAACTCTTGAGGTCCGCGCCGAGACAGTTCTGGTTCGAGCGGCTTGAGGATCTATCCGGCACCAGTGGTACGGGTATCGTGGCTGAGGGGATTGTCTGGTCAAACGGATGGGTCAGCCTTTGCTGGCTGACTGAAGATGCAAGTGTCACATGGTATGAATCGATTGAAAAGTGTGAGAAAATCCATGGCCACGGGGGAAAGACCAAAATTGTCTGGGTGCATCCAACAGTTTAGAGCTTGAAAGTTGTACCACAATTAGTCAACCTAGGTTAGAGTATTGACGACGCGTCGATATAAAACCTAGGAGACTCCAAATGTCAGCAGTATGTTCAATTCATGACCATATTCCGAATCACATACACAATCCTGAGCTAACCCATGACAACACCTTGCACGTAGTCGGTGTCATTTCTAATCCTGTTCGTTATCACTCACGTTATCGCCTTTTTAGAGAATGGTACAAACAGATGGAGGAGACTCCGCATGTTCAGGTTTATGCAGTTGAGATCGCGTTTGGCGATCGCCAATTTGAAGTAACAGATCCTAATAATCCGCGGCATTTGCAACTCCGGACATCGCATGAACTTTGGCACAAAGAAAACATGATTAATTTAGCCGTCCGGCATCTGCTGCCAACAAACTGGCGGTATGTATGCTGGTCGGATACGGACATTTTCCACACTACTCCTGGGTGGGCTCAAGAAACGCTTCATCAACTACAGCATTATCATGTTGTGCAGCCATGGAGAGATTGCCTTGATCTGGGTCCTTACGGCGAGGTATTAAAGCACTTCCAAAGTTTTTGTTACGTGCACCGTCTTGGGGTTCCTAAGCAAACCCATCCCTCACAGCCGTATATGTACGCGCATTCGGGATTTCAGTGGGCATGCACTCGTCTATTCTGGGAGAATATCCCCGGTTGGGGGCTGATTGATTGGGCTATTTTAGGTTCAGCTGACCATCACATGGCCTGGGCGATGATTAACGAGGTTGATAGATCGATCCATAAGCGCATGGGCGAGGATTTCAAACGCAAGTGCCATGAGTGGCAGGGACACGCTTATCGCATTACTCAGGGGCATTTAGGCTTCGTAAAAACCCGCATCGAGCACAAGTTCCACGGCCCCAAGAAAAAACGCTATTACCGTGAGCGCTGGGCGATTCTCTATGAGAACCATTTCTCGCCAGACCATGACCTAGCTTACGATCGTCAGGGTCTCTTGTATCTGCGCGATAAGCCCCGCCTTCAGCACGAGATCCACGATTATTTCCGCGCACGGTCGGAAGACGAGATAACCGTCGATTAATGCCTACGCCAGAAGCAATCGAGAAAAGGCGCACTCGTATCAGCGAACAGATAAAGTGTTTTCATTTCACTAACTTACAGCCTCTGTGGGGATCTGAGAACCAGTCTAAGGGCTGCCGCTAGTTTATCTAAATTAAACAAATAAGCTATAATATCGATATGAAGGTCATGATGGCATTCCTTGCCGGAATCATAATTGGCTTCCTCGCCCCACGGTATTCGCCGCATAATGCCAATACAGTAGAAGTCCACTGTCCAGCTCCGCCTATCGTCCCTAAGTGCAAGCCCAATAAAGGCATTTTAGAGAGTCTTAGGACTTACCAGGAGCTCTTATTGACTTGCTATGGACAGGTCGAAAAGAGCCGAGCGGAGCTCCAAAATTGTCGCGACCACACACTTAGCGTTCAAGCCGATGCTGATGATTGGCGGCTAAAATACATCAATCAATGCCCTTGAACTAGGAACTTTTTTCCTATAATCTTTTTACTTTAAGGAGACTCATTATGGTTTGGTACGAATACGTCGGGATAGTTTGGGCTGTGCTTATAGTCCTACTTTTAACATGGTCATATTTTAATCAAGACGAACTTACTGTAGGAGATATTGTGCTCGGAGTTCTACTGGCTCCGATTGCATTTGTGTATTGTTACGCGGACTGGAACACCAAAGTAATCGTTTGGCGAAGGAAGGAGAAATGATGAGTGTTGACGTCCCCGTTATACTCACGATTATCTTTGTATCGTTGAAGATTTCTGGCGTGATCCAGTGGTCATGGTATGTAGTGCTATTACCCGTCTTAGCATTATTTGGATTCATCGCAATTTTAATTTTGGTAGCAATTTTTAAAGCAATTTTTGATAGGAGAGACTATGAGCGCGAAAAACACAACAACTTATCCAAGTACAATAGACCCGATTAACTGGGTCAAAAAACTGATCGCACATCAGGGACCAGACAATGCTTACCGCATCGTTTCGGTTTGCGGAGTTCCTAAGATCGGTAAGGATGGTTCTGATCCGAACCCGCATTTTACGTTTTATAAAAATGCCATGAGCTATCTTAAGAAAGCTTATCCGGATGTGGGGTACAGCAATGTCCCAGAACAAGTTTAAAAACGATGATGGCACCTTTCCAGAGCACGAGAAATTGCGCGATGGTCACCCATTTGATTTCAGAATCCTGTTATCGGAATACGACTATATGCGGGGAATGATCATAGGGTTTGAGCAAGGAATAAAAACTTTAAAAAAGGAGACACAAGATGTTCGGATTGAAACGCGAAGAGATCGAGCAACTCATCATTCAGCACGTAAGGCTCGGACAGGCATCGATTAGAGATGAGATTAAGAAGCAAAGTCTTGATTTCACAACCAATGTTCTTCATTTTGAAAAGGTTGGAAAAGAGCGCGATCAGGTTCTGATGGCTAATGTCGCGCGCCTCGATAAGTTTATCGAAAATGGCTTAAAAGAGCGCGAAGCAGAAGCAGCCCAGCGTCTCTTAATAGCAGAAGACATTGGAAACGCTAGAGCCCACAGAAAAGCCGTTGTTGAGGAAATGAGGCATGCGCAAGTGCATCGTAATGCCATGGAAAAACTTTGTTCCGAAGGGAACGATATCGTGGAGCGCATCGCAATAGCTTTAGAGAAAATGGTTGAATTCCAGGAATTAAAGATTAAGGCTAAAGAAAAGAAGAAAAAGCTGCGTACGCGCTAGTCCGCGGTCGCTCGGGATGGTGTGGTGGGTTGACTAGAATTTCTACAGACATCCGACATAGCTTTTAATTGTTAGGCTGCCGGCCACTTTACTGTAGAGGCGGCCCATGTTTAAGGGAGATCCATGGAGAAAGAAAAACTTCAGTACGGGGAAGTTGTTGAAGAGGGCATTACAACACTGATCGGTGCTTTCGGCGCAGTCATCGAAGAGCTTTTTAAAAAGCCCGCCATCATTCTGAAAGATGCCTCAAATCCCTTTGCGGATTTGCCAAAGCATATTCAGATGTCTATTGTACAAGGTGCTTTTTTTCAGTGCGCAGCTCAGAGTATCGCTTCAGTGGTCATGCTTGCGGGCGGTCAACTAAAGCCCAAAGAAGTTTTTTCAGCGAGCACTATGGTTTTGCGTCATCATTTTGATGGCTATTTGAATCAGTTTCGGGAGGATTATGAACGATCAAAGGGTATGGATAAAAGACCTAAAACCGGGGATGACGGTAACAGAATTATACTTGATCCAGGCGCTCAACCAAAAGTATAAAGCATCAAACAACGAACCGTTTGTCGTCGCAGTTCTCGCTGACAAAACAGGCACGCTCGAAGCCAATGTGTGGAACCACACCCTTGATGATGCGGGCACTTGCCTGGGCATGAAAGCCGGCGCAGTCTACGAAGTGAGCATCCAAGTTTCAGAATATAAAGAAAAGCTGTCTGGAAAACTAAATGGCTTTAGCCACCCGAAGATTAAATTTGACGAGAAAGATTTCTTTAAAACTTCGGATTACGATCCTGAGCAGATGTGGACCGACTTTCAAAAATATTTGACTGGATTTGAGAGCGAAACTTTTAAATCGGTTGCTGCGAGTTTGTTCGACGCAGAGTCAACTGAGCTATTTCGTAAAGCGCCGGCCGCGACCGGAATGCATCATGCATTCCTGCACGGGCTTTTAGAGCATACTCTCCAGATGCTTCAAATATGCGAAAAGCTTTTAGAGTTCCCCTTCTTTAAAAAGCCGCTTAACAAAGACCTCTGTATGTTCGGGGTTATGTTCCATGACTTCGGCAAGATCTATGAGTACAGCACAGAGCCTGGATTTAAGAAGCGGCTGCAAGGCATTTTAGTCGGTCATATTCCGATGGTAGCGGCGCGGATCCTTGAGACCTGCAACAAACTAGGCGTACCGGAAGAGGTACGTGACCACATGATGCATGTAGTGTTGTCCCACCATCGCTTTAAAAGGTGGGGAAGTCCTATGACCTTTGCGTGTCCGGAAGCCGCTTTTATCCATTATATCGATAACTTGCATGGCGACGTTTTTGGTATTATTCAGAAGCGCGAAACTGCGACTAATGATACCGTAGTCTATGGATTCGACGAGGATCGGACGACAATTTTAAAAACGCCGTTCAATGATGTCATGAAGGCGGTAGAGGGGATTCCAGATGGATTTTAGTAAACTTGTTGGCCTTAAAGTTTTGTGGCAAGGGCGCATTCCTAACGATAACGGCGGGTGGGACACATACATTCTTCTTGGTGGCGGCTATGGTATGTGTTTGCCAGATCCGGAGACATCGGAGAGCGCTGATCCAATTTTTTTGGAGAATACTTCCGACACGTTCGGCGCGATTGTTAAGCAAAACATAGATTTCGCTAACAATATTGTGGCGTTGGCGGCATTACTTAAACAAGCTGAGGAAGTGGCTGTAACGGAGCCGGCTGTACCGACACCGACACCAGAGGTTAAAGAAACCGCGCCAGTAGAGGTTACAAGTGAAGCCCCTAAATGAGATCCAGGATGAACTAAAATCAGTGCTCGGCCGTGACGTCACGGTGAGCAAAGTGCGCGTAGGTCCTGAAGAAAAGTATTTGGCGGATTACGTTAATCATGGCGCGCCAGCGACTAAACTTGCAGGGTTAACAGAGGAAGAAGCGATCAGAAATCTTCATGATTTCCTAACGAAAATCCCGTCAGTAAAGGACGAGACGTTAAGCCAGTTTTAGTATCGCCTTGATACAAACGCTCCAAAATAGCTTACAATTTGCCCAAGTAAGCTATCTAGGAGGTTCATTTGCGCAAAGTCCTCGCGATCCCCGACCTTCACTTTCCCTGGCACGATCAAGATACACTCACATGGATTTACAAATTAAACCAAGAGCGAAAGCCTGATGTCATCATCCAGCTCGGTGATCTTTACGATATGTACTCCCACAGCCGCTTCGCGCGCACTCACAATCTTTGCACGCCTAAGCAAGAAATTGCCGAAGGCAGACTTGGCGCTGCGACGATGTGGAAGCATCTCAAATCTGGCAATCCAAAAGCTGTTTGTTACCAATTGCGCGGAAATCATGATGTGCGCGCTGACAAGCGTATCCTAGAGATGTGTCCAGAGGTCGAGAGTTTGGTGGCAATGCAGCCTCTCTTCGAATTTCCTGGTGTAAAGACCATCATGGACGCTTCAGAAGAGCTTGAACTCGACGGTGTGCTGTACATACACGGACATTATATGAAGCTCGGCGACCACATGAATTATTATCTCCAGCCGGTAGTCCATGGCCATACTCACCGCGGCGGCAGCATCTATAGAAAAATTCATGGGCAGACGATTTGGGAACTTGATTGTGGATTTGCAAGTGATGAGTCACAGGTACCCCTGCGTTATACGGCCACACGCCGAACCCATTGGACTCTGGGCTGTGGCTGGATCGATGACGGCGGACCGTCCTTTATGGTTAAACCCCGCAAAAAATAATTGCCTCTCGCCTCTCTCGCTGATAGTCTTCAAATAGGCAACCACTGCCTATTTAGGAGATTTATATGACGTCTGACGTACTCACCGCACAAAAGCTTTTTGATTTAGCTATCGCATCTCAAACAACATCTGCAGTTTTGCTTCGTCAAGGTATCGCTCTCTTAAGGGAGGAGCTTAACTTTGCGACCGATTCTGCGAAATTTGAGGCCCTAGCCGAACAATTGACAACAGAAAATGCGACATTGAAGCGAGAGGTTGAAACTTTAAAGGCACGGCTTTATAAGAAGAAAGTGCCTATGTATCATGCTACCGAAACCTCTGAGAAGGTCAGGAGGGTAGAATAATGGCGGACACTCTTAATTTACCTATCAGCGAGATGACACAGCGGAAGCTACGCGCGCTAGCGATGCTCACAGGCGAAGGGGTGGGGTCGATCGAGAGCACACTGTCAGGATTTCTTGATGAGATCATTACGAAGAAGTGTGCCGAGCTCCTGGGGGTCGAGCAAAGTGTTACTTTCAATTACAACGTAGATACAGACGCGGAAACGCCCTCTCTATCCGTCAAACCTGCTCCAAAGAAAACTTTTGCGGACGCTCATAAAGAAACGGCGGCAGCTCCGTCTGTTGAAGAAGCGTTTTCAGGCATCGAGCTAAAGGACGAGGTCTCCGGACACGAACTTTCGGGCGATGTTGATGACCAGAATAATAAATCCCTTGAAGAACAAGCAGAAGCTGAAGCGGCTAAAGAGCCGGAAGATGAGGAAGACGAAACTCTAAAAAAGGTTTTTTCAGACAGCCACATTAAAAATGCCGGAGGCAATGCCGAAGCATTTCTCGACGCTGCTATGGGTGAGCCAGAAGAGCGCGAGGATGACGAGATCCCGACCGTTACACGCGGGTACGCAGGACAAGGACCCTATAGTGAGCGCCCGCGCAAAGCCACTAAGTCATTTGAATCTCGACTTAGAAAGGGGCAGGGCGCGCGCATCCAGGCCTATACAGGCGAGGAAGATTAAACTTTAAGAAAAGGCTTACGAGCTCGTGATACAATTAATGTGTCAGGAGGGAAGCCTCATGGATAAGCCTGTCTCAAGTCCCACGGATCCGTACAAAGTACTTCAGCATATATTGGAGATGGTGCGTGAAAGGGCTGAAAAAGCACGTTATTCTAAGGACCCAAATGACATGATTCGTGCTATCCTGGAGAATCAGGAACGGCTTGCTGAAGCGTTCTTAATTGAAGGAGCTTTATTAAGCGCGATAGTCGATAACCAACTTACGGTATCGATCAGCGCGCCGGACAAAGATAAAAGGAGTTAACTCATGGAAAAGCTAGGTGTGCAAAAAGAACAGCTCGTGGAAGAATTACAGGCTGAGTACAGCCGATTGCGCTTGAAAGAGCACGATCTTCAAAAAACATCAGCACCCGCGCCAGCACGTGCCATGGTTGCAAATGAGATGGCTGCAATAAAAGAAAAATTAGACCTATTGTCTGCCGACAAAACATAGGCAAATATCAATTGGTTTTCGATATAAGTTGCGCGGTAGGATAGAACCCGTTACAACTAAATAAAAGGAGATTTATTATGCCCATTAATGGACTGACAGTCACAGATTCGTTCATTCCGCGCCGTGATGGAAAAATCAAAAGTGGAATCAAAGATCCGGCTACCGGATATCCCAAAAACTTGCCCCACTTTGCGCTGCACGACGCACCCCAGTTAGTTCCCATTTTGGGCGACAAACCAACTGAAATCTATTTTACGGTAAACTCTAACAACATTCAGAAATTCTTCCGAGATGACTTAAGGCTCTATTCCCAGAACCAGCTTGTGTGTAAAAGTATGCACAACCATGTCGATCCTAAAACAGGTCAGAGCATGGGGAGTGTAGCTGCCTTTTTTAAAGTAGGTCTTGAGGTTCCCGGGCTGACGGCTAATCCGTTTCCTGGAATGTCGAAGGCTTTTGAAAGAAAGTGCCTCTATAGGTCTTGTCCTGATTACATCGGCGGCAAATGCTCAGAGCATATGTTCCTCGATGTGATTATTCCACAGTATTCGATGTTGTCGATCTTTACTTTGGATAACACGTCCATCAACGCCGTGATGAATGCCTTAAGCGCGTTCTACAAAGCGTTTGACGGTTACGGTGGACGGCTCAAAGGACAGATTTTCAGAGCCTACAAAAAGAAGGTCGGAATCAATTTTCCTGATAAGCAGGGTAATCTGTCAAAGCGCGATACGGATGTAGTGCACATCGAGAACATCAACTTCGCAGATTATGAGAAGATGTTTCGAGATAAGATCGATCCGGTAAACTGGGCAACACTTCTTCAATGGCGCGCAGGAACATTTGCAGCCCCAGAAGAACGTCAGTTGCTGCCAGAAGCAACAGGAGTTCCGCTCCTTGAGTCCGGAGATCCCGATGTCGAAGCCTTTGTCGATCAACCTACAAAAGAGGCGATATCACCTACAAAGCCGGTGTCTGTAACTCAGACTCAATCAACGGATGATGCCATCCGCGCGCGAGCAAATGACCCGTCCGTGGCTCCTTTGTTTGCAGAGATCGCTTTACTTCTAGGTAAAGAAAATTCTGAAGAAAATAGGTTTACTACAACCAAAGCATTTCCGGATGTCGGTCGGCTTGTGACGTACCTTAAAGGACGTATCAAGGAACTCAAGAAAGCTGCTAAGGCAGCGCCGAAAGCCCCTGAGGCTAAGCCCCAGGCAGCTCCGACGCCCCCGCCCCCCGCTACCCCATCCGCATCGCCTTTAAACAGTAATCCGCTATTTTAACTGAAAGTGCCCCTGATGGGGCACTTTTCTTTAGCTAGGAGACCCTATGAAAGATGCACTGCCCAAATACGTGAAATTAGCCAACCTTTTCAATGACGGCTTGAGAAGCCTTGAAACTCTGACTGGGCACGGCGCGAACTTTATATGGGTTTACACGCAAGAGGGTAAGAAAGAACTTCGTGTGGCTGACGTAGGGGCTCTTACAAAGCCCTGCCCGGCTGTTATAGCCGCCTCCCAGGAGTTTGTGGCCGCCACCATGGAAAGAGCTGATAAAGAGTTTTACGAGACATTAGACACTACTCAGAAGCAGATAGCGGACGCTATGGCCGTAGACTTGAAGGACATTCTAGATGAGGTTAAAAATGTCCCTAAGCCCTGATCAAATCAAGGATGCCGCCGAAAAGACACTTCGTCGCCGCGTTCATCAAAATCAGTTTAGGTTGTTAGCCGAATGTCTAGGTACCGTTGAGGTTAGCGTTTTAACCTCTTTTGGGGTTGACGTACGTGAAAAGCTTTTGCAGATTTTGGTGGAGGAAGCGACACAATTACTTAAAGGAGATATGTATGCCCACAGACAAAACCCCTGAAGAGGAAGCAGAGGAAATTATGAACGAAAGCGATGAAACGGTTGAAGATCTGACTGCTGATACCGAAGTTTACGACGAAGTCGATAATGAAGTCGAAGACAGCGGCCCCACAACGGAAGATGAAAGTCCGGCAGAGCTCGACTTCGAACCTGCTGACGACGTAGACACCGTTAACGAAGACTTCGAGCCAGACGACGCAGCTTAAAGTTCTGGTATAAGGACTTAAATTAGGATTTACAACTCGTTGTTAGAAACTTCTCTAACAACTAAGGAGATTTATTATGCTTTACCAAGAGCCGCCGAAGGGATACGTGCAACCAAATCTAAAGTACGGACCCTACTCCCCATCAAGACTTATCATTGCAAAATGTCCCCAACGATTTTTCGGTCAATATATCCGGAAAGATAAATCCATCGTCACAACTACGGCCGCAGCTCGAGGTAACGCTATTCACCACGTTCTAGCGAAAATCTCTATGGCAAAAGTGGAGGAGCAAAGCCTCTCTCCATCTCTCATTTCTAACTGGGTATCAGAAGCTATTGGTATGTTTCCGGCATCGTATGAAGAGATCGATTTGATTAAGGGCGCTGCAAGCGCTTACGTCTCTAACCCAAGCCCGTATCTCAACAAAACAACGTCGTGTGAGAAGTCGTTCGCCGTGGCGTATTATGAAGAGGATTCGTTCCTTGATAACGTCGTGCCAGCGAAAGCTTACGTCGCTATGTCCTATGAAGATGCAAACGGATATCCAAATTCGGCCGCTTTCTTTGGAGGAAAGCTCGACCAAGTAACGGTTGATGAGGTCACAAAAACAGTTGTGATTTTAGATCACAAAAGCACACCAAGTAAAAATAAGAATGAAGACCATAATTTCCAGGTGGGCGCTTATGCGTGGCTTGTGAGCCTCTTTTATCCAGGTTATCAGATTAAGACGGTGCTACATTATGCGCACCCAAATCTGAACTGCTACGCCCCGCCAGTTTATTGGTCGCAAGAAGAGCTTGCGGAGTTTGAAGGCTATATTTTGAGCCGAATCTGGGCGATCGAGAACTACCAAGAATATCCTGCAAAGCCTGGGTCTCACTGCGACTATTGCCATCTAACGCAAGAGTGCACGATGAACCAAGCCCTCAGAGAGCAGAAGGCTCGCGGGGAGCTTGATCTAAATGTGAGAAGCTATGCTGATCTTCCGCGCTTGGCATCCGCTCTTAAGGCGATCGAGGCTTTAAAGAGCGAGGTCCAGCAAGCTCTAAAGGAGGGGATCGAAAAACACGCGCCAACTGGACGGGTAGATATTGAAGGGGAATGGTATGGATTTAAAGCTGGCGATGAAGCGGTAGACTGGGTTTCGACTGATCTGAAGATCAGAGAAGAATCCAACCGCGCAAAGCAGCTTTTAGTGAGCCCTGAACAGCTCACAGACGCCGAGCGAATTAAGTATGAACTTATGGCTAGGTTGCCGGATTTGGCGGCTGTTCTTAAGCACTGGGGTATTGACCCAAATACCTTTAGGGAATGGCAGTCCCAAAAGCTTAAGAATCTCTGGAGGCTTGATAAACCAGGGCTACTTGAGATGTTAAAAGAGTTTGTGGTTAAAGATCGCAGTACGCGGTTTGGAAGCTACAAGGCTTAAAAGGAGCCCCTCGCGGGGCTTCTTGTTTTTACCTATCAAATATGGGAGTATGGTTTTAAGGAGATTTATGAGCTGGCTAGAAGATCGGGACATCCAGTACGTTTACCTAGATGAGGACGGCAAGGAACTGATAATCGAGTATCCGGCCAAGGAAGAGCCTCAAGATGTGGTGAAATTCGAAGGCCACGTTTATACAAAAAGCCATATGCTCCCTTGTAAAGTTAACTTGACGTTTAAAGTCCAGTTCGAGCGTAACGGACTTGTCGCCTACAAAATCGACTCAGGCGACGGCAAGCCCCGCACAGTTTCAGCAACCAGACTTCAATGGGAAAAAAATATTGGCAACATTCCTGGCGACAAGTTGCGCAAGATGCAGAAAGAAGATCCAATCCGCTTCAGAGAACTGTCTCGTAGCGTGACCACAAAAGGCTATAAACAAACATTCATGAAAGTTCATGAAAAACGTATCAAAGGAGCAAAATAATGCTTATCAAAGGGATCAGTCGCAGAGGCGACGCTATCAAGCTAAATGCCAAAGAAGCTATTCCTCACGCGGTCACCCGCGCTATAAAGGCATTGAACACTCGGGACACTATTTACTGGGTTGAGAAAAGTAAAATCCATGTTGAAAAATTCCACAGCATGAACAAAGACAAGGACCAATGGGAAGCCTGGGTTGAGGGTCGTGCATGGGTGGGACAAACAAAAGCGCGCACAGGACGCTTTTATGTTCCTAAAGAGCACTCCTTTAAAGTTCACTACAAGACCGGGAAGGATTCGTTTGGCTTGCCGGACATCGAACTGGCAGCAAAGCCGGAAGTTGTACTTCTTGAAAAAAATCCCACAAAATTAGTGGGAGATGTTCCGGTCGTCGCAGCCCCAAAGACGATTGTGGGTGAACTAAAAGTTGAAGAAGAACCCAAAACAGAAGTTGTAAGTAAGCGAAATCAAAGGAAAAAATAATTTATTTTTAGGTATAAGTCCTCTAGAAACATGGAGGACTTATGAATAATGCAGCTGACCTACTACTCGATCACTCTAAGCTCTGGAAAGTTAACGACGACTTTCTAGAAGTTCCAGAAGAAAAGTTTACAAAGCGCACAAGCCCGATCGTTGAGATAACAACTGAAACTTGGGAGTGCAGCCAGTTTGATTACGTTATCCAACAAGGCAAACTTCCGCGAGATCTTCTCGAATTTGTAGATGGTTTTGTGTCGGAGCTGCGTATATCTTGCTCGGAATTTTCCTCCGTGCGTGACGCATGTAACGAAGTCATTCGCCGAATCGAGTATAGCGAGCCCTACTTCTTCCTTGTCGATACCCTAGTGCAATTAGAATACGACGCCTCGCTCATAACCTATCAGCACAGGGTAACAAAGGACATCTTAGATCCAACGCGGATGGAAGTTTTCAAGTATCAGCCAGGGTGGGACTTTAAGCCATACAAAGTTATCCAGAATATGATGGAGCACGAAGGAATGCGACACTTCTTGCGCAACAACGTCATCCCACCGCAATTTAAAGATCGCGAAGCCGCTATGAAACACATTTTAAGTAAAATGTCGGAAGTGGTCTGGGGGTCTTTTGGTTGGCTTGAAAACTTCGTGGATGAGATGTTAAACGATCACTTGGAATGCTTCATCTATGAAGATCGCCGCGTGAAGGACGTCTACGATCGCACGAGAGTTCAAGATGGTCTTGCAGGGGATTATTTGTTTTGGCTTGCGTGCACACTGGGAGTTATGACGTGGTTTAAAAGCCCCAGAGCTTTGCCGTTTTTAGCGCGCTACCACATCATTTATAGCAGTCTCTTCGATGTCGGGGATAATGGAAAACTAATCCCAGATGTTAAAACAGGCGGCGAAGCTATCGTCGATGGCTGTTCGATTTATACGCTGGCTGACTTAGAGAAGCTGCCCAATCAGGCTCCAGATACTTGTGTCTTGTGCGGGATTGCTACACACTGCTCAAAGCACGTCAATGTGACGGCTTTACGACATCCGCTCTGTTCTTGTGGCGACGTTATAAACCCCCTTCATTCAGGCAACCATGCTTATGACCACTATTCCATGGCTTGCGAAGCCTACAGGCGCGTACATCCCCCAAGGAGCGGTTACGTATGCCAGCGCTGTATGTTCAACGCAGTCAATAACCTGGGTGACGGGTTTGCCTGCGGCCGTGCCATATGTCCAGCAGTCAAGTGCCCCCACCATCCTGGACAGGCCGCCCGACTTAGAGCTTTAACTCAACAAAGAACCAAGCAATTGACCGCTGCGCCAATGGCTTGATACTATCCTCATGGGTGCCCCGTGTGCCCATGAGGAGATTTATGCGACGCAAGGTTAGACGGCACATTAACAAAACGACGCACACAGGCGTGTTGGTTGATGAGCCCAAAGTGATCACCCTAAAAAACTATAAAAAAATCCTCTCATTCACTTTAAGAGTTGATGAACATTTCACTTTAGCTGACGGTTCCCCAGGTCTTCACGAGAATTTTTTTACCTATGAAGTATTGGGTAAGAATGTGGACGCCTACTTAAATGACCTAATCGTTGGCAACGAGTACTTGGTCGAAGGCTATATGCGCGCCGACAGTATTAACGGCGAAGAGCGCGTAAGAGTTCGATGTTTCAATATCTTACCAGCGGATGTGGAACTTGGCGACGAACGAGAGTGATTTTAAAAGTAGCTTCAGACGTGATCTAAAAGATTACCACAAAGAAGCCGTCATCTGGACGAATACCGATAGGTTTGTTGTCGGCCTTCCAGACTTCTGTGTATCTCATCAAGGCGGCTTTTACGCTATCGAAGCCAAGTTCGTAAGAGAACTCCCCAAGCGGAAAGAATCGAAGTGCCTAAAGCACGAGGTATCTGCTAAACAAGCAGACTTTCTAAACAATATTCGTGGCACCTCAAATCACGCAGCAGTTCTAATAGGCTTCCCAGATGTAGCTGTAGTTATGAAAGAAATTAAGTCCAACTACACACTCGAAGAAGTGCTAGACCCTACAAAGTGCTTTACAATACAGAGGCGCAAAGGTCGCTGGGACATCGATCTTTTTTTAGGGGTTGTACGGCGCTATACACTTAACTTAGCCGTCGATTGTTTCACGTCACTCGAAGATGCGAGGAAGCCTTAAATGGGAAACAACAGATTCTTTTTCGAAGAAGACCCAGAAGCTAAAGAGGAAACAGGACTGACTTGGGGCGAGCACACAAATACGTTCATCGATGTCTTAAAAAAAGACGGCTTCATCAAGGAGGGGGACGCTGCTATAGCTCTCGGAGATACCCTCAAAGCCGAAGCTGACGTCGTTAAAACCAAGCATTCCAAAAATAGCCTGCTCGACATTGAATTTGGAATCATACAATCGAACTACGCGATCCATATCACTCCGCTCCATCCGCACAAGAACCTGACAAATCCAAAAGCTCTGGACAGAGCCGTGCGCGAGGCAGTTATCATTTTAAATAAGATCATCCCTCCAAACCTTCAGGTGGACATCTTCCTCCCGCGCGCTGATTATGAACTTAAAGCAATAAGTTTTGTTATCCGCGAAGGTGCCGAAGCCTGGAACTTAGATGCCGCCAACTTAGAAAATATCGCTATACCTCAACTGATGGAACAGATCGGCAAGGTCTGTATGGGAACATGAAGCTTAGAGCCTTAGGCACAGGAAATCTTTTTTGTAGATGGCCGAATATCCCTGCGTGCTGGCTTATCCAAACTCACGACAGTAACGTACTCATTGGCTGCCCACCGCAAGCTCCAGCGCGCCTAGAGATTCTAGGCATACCACTTAACAAGATCGGGATGATCGTGCCTCTCGGAGCTTCAAATATGGACATCGGTGGTCTTGACGAAATAGGAGCCGTGTTTGCCGATGCAGCCGACAAGCCCTATCTAGCCTGTCCGCAGCGACTTCTTGATAAGGTAGCTGAGCGCGTATCCTACATCGAAGGTTTTCAAAAACGGGCAGTAAAAAAGATCAACATCACTGAAGAACACATCACAGAAGCCATTAATTTCATTCCAAACTCCAACGGGACTTACGGCTTTCAGCTAGAATTCGCGCGCATCTACTGCGCCGGCCATACGAAAGTAAATCCAGAGTTTTTATCTACATTTGATTGCGACCTGATCCTTCATAAAGAAGATCCTGAGCTCACGGAACTTCCGGTCTATTTGCAAAATAAAGTCTGGATATATGGTTACCGATCCCCCACCGAAGGTTCAGATCCACTCCCCATGCTCTTTATGCCGCAGAGCGCGTTTATCTTCGATAGCGATCGCCGTGATAAAATCATGGTAAAAGAGCGCTATATAAGAGAGAATTCTAAAAGAGTCATTGGAAACGACGCGCACAAGCCATAGGAGGTATTATGGGATCAGCCCTTTTGCTCGCAGGAGCCTTTTTGATAAAGCACTGGATAGCGAACTATCCGCTTCAAACAGCCTACACCGCTGAAGGACTTTCCACCGCCCCTGGCAATGCCTGGGTTAGACCTCTCATGATCCGTGCGGCCATTCACGCGATTTCAACCCTTGTACTGACCTTTGTATATTACATCGTCTCAGGCGCGGACTTTTCGCTTTTATTGATGATCTGTGTAGCCTCGATAGATATGCTCGCGCACATCATAATCGATCGTTTTAAAGTCGATCCTGAACTTTTCGGACAGTTCCAAGTGGCCTCCGCAGCCGAAATGGCCCAAATTGCCCAAGACTACAAAAGCTCTGATCCGGCCGTCGTCGCCGCAGCCCAAGCCAAATCAGACAGCAATAAGTACTTCTGGTGGGCTACGGGTATTACTTACTCGGCTTATGGAATTGTTTATTTGTGGATGGTTTATATCCTGATGAAGTAGTTACTTCGTCTCTTTAGCTTCTTTGGATAACCTTTGAGCTGATAGTTTTAAAAACCCGCTAAGAAAAGACATAGGCCTTATTTCTTATGCTTTACTTCATGCTCGTACTTGGGACCATACTTTTTGGTCAGCCGGTAGCCTGCCAAAGCCCCTGGAAGGAAGCCCGCTAAGCTGCCGATTGCCTGCCCGTAAAGAGGCACCATAAGGTCCTTAGACTTTCGCGTAGCGAGATGTCCTGCCAACCGTCCTAGACCGGCTCCGACACCAGCTCCAAGTTCGGTAGCAGCCCCTCGAAGGGCACCGATACCGCGGTGTTTTTTCTTGCCGGTATGGGGATCACGTTCCCCACCACCAAGTGCACCAATCGCTGCGCCGGTAAGCATCGCTGTCTTCTCAAATCCCTTAACGAACACGACTCACCTCTTAGTCATTCAGAAGTTTAATCGGCACAATACGATCATACTGCGCGCTTACGCCTTCCATGATCAGCACTGAACCGGAGCTCACGCTGAACTGATGGCCTTGAAGGTAAGTGTTTTCTAAGTAGAAAGCACCAACGGAGTTGAAGTTTGCATCCTTAAAGTAGAAGGCAAGCCCGAATCCTTGGTTAAACAGGTCAGAAGCCAGGTTGATGTAGAAATGATCTTCACCAGGCGACATCCGAACTTGGTGATAGGTATTCGAGCCGGTATCAAGCAGCCGCGCTAATGGTGACTGTGCCAAGCTGCCGTCGGCAAGGGTAATGTTTGTCGACGGATCGACCGTACCGATATTGATGTTATTCGTGTTGTTGAAGTAATACGCATACAGCACGCGTAAGAGCGACGGACCGTAGTAAAAGATCCTGCCCATGCTCACAGAGCCGATCACGCGTCCTGGGATGAAATACGAGCGGCTAGAACCGATCTCAAAGATCTTCTGGATCTGTTTGGATTGCGAAATACCGGCGTTCTCTATAAGACCCAAAGGGTAAACAGCACCGACCTGCCCGACAGGAACTTCAGAGTAAGGGCCAGTACCATTTAGTTGCGGCGGACCCGAAGCGATCAAGCTTGTCTCAGCCGAAACGAATTGTCCGCCCTGCAGCTCCTGCTGGACGTGGTAATTGCTATAGTCCCAGTTTGAAAAATCCGTAATTGCTGCCATTTAATCACTCCTTAAAAAGTTCGTCCTTGATTACACGAATATTGTGATTTCAAGGTTATTAAGCGGAATCGGGATATCCAAACTCCATTGCTCAACAATTGAGTCAATGTTGACAGGATCCTGAACCGCGCTTAAGAGCTTACCACTTCTAATAACGCCGCCGATTTTCGGCTTCTTCGTCGTATCCTTCAAGAAGGTCACGATACCGCCAGCGTTGGTCTTCAAATCATCAAAAGCGTTGTCGACAATGTTGTACTTGCCGATGAACTGCTGATGCGTTTTGCGAATAAATTTCGCAATGAAATCCACGTTTTTGGTGATTGAGTATTCCTGAAACTTGATTGCCGACCTGTCAGTTGTTAACTGATGGCGGATGTAAAGAGCCGTTACGTTCAAGATATCTTGAACGAAGATCATCACCCCGCCAGAGGCCAGCACGTTCAACTGAGCATTGCTGAAGTACTTAGTACTGTGAACAACGCCTGTGTACACGGCAACGTTCTGGTTAGTGAACCCTTGCTGCGTCGGAAGTGCCGTGGTCAAAGCGCCCACGGAACAGCCAAGGAAATATCCTGGCAATGTGCGCGTCTGTGATCCAGACGGAATCTTAACGACATCCGGCCAGGTCATTACCAGGCGGCGATCGCCAAGGCTCGCAGCATAAGCAGCCATCGTGCTTGCTTGCTGATCGAGGCTTAGGTTCATGTCGATGAAGAAAGTAACGCCAGTAGCAGAGGTTGCAGGGCCCGTTGCTAGGGTTATTTTCGTTTGACTGTTAACTGCGGCAATTTGGTAGCGTCCGACAACACCAGAAGGAGCCGTTACGTTCACGAACATTCCCGGCACAACACCGTCTGTTAAGAAGTGGCTGGCGCTAGACAAGAGCGTCAGGAACGGACCACCAGAAGGTCCTGTGATGCCATCGCCACCGGTAGTGGTAATTTCGTCAACAACAACCGCAGTCGTAACAAGCTGAGCATTGATAATGCCCACACGCTCGAGCTTCGCGGTCGGCTCAGACATAGCATCCACGTGTGCTTGAAGAGCTGTGTGAACAGCGATGTTCTGCGTAAGTACGTTTATGGCGTACTCATCGTTATTTTCGAGAATCGCAAAGGCATCTTCGTAAGACAGAACTTCGTCATTCAAGAACTGAAAATCAAGAGCCAAAACGTCCGTCGAAGGAGCTTGGTTATTGAGAGCCAGATTTGCAGCAAACGCGAGCGGGTTTTCAGGAACAATCTGATCAACCCCAAAAGCAGCCTGAATGTCTTGCGGAGTAGTAAAAGTCGCTACGTCAGCAGACAATTCCAAACGTTGTGCGCGGTAATTTACCAGCACAGTTGCTGAAACAACCGGCTGAGTGCCAAGATTCGGATCGGTGTAGGTTAAACCAGCCGGCAACTGAAAGTTAGCTTGAGTGATAACCGCTGACGCTGTCACATCGATATTGCCAGCTGTCGCCTGAACATTTCGGCGAATCGTGTAATGAAGTCCGGTTTCAGCCGCCGCGAAAGTTTCATTTGTCTGAACGTCGTTATCATCCGTAACAGAGCGAACTGTGTAAGAGCCGTCATTCCCGTTTGAAGAGCCAGTGACGACGATAACATCGCCAGCCTTAACATTCTGAAACTGGCTAGGAGTGCTGTCGCTAAACGTGTTTAAGTTTCCGCTCGTCACAACGCCGGCCGTTCCGGTTAAGTATGAAATAACCGTGCTATTGAGCAAGACCTGAACCGGATAGTTGATTAAATCACTCGGGTTAGATGCACGAGTGTCGACAAGACTTCCCGCAATCTGACCTGGGTACGAAAACGTGTCCAGATTTCCATCGTAAGTTCCAGCGGAACCTAAGCTAACAACTTGAAAGGCAGGGCCCACATTGATGTTAGTTAAGCTAAAAAGCGCCAATGCCGGTGTTACACCAGTAAAAACTTCTTCTACGGTCACACCTGGTTGACGATATGGCGGTAAAGAATCAAGTGATGCCATTTACACACTCCTTTTTAAACTTCTGTCCACTATACAGTGGGTGGTATTTTCAAATTCACTGGATTGACGATAAACTCATAAATAATTTGTCTGAGCTTTACCGGATCCACAACATTAAGCTTATAGTTCTTTGTTACCTGCGCTTTAATAAGCACCGGAGTTACAAAAAGCTCGGGTCTTGAATCAGACTTTATCATAGCACGTTGGCCAATTTGTTGTGATCTAACTTCTAGGAACCCAAAGGTCCTGATCACGTTAACCATCGACTCGATGCCATCTGCACAAATCTCAGCTATTCTATCAGCTTCAAGGTCGTTACGGCTATAACAACTAATGCCTACAGTTCCACTACGTATAGTCGCAAACCGTCGCATTTCAGGAGATAGATTCCTAGAGCCAATGAAATTATTAATTCCGCTCTTTAGAATTCCTACCGGTCCGCGAGCTACCACGATCTTTGGTCTAGTGTCGACTGCCTCGAGGTTGTCGGTATTTTGTCCTTCGATACGTATTTTGGTCAGCGCATCATTGTCATCATAGTGGAGACTTCCGTTTGCATCGGGGTCAAAGGCCGAGAACATTCCCTGGAGAAAAATCAAAAAAGCATTCTCCATGAATCTGAGGCTATTGGGGAAACGTTCGTTCGGATCGATGAAATGTGCGTTAGGACCCTGTGCCACGGTTAGCCGCCTCCTCGATTTCGCCCTGCGACGGCTCATAGAGCTGTCGGCTGACCCAATCATTATAGGCTGCTTCGTCTTGAAAGACGAGATATCCCGATGCCGCGTGCGGGTCTATCAGCTTAATTATTATATCACTGCCTTCATCTGGGTTAAAAGAGATTTCCAGGTTTTGATCAGGGATGCCGGTCAGTTCCTTTAATTTAAAATCCTCTATGATCTCAGCTTTTAGCGTGTCTTTCGGTATCGGCGATTCCTCAGAGAATAGCGGTTCAATCGACTGCAGGGTTATCACTAAAACCCCCGTTTTATTCGGGTTAACCCCATCCGCGCTTTGCGCCCAAACTTACCTATAGCCCTCTGGAAGGGCTTTGTGTTCGAGACCCCTGTCACACCCACAGCCCCCTTGGGAGCGCCGTAGTTGCCAAGGTCCGTTGTCACACGGGCCGGCCCTGAAAGGGACTTAAGACCGCCGTGCGATCCCTGAAGAGGGGCTTTATTAGGCTGAAATCCAGGCATTGCCGCGGCGTATTTATCAGCACCAGAAACATTTTGAATTATGTTCGGGGCGGGATAAAGCGGCTTATTCTCAGACTCAAGTTCAGAGAATTGGGCAGTATTGATACGCGCCGCGTCTTTTTTCTTTTTAAAGCCCTTTGTAAACATTACATACCCTTCGGCGGAACTTTGAGCTCGTGCGCCTGATAGCCAGGCCAGATGCAATCCGGATGCTTGTCCCACGTAATATCATAGCGCGGTAGACCGCCTTTTTTATCAACCTTAACGACTGTCCCCAGATCACCAATGCCTACTGCGTGTTTTTTCCAGTCACCATTATGATGCCGCGGGAACTTTTTATCCACTTCGCGCGAAAGTTCAAAGCCGTCTTTAATGCCCTTTTTCTTAAGAGCCTTTTCATAGGCATCCCTCGGCTTATCCATTGCTTCATCATGTGAGCAGCCCTTCGTATGGTGGGCCCATGGACCGCGTTTCCATCCACGATCATCGTTGTAATAAACGACACGATCGCCGGCTTTGAGTTTCTCTCCATGAGGGAATTTGCTGATGGCATTATCAACCTTGTTGGCTTTCTCATACTCTTCCCGCTCGTCGTAAGCGGTCTTAACAAAACCTTCCGTGAACATTAAAACTCCCGAAGCTTCTTGGTTTTTGATAATTCTTCCATCTTATCGACTGCAAGCCGCTCGTCTTGCACGATGTGGTATTCGACGTCTCCTGGCTTGATCTCCATTACAACTGGAAATTGAAGCAGCAAAGTCCTGCGCTTCTCAGTCAGATCTACGCGCACCACTCTCCAAAGCCTATTGGTCCGTATCTCTCGAATAATATCACCTGGCTGAAGTACCGGAAAATTAGACATCAAAAGACGTGACTGATTTTCCTGAACTTCACCCCACTGAGTGATCAAGGCATTTTTAGGATTTGGGTCATAGCCGACATAGCAATCAATTGGATCGTAAAACCCCTTCTCCCAGTTCGTCCCATAGCAGTTCGTGCACTGAGAGATAAGCCTCTTCTTCTGGATCGGATCAAAGCATTTACCGCACGGCACTCCACCACGTCTGCGATTATACACAAGTGAGGGCACACCACTCACGTCTTCCAACTGGAAATTGATTTCATCAGTGACATAAATCCCTACCGGATCAAGAACCCCCTCGTAAGAAAACATACTCGAAAGGATATCTTCTTGAGTAGATATTTTCCTGCAACGAATACGGTACCAAAAATTTCTAGCTAAGCTCTCAAGTAGAGTTGAATAATCAAGGTATTGAAGATTATCAAGACCACTGATTGCTTTACTGATAGCAACAAAGTTTACAGTAGGCGAATGCTCTGTCGCCGGCAGCGGGTTTTGATAGATGTCTACGTGCTGAAACCCAGGAATATTCTCCGTCGCCTCACCGCGCTCTACATAGAATTCGTAGTCCGCGAGGTCAGCACCACCCTTGTTCATTTGCCATGTGACAAGAACCTTCGCCGGAAAGCGAGATAGAGGGAGCGCTTGGAAAAGTTTGAATGAAACATCAACCATTGCGAAGCCTACCAGTCATAGCCAATTAAATCGTACTCGCTACCTAGGCCCTTACCGTATCCGCCTTCGACGTTGCGTTGTATTTTGTAATTTAACTTCTTAGCCTCATACTCAGAAGCGAAGTTCTGAATCCATGATTGATAATACGGAGTCTTATTTGAACGGATGAAGCTAGTCCCGCCCGATGAATAAGTCAGCTCATTGCGCGACTGATAAAGACCCGCCATCTTCAAGCACTGGATAGCACCCCCATGAAGGAGAAGATAAAGTGACGGAAAGTTCCCAATAGTGGTCTTACCAATAACGGGAGTAGTCGTATTCCAATCGCTAATAGTGAGTATGAGAGCAAGCTCAAGCTTATCATCATTGAGTTCATAACCTCGGATTAAGCGGTTAAGTTCGGGAGTATCTTGGGTAAAAAGGCGAAGGAATTTCTTCGCCTTACTCATACGCCTCTGGTCTAGTTCGCTCATGTCAAATAAAGCCATAGTATATAGGATACCACGGCTTATTTACACAGACTACCTTTTGCCGATTACAGCCCCAACTGAGTGAGATCGCGGCGCTTTTATTGTGAATTTGTCAGACTCATCAACCGACCGCGGCCGATCGCCAGGGATAGGCGAAAGCTCGCCAGCCACCACGTTACCTTCATCCCGCGTTCCAAGACTGACTCGGGCATTGCCCTGCATCTGTCGTGTATCCGGACGCATAGGTGCGCGATTTTCAACCGGAGAGTGCCCAGCCAGTTGGCCAGGAAGAACCGCTTCTCGAGCGTCGTCAAGATTGATGTCATCTTCACCAAACGGATCCATATCATCATCGCGGCTACCGCTCATCGGACGAACCGGCGATACAAGCCCAGGCGTAATCTCACCACTAATGGGCGCACCCGATAGTAGCGTTCCAGAATTAGCATCCTCGATGCGAACCTGCTTATTCTGGATCCATGCATCAGTGCATTCCGGATAGTTCCCGTTCGGGCAATCGAAAAACATCGAGTGCCCTGGAGCTATGAGCTTATTGCCATACTTTTCGCCCGGGTCCAGAAAGCAAGCGCCTGGGTTTCTGGTGATGTTGGTAACACGTATTTTGGTGGGTCTTTTATTTTCTTCTGACATATTGTGTCTCCTTTAATAAGTCCACTATAAGCATACAATGAGCAACCAAAGTAGGCAATAAAAACAAAAGGCCGGGTGCCATACAGCGCCCAGCCTTTTTAAGCCGTCTATAAAGACGAAAGCTATTAGAAGCTTCCGCCGCCAGGGATAATTTGCGGAACCTGCAAAGTGATCTGAGAAACAGAGTGCAGGTTGGCGATACCCATGCCAACATATTCCCAGGTCTTCCAGAAAACCTTATCAGCTTCCTTCTTAATCCAGAACTTAACATCGTTCAAGATGAAGAAGTTACCCAAGAACTGAGGATCCGTGTAGGCATACAGAGTCCCGGGGGTCAGCAGGTCCACTTTGTTCGTGACGATCAAACGACGACGCATAATATGGTCGTGTTTGTAGCCGTCAACGGTCATCGCAGATGCCATCGGCGAACCGACATCCGTGGCCTGTTGGGTTTGCCAATCGTCGAAATCGACGTTGGTCATCAAACAAATCATCGACTGGAGTTTATCCACATCGATCATCTTGAACAGTTTGTTCAAGTTGGCGCGCGATACTTGCGTATCGGCAGAAGCGATTTGTTTACCGCTATTGAATACAGCACCAGCAGATGCTGACAAGAACACAGAGTCCTCTACGAACATGATGTCCTTGATCGAGTTTTCTTCGATTACTTTAGTAATCGGGTACTCGTAAGCGAGCAACTCAGCTTCATTCTTCGTGAAGAGATCGCTCTCTACTTTGAAGAAGGGCACAGCATAGCGCTTACCTTGGAGGTAGCGCTCACGGCCAGCCGAGCGAAAGTTAATCGCAGCCGCAGTCGACGGATGCTCAAAATCTACGATTTTGATCAGCGTGTCATGGCGGGTAGAGCGAGTCAGATCTGCGCGCGTAACTGACTCGGGTGGTAAAATCTTGCGCGCAACAGAATGTTCACGCAGGAACGAGCGTACAAACGCTTGACCTGCCTGAGCAGTCTTCGTCTGTCCATCTTGCGTGTCCATCCGCTCGATAAACAGGTTGTTAAATGTTGCTGCTTCTTCTGAAAACATTTTGCCTCCTCCTTCATAGGTTGGCGTTTCGTTAGCATTTCAAAGCGGCTGAATAAACAACCGCCCGTACCCCAAAGAGATGCAAAAGCATCTCCACAACAGGTCGTTTACGACCCGCGGGGATTATCGATCCAGAACCTGAATGGTCATGATTCCTTTTACAGAATCATAATCATAAACCCGAGCAACGATCGCGTCGTTCGACCCTGCGGCCGACGGAACGCGCTCACCACCGCCCAAGTCTTTAACACAGAGGTTTTGACCTACAGTGTAAGAACCTGCGACGAATTTGTTCGTTTGGTACAAGAACCCGCCGTTTACAATCACGGTCAGATCACCAGTAGCGATAGAATCATACTGAGTGTTACCAACACAAACAGGGTAAACGTTCGGAACAGCGTTACCAGTTGCAGGAACGACAAAGCCGTTTGAAGCTTTGGTCATCCAGTCACCGGGAGCGACTGTTAACGTTTTGTCCACAAGCGCGCCGTCTTGATAGTTGACGTGCTCGATACCTTTGATGATGTCGAAATCCAAGTCAGGTGCCCGTAGGTCAACTGTAATTGGTGCGACTAATTCACTTTGCGTAGCCATAGTTAATACTCCTTTTCTTAATCAGTTACTTCGCCGTGTCTTACCCAACGTGACAGCGGGTCCATTTCTTTTCCCGCCGATTCAGCCAGCTCACCATTTTTGCGAGCTGATCCGTATCCAAGTTCGAGAGCCTTTTCCACAACATCTAAGTCCTCTTTTACAAGATTCGCGATCTTGTTTAGGAACTCATCGTGCGTTTTATAAGGCTCAGAAATTCCAAGCTCTACTTCACGAAATGCAACTTTCATCGCGCGCTTTTCAAGCTTTAAGTCGTTTGCCTCTTTTTCAATCGTCAAACGAGCTACGTGTTCACGTCTCAAAAGTTCTCCGGCGAGCTTTACCTGTTCAACAGTAATCGTCTTGCTCATAGCCCGTACCCCAAACTTTTGGTCAAGTCTTTGTCGTCCTTGGCTTGACCCATTTGTTGCGCGAGGATCTTCTTTTTCTCAAGCGATGTATCCTTACCTTGGTAAGCGATGCCATCTACAGCCGTGAGAATACGTAAATTCTCGTGAACTTTCTTAGCTGCTATTTTGTTGATCGCTTCTTCAATTTGTTCCGGTGAGAAACCTGCCGCAGCAGCTTGCTTCCGGAACTGGGCGATCTTCTGAAGGGTCTGGATTTGCAGTAAGGCTTCGGCTCTATTTAATGCTAGTGCCGTCTTTTCAAACCCTTCATCTCGTACGCTAATCGAATCTGCATTCAAAAGCGCTTGTGCGAACTCAGCAACCTCGTCAGAAACGGCCACTTTAGGAGAAGCAGTTTTGCTTTCGCCGAGTGTACGGCTAAACTCATCTGCTTCCTTTAAAAGATCCTTAAGCGGTTTAACTGCCATTTCTTACTCATGCTTCTTGTGCATACGACCTGCTAAGTAGCCTGCCACACCGCCAGCGGCACCCGCACCGTACATTTTACCGTGCTTTTTGCCGTGGGCTTTCAGGTGTTTCAGACCTTTAGCAATCATACCACCTTTTCCTTTACCGTGGGCGGCTAGTTTTTCAACGCCGTCAGCGATAACATCCAAAGTAGCTTGTTTCTCAAGTGCCATGTCCACGAGCTCAGCAGCTGTCAGCTCATCGGCTTTTTTCTTCATCATGCGATGAGCGCCGTAGCCAGCAGCAGCGGTACCAGCAGCGATAAGGCCTGCTTTACCCGGGTGCTTTTTAACAAGAGCCACACCCTTTTTGCCGTGCTTCATAGCAGCAGAACCAAGAGCTTTTGCTTTTTCAGCTGCGCGGCCCATGTGCTTTTTCATAGCGCCCATGAAGCCCTTAACTTTGCCTTTTGCGACTTTTTCCATCTGATCGCAGTAGCCTTCAAAAATCAAAGCAGCAGCGGCCATGGCCGTTTTGTGAAGCTCTTCATCGCTCTCGACTTCATCCAAGCCAAGCTCGGAATAGCCGTTTTCGATGGCTTCAGCAATCTCAGCTTCAGCAGCAGAGAAGTTTTCAGAAGCTTCTTTGCTAAGACCCGCTTCGCCGGCTTCTTCAGACTCGATTTCTACATCGGCTGTCAAAGCACCGTAGGCGTACAGAGCGTTTTGGAAATCAGCTTCTGCAACTTCGGCAGCGGCTTCTTTTTCCAGTTCCTCAGGCAACTCCAGATTCAAGAACTTTTTTTGTTCTTCCGGACTCATTTTTTCAATTACTTGCTCTAAATCCATATTTGAACTCCTTCTTTCTTCTCAAAGTTACTCGTTATATCCGCCGACATCGCCCGGCTCCATCTTCGTGCGACGTTTTAAAATCGCCTTGATTTGAGCTTGAGCTTTCAGCGAATAGGGAGTTTGGTTACCGGGGTTGGCTTTCAAACCGGCACCGCTTGAGGCGTCATAGTTGTTCGGTACAGCGGGGTCGCCTTCCTGACCAACAATCCGAGACAATTCGCCAGTAGAACCAGCGTGCTCTTGCGGTTTGTAGCCAGAGCCAGCTTCCATCTCAAGATCGCCAGCGATCTTTTCAATGCAAGCATCGTGCATGACATTGAAATAAATGCCAGTCAACTCACCCAAATTTGTAGAGGGTTCGTCGGAAACTTCGCCTGCGGGAGCAGCTTCGGCTGTAGCAGCAGCGGTTTTTTCAGCGCCGGCTTCAGCGGCAGGAGCAGCGGCAGCGGTTTCACCATTGCTACCGAAAATGTTTTCGTAAAGATCTGTCAGTCCCATACTTGTCCTTTCGTCAGATGCAGTTTTGGTTACGCCCTCAGCCTCAACAACTTTTTCATTAAGACCTAGGTTTTCCAAAACTTCGTTCACTTCCTTTGTACTTGGAGCTGCAGCGCTTGCTGTCTTCGTTTGCGAAGATTCGCCAAGCCCTACCTCTGCCAAAATTTCTTCCAATGTGGCCATGAGTTTTCTCCTTAGCTTAACTTCCTTACAATCTTATCCGCAGCATTGAGTATCGCTAAATCCCAGACTGAATTTCGGCTTGGATCTGGTACGGCTTCCAAGAAGTTTAGGTCTTCCAAGGAAGCTGATTTTAGGAATCTGCGCGCGGAGGTTAAAAGATGGGAAATCTCTTGCCCTACGTCGCTGGACTCTTTTGTCATCAAGCTACTGTTAAAAATGTTCGGATTGTTTTCAAACAATTTGATTGCCGGTTGCTGATTAACACCTTCAATGGCAAACAAAAATGGAATGCCTCCAAAAGTATTTTCGAATAAATTTTCGTTCTCAGCACCGGTTTTTATAACCGTGACAGGTCGTGCTTGCGCTTCGGCAAAACGTCTCTGCCAGTCGTTATTATATAAAGGATTGCCAGGTTCCGCAAGAGTATATTGTCCGGTTGTTATCGGCCGCGAATCCCCAAGGCTTCGCAAAGTGCGAATCATGGTCGCCCCAAATAAGGCTGTCAAAAAGGGATGTTCGGCAAGCAAATTTCCCAGCACAACATGATTGCCACTGAACGCCAAAGCCGCGGCTAACAATCCCGCACCGAGCCCCGCGTTAAATGAGCCCTTGTGACGCTCGTCGGCAGCCATTTTCTTTAACTCTTCTGTTGGTTTGCAAGAAAGTAACACGATTCGTCGAAGTAGCACTGGCCGCGCAAATGAACGCTCTGCGGCGACTGGTAAAAGTCTCTGTGCAAGAAGCGGTGAAAAAGCCTGCGGCCCGAATGCATTAGCATCTTGGTTAGAGTCCTTAGAAAAGAGGTTATAAATCGTGCTAGACTCCGAAGCTTTTGGCACCACGCCCAATGCCAAAAGGGTGCTCAAAATTTGAGGTAAAGAAAATCCCTTTAATTGGTCCATGTCCAGGTCGGCAGCCGACTTGTCGAGAAGATTCTTAATGACCGGTATTGTTCGTCGCATCTTCTCTATAAATAGAGGTTTAACACTCGTCACGGGGATTTCCTTGGTGATGGTGGAGCGCTTGTTGATACTCGCCGACTTTTTTGCTGACGTTTTCTCAGCCCAAGCCTCGGTTTTCATTGCCACTTTTTCGGTTAGATACTGCTCATCAAACCAGTATTTTGCCGGCGTTTCTGCAAGCTCCGCAGAACCCATTTTAGATAGGGGAGTGGCAGCACTTGCAATCTTCTCCCACATATAAGCCGTCTTGTCGGCCGGAATAAGAACGCGGGAAATGTCGAAGAACTTGGGAAATGGATTCCAGGCACCCACAAGCATGCCAGTTACAGGATCTATTTGGTTCATTTGATAGCGAAGATGATCGCAATACTCGAGTCTGGTCTTTGCTTTATTTTCACAAATAGAGCAAACATCAAACGGGAGTTTACAGCCCATACTAAATGCCAAATTATTCCCAGCATCGATCTCGCGAACAGCATCGGGGTCAAGCTCAGGATTAATTCCGATCACAAGCTCGACTCGCTTTGCCCTTTCATTCCACACAGCCGCTAAAACTTTGCCCTTCGCCAGAGCCGGATCTTTATTCACGTGATGGACGAAGTAGTTAGCGTTACTCACGAATGTCTGATAGCCGTAATCTTGTCCCTCGTGGGACAGTGCCGGCACAGAAAATCGATCTCCATTCACGTTTTGTGGCCAATAGGGCCAGCCGCCAAGGGCAGTTAGAAGAATCTGTATCAGACCCTCCATGGGCTTTGCTTTAGAGATGTATTCTTGAACGCGCGGATGATAAGCGGTCGCGTGTTTCTGAAGATAAAGACGGTCCTCACGGACAAAAAAGATGTCTCGTTCGCGGCCGTTATTCTTGGGAAAGATGAGCCGCTTGTCCATATATTATTTTAGATACCCCTTCTTGGCGGTACGACTTTTAGGCATATCTGACTTTGATTCCATGAGACCCATAGCTCCTTTAAGCTCGGACATAAAGCCAAAGCTCGGGCGCTTTTGTCCAGGAGCCCCAATGCCACGAACTTGGTTCTCAGCTTCAGCGATTTGCTGAACGGTATCCGGTGCCAAACGTCCTTGAGTGACAACATGATCAATAAACGTATTTGCTACAAGCGGCCGCGCAGCTAAAGACGGAGCAACAGCCTTTAACGTATTAAATGCCTCTAGAGCAATCTGCGGATTTCCCTTAGCGACATCGCTATCCTTCATAATGACTTTAAAGTTCTTATCGGCCTGGTCTTCAAGAGCTCTGTTTCGCCGGCTTTCGATAGCTTGTCTTACAAGCTCGATGCCGCCACCCAAAGCCAGAGCGGGAGCTGCCCACAAAAGCTGTTCGCCAAAACGCTTAGCGCCCCCTGCTAGAAGATCGCCTACACCTGCCGTCTTCAATAATATAAAGCGTTCAGCAAGCATCTGCCCTAAGCATTCATCGCTCACACGTTGTTCAGAACTCTTTTTTTCCATAGACCCCGCCTGAGTTTTTTTCATCATTTTGTCTGCGAAACGTTCAGCCATTGCCTCAAGATTTTGCTCTTCTTCTTTTTTCTCAAGATCCTCTAACTGCCGGCCGCGTTTCTTTGTGCTTTCATGGATGTGGTGATACATAGTCGGTCCAAAAGTTTGAACCATTGTCCGAAACGTGGACGCTGCACTCGCCATACCGGCCGCGCCCGGGTGGATGCCCCCCTGATGAGCAACACCACTTTCAATTGCAGTCAGTCTGTGGATATCATCAGGGTCAAATCCCGTATCGATTTTATTTTGAAGAAGTTTTGCCGCGAGTGTCGGGCTCTTTGCAATAGTCGGAGAAATAACCGTCAACTCACCAAACCGCTCAATTAATTTCTGCGGTTCTTTCTTAGCGAGTTCAGGGCTCTTCCTCAAAACATTGAGACTATTAGTCAAATCTTGTTCGTGTCTTTCACGGTCTTTTTTGCTGAAGTAATATGCCGCAAGACCCGTTGTGCCAGCCGCCGCCAAAGTCCCAAGCAAAGGTGCTGCAACAGACTTAGCCCACTCCCAGTTGATGCCTTTGCGGGTCGCCGCGAGCTTCAAGAGACAATCTAAATCATGTTGAGCTTGTTCAGCAACTTTCTTCATTAAGTCCTCACACCAGCCGCTTTCATCTTCTTCATGCCTTCGGCCGCCTCAGAACCAGCACCCAAAAGGGTTAGCCCAACGTTCAAAGGACCGCCCAAAGCACCGATAGTTTTCTTTGCAACAGTGCCAAGTACACCAGAAGTTTTAGAAAAGCCTTTAACAAATCCCTTAGAGACCACGGATCTTCTCCTTCAACTCCGGTAGCGAGCTATCCACGATTTCATAGCCGCGGTTCAAAGAATCATATTCTTGACGGATATTTCGAAGAGTTTGGATCGTAATGTAAAGCGCGTGGCGACCATTTACGATCTTAGCGGGGAGTTTATCAGCGATATACTCTTCCGGCGCTTTGAGATCGGCCTGCTTAATAAGCCCTTGACCCTTAACAACAGCCGCAAGCTTTTTCATGATTCCGCGGGCAAAGGTCTTTTCATCACCACAGGCTGCGTTTACAAATTCAGCAATTTTTATCATAGCCTCGCCGCGCAGCTCAAACGGCTGCTCAAGGATCAGAGTCCGGGCTTGCTTAATCAGGTCGCGCTCATGCTCTTCATAGCGGGAATGAAGAACGAACATCTGACGCTCAAACTCCTCCTTTGCGACAGAGCATTTCTCCATACGTTCTTGGAGCTGTTTTTTAAGAAGACGTTTTTTTGCAGCAATTTTGTCAAGGCTATCAAGTTCAATAGAGGCCGTCTTTTCGGTAAACCCGTGCGCTGATGGAGCGCCCAAATAATCAAGAGATGCTTCCTTGATGACTTTAGGCTTTACCTGAAGATCGCCAATAATGGCCACGGGGTCGGCAACGGGGAAATCGTAACTTGCCTTTTTGTCCATCCCATAGAGCTTTTCCCAGACGTTGTGGTTAGCAGTCGCCGCAACGTATTCAATTTGATGGGGTTCCAAAGATTCGTCTTTTGCAATCTTTTGCAGAGATTTGTTAAGAGGCGTTTTATTTTTCAAATAATTGTCAGCAGCTAGTTTGGCAAATTCGTTAAGAACTTCTTTAGAAAATGTCACGACTTAGTCCTCCTCGTGATGCATATAGGCTTTTCGAGCCGGCGTTGATCGCAATTTCAATTCTTCAGCCATTCGATGTACTTTACCTGTTTGATAGCGCCGCAAGAGTTTGCCGCCGTAATGGCCAGCCGTCGCGCCTGCCGCCCCACCGGCCGCAGCCCCGATCAAACCAGCCTTACCTTTGCCGCCCTTTTTACCTTTGCGCAGCCCATGCAAAGCCCCGAGAGCTGCACCGCCTACGGCACCCATGTAGGGATCTTTTTCCCCAACCGTTTGGAAATATTCTTCAGGAGTCATGGTCACGACAGCCACAGCCAGCTTATGGAATCCTTTTATAAACATAACGCTCCAAGTTTATCAGCTCGATCAACACGCCACAATATACTTGTTTAAGACAATTAGGCTCGGTATCCTTCATTAAGCGCCCTTTTTAAGACGTTTATGGAGATTTACTTTGATGGACCCTAAGCCACAGCCGTCAGTTATTTTACCATCTAGCCTTCTAGTTGATCCAACAAAAGAACCGTTAAAAATCATTTTAACACCGTATCGGGGCATCACGCACGTTCCTTCTGAACTTGCAGCCGCAAACGGGCCCGACACCATGGTCTTTATTGAACTCAACAAATGCTTTAAAAAAGCTGGATTCGTCGCCGAGGGAATGATGGGCAATATCATCTGGGGGTTTGAACAGTGCGGCTTTGACCCCCGCCATGTCGCAGCGGGTCTAAACGGGCTTAGAAAGCGTGGCTATATCCATTACACCGACGAAAGTGGGGTGGAGATTTTCGAATACAACTTCGACCCTGCAAAGCCGATATGGATCCGCTTTTCAAAAAAGTTCCAAGATCTTTTCGTTAAAGAGCTAATAATCCCATGAACATCCTGCACTTAAGTAACACCCCACTTTCTAACTCGCCGTCGAATCTGGCAAACATCCAGCGCCAATTCGGACACAGCGCACAGGCTGTGTTGCACCGGCAATCGAACACAAACAAGATATTTGTCGGTGGGAAGATCTGGACAACCATGACCCAGGAACAAATAACGGCGTACGTTGAGGAAGCTGACATCGTTCATTTCCACAACTTCGCCTGGTCGCAAGAAATCTTTAAAGTGCACCCGCACTTAATTGAAATAGTTAAGAAAAAAAGATGCTTGATTCAATACCATTCCCCGCGCCAAGGGATTGAATCCTTCGAAGATACCCTCAACGATCAGTTCTTCGCTGGTAAGCGAGCCATTGTGGCGCAATATCAGGTGCGCCTTTACCCAGAAGTGGACTTTGTTGTCCCAAACGTTCTTCCCATTTTTGACAATCTGTACAGATGTCTTCCCAGAGACTTTAAACAAACGATGATTTCTTACGCCCCAAGCAATACGAATCTAAAGGGGTGGGATGACAAAGGCTATCCAACTATTATGCCGCTTCTTCAAAAGATTGGCCGGCGCGTTCCTGTTGATATCATCGTTAACACACCTTACGAAGACACAATGATGCGCAAACGCTGGTCAACTATTGGAATTGAGGAAGTGATAACGGGATCTTACCACCTATCCTTTCTTGAATATCTAGCCTTCGGGTGCGCCACAATCGGCAATCTCGATGATCTCACCAAACAGGCAATGGCAAAAGTCATAGGTGAGGAAAATGTCCGAAAGTTGCCGTACATCCAATCGGACATTTACGATCTCCCCAAAGCCATCGAGTCCATTATGTATGATCACGCCGCGGCTAAGTCATTAGGACAAAGAGCGCGCGCCTGGATGGAAACTTACTGGAACCCCGAAACATTCGTGAAATATTTTGATAGCATCTACGCCAAACTTTAAAGACTCCTGTAATAAGAACTAAGGAGGTACTTTATGGCAATACCACACACTTACGTTAGAGAACCTGCACACGCTGAACGCGTATGCCAAGAACTCAGGAATGAGCGCGTTCTTGGATACGACCTTGAGACTACTGGAACAGATCCACACCGAGATGTCGCAACCCTCGCCTCCTTTTCAACTGAAAAACACGCCTATGTTGTTGATACGCGAAATGCCGATAATTTAAAAATTATGGCCCCGCTTCTAGAGAGCGAAGATATCATAAAGCTCTCCCACAACGCCGTGTTTGAGTATTTGATGAGCAAAGGCACTATAGGCGTCGACACGGAACGCCTTTATTGCACAATGCTTGGCGAATATGCCATGACTGCTGGAAGTCAGTTCTCAGGCTACGGTTTGGACGACGTCCTAAAGAAATACTGTAACATCGAAGTCGATAAAACCCTCCAGGCTTCTTTCATTGGTCACCGCGGCGATTTCTCCAAAGAACAGATTGAGTACTCAGCTACTGACTCCTTCTATATGTTTCCGCTAGCAAAAGCGATGCAGGAAAAGGCAAAAGAGTTAGGAGTCCTCAACACCTGGATCAATACAGAGTGCGCCGCTATTCAGGCCTTTGGCGATATCGAGTTTTACGGGCAAAAGATCAATGAAGCCGCCTGGAAACGCATCATGACAGAAAACGAAGCGAAAGCAAAGGAGGCTAAGCTAAGATTGGATGCGATCTTAGATCCGGTATGCGATCGAGATCTCTTTGGTGAGCTCGTCATCAACTACGATTCCCAGCCGGACGTTTTGTCAGCTCTTCAGCGGCTCAACATTAAAGTTGATGGCGCGCTCATTCAAAACACCAATAAAAAGACCCAGCGAAAAATCAGGTCTTATCCCGTCATTCAAGCCCTTGAAGCTTACAGATCCGCTGTCAAACTTACTGGGACGTACGGGGATCAATACCTAAAAGCCATCCACCCCGTCACAGGGCGTGTTCACTTCCGCATGAACCCATATGGAACTGAGACAGGAAGACCCGCTTGCTATGGCGGGCTAAACTGTCTGAACATCCCGAGGGATAAGCGATATCGGAATGCTTTCGTCACTGATGATAACCGCCTGATTTCGACGGTTGACTATTCAGCCGCCGAACTTCGCATCATGGCCGATCTTAGTGGTGACGAGCTGATGGTCAAGGGGTTTAACTCAGGGGTAGATTTTCACTGCTTTGTTGCGACAATGCTTTTTAATAAAGAAGTAACAAAAACAAATGAAAATAAAGCCCTGCGCGATCCGACAAAAACGCTAAACTTCGGACTTGCCTACGGAATGGGCCCCGGCTCGCTTTATGAACAACTAAATGGTATGGGTAGCCCCATCACATTCGATGATTGTGTAAAGCTCTTTGACAAATATAAGAGCACATTTAGAACAACCATCAAATGGCTGACCGATAAACAATACGCAGCCTCCAGAGATTTCCACGCTTCCAACATCAACGGTCGACGACGCTCGTGGTTCAGACCCAATGAAGAAATGCTCAAAGAAAAGGTAACGGCAGAGCTGACAAAAAACGGGCGGATTCCAGTTAGCGAATCTATGGAATGGGACATCAAGGCTGAAGTCGATAGACGCGTTAATGCACACCTTTCAGCCATCCGCAGAGAGGGTGCCAATTTCCATATCCAGTCACTTAACGCGGATTTTACAAAACGCTCCATGGCTCGCATACGAAAGGAGAATAAAAAGCGGGGCTACGACGCGCGAATGTACAACTCTGTCTATGATGAGATCGTCCAAGACGTAGCCGCATCCTGCGGTCAAGAAGCTCATGAACTTCAAAAGAAAATCATGATCGAGGAAGCCAATAAAATGCTTTCAAAAGTACCAATGCAGGTCGAGGGGCACCTTGCTCCCTGTTGGACTAAATAAGCGTTATTTATGGTATAGGTTATTCAGTAGGAGATATATTATGATTTCACTTGCCGCGCTCACTTCAAAAGAACCCGCTGACCTTTTTGTCGCTATGGTCTCATTAGAAGTCACAACTCTTGTTGGGGTCATCGAAGACCCCATCGAGGTTGAACCAACTTCAATGCGACTGGGATATCCCATCGAGTTTTCTTTCAATCTTGGTAAAACGGAAAGTTCTTGCCAATGTTCAAACGCCGTTATTATTCCGGAATTCGGTATACCTGAAGAAGTGATAATAGCTTCAGATATAATTACAATTCATAGGGGGAATAGCGTGATAGGACAGCTGTACTTAAGGCTGCTGCGGGAGATTACACAAAAACCCCCAGTCCAGCATTCCTACGGGTTTGTGCCGCGTAGCCAAATTACACAAAAACCGCCCACGAGATAACAAATTGAACTTACTCAGACTTTCTGGCACAATGTGCCTATGAGCTTTTTAAAAGGACTAACCAAAGCACTCCGCGGAGAAACTCAAATAGCTAAAACATTAGGTCCTTCCATCGCGCGCGATCGGCTAAAGCTACGCACTGGTGCGAAATACATCGATATCGGCACCCCGCCAGAAGTCAACGTAAGTGGCTATGTAAAAGGTCAAAAACCAGGTCCAAACGCCTAGGCAAAAACAGCCCTTTTTCGGGTATAAGAATTTTAGAGGCAAAATTTAAACTTTGGAATTGGCCTTGAACTTTCCTTTCGCCCCTACATGGATATATGTCCATGTAGGGGCTTTCTTTCTAAGGACCAGCTGAAAACTTACCTATTCTATACAGAGGCAAAATAACCCCTTTTTCCGGTATAAGGTCTTTGAAGGAAGCAATTCCTTCAACAAATTTATACGGTATTTGTCCATACCGTCAGCCCTACACTAAGAGTGCAGAACACCTTTTAGTGTAGGGCTTCCAAAGGACTAATCAAGATTCGACTTAACTATGGAGGTTTATATGGTGATCCCAATCTGGATCTACTTTCTTGTTATCGCAAATCCATGGATCTGGAAAACAGGTTTAGTGATTATAGGGCTCATTGTTTTGTGGGTTCTAGCATCCTTTATCGAGTTTCTGATCTATGAAAATGAAGAGGAATAAACAAAGGAGATTTATTATGAAGCCAGAGTTATTTGATATCCAAAAGCAAATGTCTCTTATAGTCGCAAAAAAGGTCAGAGAGAAAGCAGTCAGTCTCGTAAAACAAAAAGGTGCGACACAGTCTGTGATAGATCTGACCGACAATATTGGCCTGACATTGATGGAAGAGATTGCCGACGATACAGAACTTGTTGTCGTGCTCGATCCCCATCAAGTTGATCAATATGTCCTAAAGATTTTAAGAGGCCATGTACAGACGGTTGAAGATTGTCTAAATGGCTGGGCACAAGAAACGTGTCTTCCGAAACGGTGGATCGCCAGGCTGCTCAGGTTTAAAGAGTTTTCAACATATCAGAAGTTTAAGCAAATTGTGGAGGAGTTATGACGACCAAAGAAATCAAAGATCTGCTCGTAAAAGTGGTGGGCTATTCACGAAGAGAAGCCACCGCCTATATGAAAAAGATACCGCAAGAAGATCGTGTTTATCTGAGAGAACAATCCGGAGGGATCAAGAAAACGATCAATCACTTAACGTTCATAAGAAATCTGCTCTATGACGCTGCCGAAAAGGGCGACGTGGATAACTTCACGTATGAGTGTATTGATGAATGCCTCGCGGAACTCAGAAAAGAAGTATTTAAGAAAATGGCACGAGACGTAGCTCTTGCGCTGGTGCCATAGGAGGTTTAAATGAAACTATTCTTTCTGTTCATCGTGATGCTTCTGTTTCTGGCCGTCATGGGGTGCGCCAGTGCCGAGAAGCGCGACCTAAGCCAGAGATATGCAGAGAATGTAGAGACCGTCCAGGTTTGTATGTTCAATGTAATCTATGGTGTATTAGCCATTCCAGCAATCGGGTTTCAGGGATTTCACGATCTCTGCGCAGAAAGACCCGGAGCTTTAAAATAAACTAATTAAAGGAGATTTATATGAAATATCTAATTCTATTACTCGCATCGTTGTCACTTACTGCCTGCCTTGGAGGCACTAGCACCACGACGACAGCTTCGGCTCCTTCAGTAGGCGCACCTAATGCTCTAGCCTCTAGCGGCTGCTCTGTAAATCAAGCAGCCGGAGGTGCCGAATTCTCATGTTCTGATGGCTCTTCAGCTCTAGCGGCTAACGGCGCAACAGGTGCCACTGGAGCCACAGGTCCGCAAGGACCTCAAGGTCCTACTGGCGCTACGGGTGCCACGGGTCCGCAGGGCGCTACAGGTCCTACAGGTCCTGCTGGAGGGAATGGAGGTTTCGTGGCGAAGGATGCCAATGGAGTGCAAATCGGGACCCAATACCTGGGGCTTCAGTATAACGGCAACTTCACGGTTTATGACAGCACAGATAGCGCGGTAGTCACCTATGTGCCGGTATTACAAATAGGAGGCGCGGGCAATACAGTGGCTGTGATGCAATCGTGGTACCTGCTATATTACACAGGAGCCAATTGCACAGGGTCCACTTATATGCAAGCACCAGCCATTATGAACTCACTCACACATTTTGCTGGTACTACAGCAAGTACAGGATTGATATATAAGGCAACAGGTCCTTCGGTACGCCAGATTACGTACGCCTCATATATAGATCTAAATACTAGCTCCTCGTGTAAGAATACCGCCATCACCGGATACGATGACACTCCTGTAACGGCTGTGACAACTAGTATGCCCCTCAGCGTAGCATATCCACCGCAAGTTGTATTCGTACCAAACTAAAGGAGTCTGAATGGATGGCAATAAAGCAATAAAAATGCGCGAGAATACCGAAGGGAAATTAGTACCAGTAACAGACCCAACGCTTAAGATAACAGGACCTGCAACCAAAACGGTATTAGAACCTCTCTGGATCCATAAACTGAGAAAGGCATCAAAGAAGTTCAAAGGAGCCTATAAAGCCCTTGAAGAATCTTTGTGGTATGAGCGAATAGCCTTTGCCTTTCTTGGAATGGGTGCCTCAGAAATATTCAGGGTTCTCGTGGCCTACTGGCGCGCAACGCACAAATAGCCAAAGACAGGTCCCTCTCCCAAGAGGGACCTAATTCCTATTTAAAAGGAGACATTATGGACGAACTAAAATTCTTTCTAATCGCCGTGCTACTGACAGGCTGTAGTGGACTCATGACGGGCATAGATTTGCCAAATAACGAGATCGTTGTCGATACAAGTAAACCACCGCCCCAAACGATGACCGTTGCTGCCGACTCAGATGCTGAGCTTGAAAAAGCATTTTACGCCGAAAAGCCAGTAGTTAAGCGCGCACCAGCTACGAAGAAAAGAAATATTAAAAAGAAGATTAAAAAGAAATCACGAAAGGAGATCCATGAAAACGCTGACTGACGAACAAAAACAAATTCTAAAACGGGCTGACCGCTGGATTGAAAACTTAAAGCCCGTTATGGAGAGTGTTAAGGAACGCTTTGATCATGCACGGGCAGGCGGCGTCCTAGATCAGACGTATGAAAAATGGAGGAAGGACTTGTTACTCCTAGGAGATCTACAGTTCCGTATCTGTACAATCAATAGCTACAGCGTGGAATTGGATCTTAAGGAGCTCGCAAAGTCTATGGACGCTGCGGACGATATTGTAGTTGAACTTGCGGCTTTGGCCGAGAAGGAGGGGCGATGAAATTTGAAGAATCAGAACTATTCAGGCTTATAGCACAGCATTTTTTCCAGAAAACTGCTGATGATCCGGACGGTAGAGATATGCATTACGAGGATGCCAAAGATATGATTAAGCAGCTCGTAACGCTCAGCTACGGAGGCTCCCATCTCGACCCAGAACCTCTCTTGAAAATTATTGGAGAAGTGCTAGATAAAGCCCAAGATGCTGGAGAATTTATCGATAAGATTATAGATCCGGAGGGACATGAAGTCTTTAACGAAATTCTTCGGAAAGCAGACAAGGCCGTGGATAAGATATTTGGCCCCAAGGATCCGACAGATTAGCCAAAGCTAGAGCCCCCCCCTACCAAGGGGGCTCTTTATTCGAAAGGAGAACGGATGGAATTTACAAGGAAATTAGTTCTAGTTGCGAGGGATCCCACGGGAAAAGCTGTGGGTACGATATTACTTATACGGTATCCGAATAAAATAGAAGTGGAGGTGCATTCCGCTGTTGAACCAGATGAGTTTGATGCCTTCGTAGATGATTTTGTAGCAAAGATCATTGGCGAAGATCCCGCATAGCCCCTCCCAAGGGGCTTTTTTTACCTATCAAAAAACACTCCTTTATTGTTATGAGTCGTGTGCGGAAATAAATCCGCAGTCAAACAAAAGGAGATCCTATGTCCCAAACAACAACTGAAGGAAAAGCCCAGGCAGTCTCGGCAACGCTTGCCAAGCAAACTCCAAGCGGGCCTTCAAAAATCTTCGATGAATACCGGGTCAAGCTCACGCTCATCCGTGATATGCTCGGCACTAACCCTGCTGACCCTTATGTACTTGACACCCACATCCATGAGAAGCAGCGAAAGCTCATCATGGAAAAAAGTAAGATCAATACGACCATCAACAAGTACTTAGGACAAATGGACATCTCGCCTGAGAAAAGCAAAGAGGAGATTGAGCGCACTATCGACAAACTCGAAGAGATGGTTGGCTACAAATTCACCCCTGAACAGCGGGAAGCGGCACTTTCTGGAAAGCTCGACGAGCTTAAAGAAACCTTCGAAGAGCTTGATACCAAAGGAACAACGATCTTCTTTTGGGATAAAAAAACAAACCGGCCTTGTATTGGCGATCACATGATCTATGGCTACTTAAAGGCTGCGGCTGAAGCTATTGCGCGCACAATGCCTGCTAAAAAGGGCACAGTGCTCCACTCAGCTTCCTACACGCAGATGCTGATTAACCAACACGTTAGGTGCACAGAGCAGTTCATTGTAGCTGACCGTGATATCAGGCGCGATGAGCATGGGAATCCCAAACATCTCCAGCGCTCTCTTCGGGTCATTACAGCTCAAGGGCCGCGGGTGACGTTAGCTAAGTCCGAGATCATCCCAGCCGGCGCTTCTTTTGAATTTAATATCCGAGTGTTGAAAAACTCCGCTGTTACAGAGGACGTGTTGCGCACACTCTTTGAATACGGGGAGTATTTCTGCGGACTCGGACAATGGAGGAACGCAGGCTGGGGGGTATTTTCTCATGAGCTAAACGCACTTCATGACTATCGCGATAAGCGCGCCGAAGCTGTTCAGTAACTGCATTGCTACGCTGTGCCCCGCTAGGGCAAAGTGTCTTATAGCTGCGTTGTGTCCTGTTAGGGCAAGGTGGAGTGCAATATAGTGCCGGCATTGTACCGACAGTCTGGTGTAGCAAAGTTTTTGCACGCTCAGGCATTCTGATGTGCTGTGTGAGTATTGTAGGGCATAGTTTAGTATAGTAACGGCATCGTGTGCTGAGGTGACTTGGTGTTGCGCCAAGGTATGGCAGAGTAAAATCAAGTTTTGCTTTCGTAAAGCACCGCCTAGTTATTTTCAGTAGAGCTTAAGTTGGGCGCAGTGAGGCCACGGCATTCTGACGTTTTCCTTTGTTTTGCAACGGCTGGGTGAACTATAGCGATGTCACGCATAAGCCTAGTACAGTCTAGCACAGGCACTGTGATGTCGTGCAGAGTGTTGGTATAGTACAGTCTAGCTTGTCACGTATGGCAGAGGTACAGTGGGGCGGTGTCGCTTGAGGTATAGTAAGGGCACGGTCCAGTTATGTCTAACACGGTAAAGGCACAGTAAAGCCATATTTGGTACAGCTTCAGTGTGATCCGGTTGAGTTCGTTTGGGGTCTCGTGTCGGCAAGGTATGGTAAAGCTACGTTGCGGCGAAGCCCTGTTTTACGCGGTAACGTTGTGGCACCCTAGCGCGAAGTAAGATCCGGCGCGAGTGGAGTATGGTAAAGTCCCACGAGGCATCGTTTTGGTTTGGTTTTGCGACGCACAGCCCAGTTAAGGTAAAGTAATGTCATATTAGGCACAGGTGTCGTGAACTCAGGTTCAGCGATGGTATGGTATCTTGAGGTCAAGTATCGTAATTTTGCGGTGGCGTAGAGGTAAAGCGATCTGGTGTACCCCATTGCGTGGTTATGGTTTGGCGAAGTAAGGCAAGGTCTCGTTGCGGCATAAGTATGGCGAAGCTCCCTACAGTAAGGTTATGGCGAAGTTTAGTCTAGCAATGTGAAGGCAAAGTGAGGCGGTCTCTTGTCTAGCTCTGGCAAGGTGAGGCGAAGCGCAATATGGTCAGCCAATGTCAAGTAGCGGCAGGGCGAGGTGGCGTGCCCTATGGCAAAGCGAGGGCGTAGTATCTCGAGGTAAAGTAACGTGAAGGCAAGGCGTCGCATCGTTATGTTGGGCAAAAGCGAAGTACAGCGTGGCATAGTATAGGTAAAGTGTTGCGAGCTACAGCTTTAGCAGGGTACCGTAAGGTGTCATCTTGAGGAGGGGTTTAAAAGCCCCTCCTTCTTCTTCTTTTTTTACCGATCAAAAACCAAACCTTTGTTGTTATAAGTAAACAAAGGAGGTTTAATAAAATGCACGAAGAAAAAACTTTCAAAGTCACTGGACAAGTGATGGTTCCGGCAGTCGGAACCGTTTATGTTCAGGCTGAGAGTATTGAAGAAGCAAAGAGAAAAGCCATGCAGTCTGTGGATAAAGAAGACATGAGTGACTGGGGTTCAAGGCTCTGGATCTACGGAGAATGGACTCGGAAAATTTTATGGACAGAGGCTGAAGGCTTACACATCACAGAAGTCAACGAGGAGGACAAATGGATTACAAAGACATCTACTATGACGCAGAAGAGCATTTAGAAACCACTCTCGGCAGAAGGCCCATGAGTTGGGAAATTGAGCGTGAAGCGCAAAATCGCCTTGAAATGCTGGAGTATCAAGCAGAGCTTCGAAGAGAAAGTTTTCTAGAAAATCAGCTTGAAGAGGGCGACGAAGTTCCGTTAGAACATCAGGGGTGATAAAAATGATCCGCAGTCTCGCGGCACAAAATGATGGAGTGAGCCGCATCATCCGGCTCACTCGGTCTGTGATCATACTTAATAAGATTTGTCGCAATGGCGGTGCCAAATTCCGCGTGGATATGCTCCACATCACACAGAAAGGACTGCATGATGGCCCAGGGCGGGAAACAGTATCTTTGTTTTTTTATATCTGTGAAAAAATCCGTCATCACTTCAGTTCTATTGATTTGGATTTTTAATCCAACAGGATCAAATTTTTTACGCTCGCGCTGCATTCCGACATACTGCCATTTTATAACCTTAGGGACTCCAAACGCTTGTTCAAGCTGTTCATTCACTCCCCATCCATGTCCCCAGTCAGCACCGATACATGCCACATTAAAAAGCTTACAAATTTTAATAATATCTCTCACGCAGTTTGAAGGAAGCGCTTCCTCACCTGTATAGCGCTTCATGAAGAACGGATAAAAAACATGAGGCGTGAGATAACACCCCAAAGTTAAGACCGTATAAGAGGCATTTTTAAGTTTCCCCTTCATCCCGCGCTCACTTCCATCTGAACCTTCCCCCCAATCAATTCCAGCAAAGACATGATTTGATTTTGTAAAACCATCTGGAACAATCCGGAAGGCGTGGCTTGAGGAACAACACGCAATAAGCTCTGTGCGCGTGACAGGCTTTGAAGCACTATCCCAACTAATGCCCAAAACCTCATTATAAAATAGCCCTTTAGAATAGTTTTTCAGTTTCCATAAAATTTCCTTCCACTTTGTTGGAGTGTGCATCCAAGGAACCTGGAGCTGAGAAATTCTAAATCCCATAATATCGCGATTACTACTAAATGCGATCCACTTGCCCTTCTGGGGATCGATCGGATGACCGCATTTATTGCAAATAATTCCTTCTTGCCCGATACACTTCTCGTCTAAATAGTTATAATGTACAGGGACATGATGATCACAAATTACTAGCCATTCACACTGAGATGATTCTTGCCAATAAAATTCTATGGGATTATCCAAAGTCTTCGGGGTACCGGAAAATAGTTTCCATCCGTATTTAGAGTGGGATAGAGTCTCAAGCATTACCGGAATATTAGCAGTCAGAATGTCTTGAATTTCATCTATATTTAAACAATCCGCTGAGATTCCACGGGTACGATCCGCACTTAAAAAAGCTGAACGTAAAAATCCTATGGAGCCATTGGAAAAACTTTTTTCGAAAACTTGGCGACTTACGGAACTTGACTGCAGGTACTTCATAATGACTGGAGAGTCTTCTATCCACGGCTTCAGTTTAGCGTTTGAAAATTGCCGTGTCTGATCATGGCTAGGACTGACATACAGTGTTTTGAAATAAGGGATAATGCAGGAGTTCGTAATAAACTCATTTGCAAGCATGGTCGATTTTTCAACCTGTCTCCCAGTTTTTAAAAGTTTGTGTTGGTAATTTGAGTCATAGATGGGGCGAAGATAATCTCGCCCAGTGAAATCAAATCTTTTTCCATCTAAATAAATTAGGTTATGAACCCACTGCGATTTGGCTGCCCTAAAAATATTTTTCTGGCCGTATTTGGTAAAAAAACTTTCACTGACTTTGAACGCATTATGGGGCCGAATCGCTTTTTCTAATCGTTGGCGCGAAGACGCGTATTTATTGTATTCTAAAGGGTTCTTCCCGTCTGTTTCGACATCTTCATCTTCTATGACCAAACGACACCGCCACGTAGTTCTCGGAGGCGCTTGATTAATTCCAGAGTTTCTTCGTGTGTTAGCAAATCATTTTTCAAGCGATTACAGAGAGCGCAACAGGGAGTCACGTTATCTTCTGAGTAGTTGCCATCCGTATCTTTACGATCTAACCAGATTCCGCAGTATTTCGGTGGCGGAAGAGTTCCACAATAGGAACACGGAAGTTTAATCAGTTCCGAAAATTTTTGTAGGGATAGGGTCCATTCCCTTTGGCGCGTCTTTGCATGATACTGACCCATAGAATAACGGCCTTCAGGAGAAAAGCGGCGAGTATCGTTGGTCTTTTTAGAAAGCTGTCGACCTTTCTCTGAACGCCACCAAGTGCGAATACGGACCTGCGTATCAGGGTCGCGATTATAATGCCAACGGCACATATTTTTGGCATAATGTTTCCGCTTACATTTAGGAAATTTACAAATAGCTTCTGATAGACGACTATCTCTCAAAGCATCTCCGCCGCCTGTAGTAATGCGCTGATAATGAACAGAACAAACACCGCGCGCTTTCTGGGGGCGTTCGCAATCGGGGACTCCGCAGTATTTAATTCCGTCTCTGATTATTGGGATGAAGTGTGGTGGTTTGCGGTGCATATCCAGTCATAGTGCACCAAAGGAAGCGCCCCCGCAAGAGGGCGCTAGACTATGTTCACGGAAAGGCTTTAGCACAAGCGCCGTTCACGAGAGTCGTAAGCGAGGCTGTGGCTGTGGTCGCGGTACATCCCCAAGCTGTGGGAATAGCGCCAGAGACCAAAGTCCCAACAAGACCATCGGCCACTGTCTGACAGATATCGCTACCAACAGACTTAAGCGGTACCTTGGCTTTGGGTTTTCCAATCTGCATAGCTGCAGTTGAAGTACAGATATTGGCTTTAGCAGCGACTGCCTGAATTGAAGTCACGATGGCTGCTTGATTAGAGCACTGAAGGTCAGAAGCGATTGTGACTGCGACAGTATTTACAACGGCTGTCTCAACCGGACAGACGACGTTGTTTACAACAGACGAATGGCAGCCGGCTAATGTCAGAGCCACAGCCGACAAACAAAATAACAAAGTGCGTTTCATTGAGTCCCCCTTTTGGCGGTGTAAAAGTTTATTCCTGAATGATGAGCTAGAAACATCTGGAGGGCAAGTTAAAAGGCATCTAGGACGCACAGGGTGGCTCTATAAACGCGATTCTATACGTTCGGCGATATAGACAAGCCTTTATATCGCCGACGCTATAAAACTCGTTACATAAACGGGAGGGATGTGACACAAGACATGATGCAAATTTGTGTGACATCCAAATAGGAAATGACTTTCCGAGTCGTAACTAAACAAGATAGGTTTGTAATCTAAAACCTCTTACAAAATAAGAAGGGTATATGGAAAAAATAATTTTGAAAAATGCGGGTAAATATATATTTGTGTTTAATTTTTCATTACGCACACATATATATTATAGCGTTTTCCTATTACATTAATGACACCCGCTGCATCAATTTTTTATCCGAGCAGTTTCATCATCTTGATGCACAGAGTGCCCTTTTTAAAGGCAGCGCAAAAATTGTCACTGTAACATGATTCACTACTTTAACTATACGGTATAAAAGTATCCTATTGGATTAGCACAGTGTGTCTAGTAGACGCTGTGCGTAGAATTATTACGAAAACGTCATGATGACGCGGCGGGTGTCAACTGGGTGCTTTTTCAAATTTTCCAAATGCGCTGGGCGTTAAATGTCGTTCGCGGGTCTGCCTGACGCTGCGCCTTCAGGAGGAATTGGGACATTGCGTTCGGGCTCTTTTTCAAGCGCTTTTGGCTTAGCGTCGGCGAGCATTTCGGGGGTCACTGTTTGTATGTCGCTTTCTATGTAGTGGAATTCTGTTTGGATGAGGTTGGCGAAATCTGTGGCGTCCGTAGCCCCAAACTTCTCATGTTTCGCGCCGGCATCCATAAGAATCTTAGCCCACTTCCTAGCCTGCTCTTGAGCATCCGGACCGTTCTGCCTAGCGAAGTACTCAAAGCGGTAATGAGCGGTGTTCATGACGTTTTTAAGCATAGTTCCGAACTGTGCCTTGGTTGGCATCCCTACGAGATGCAAGACCTCATCACGGCTCTTTGTGAGCGCTGCAAATACCCGCGTATAGGTATAGCGATCGCTAGCCAGCAAATTAAGATAACTCTGCCAATCATTTCGCTTCATCAACTCAGCATCGAAGAAATATTTTTTATATATCTTTGCTGAGTTCTCATCGATCTCGGTATTGTATGCTGTGATAACGAGCTGCCCTAGCTCCTCAAGGTCGACACTGGCAATGAGGCAACAATCAATTGCCACCCGCAGGATTGGATTATTTAGAATCTTTAAGACTCCGCTCCATTTAGCGCCTTTTAGTCGATGAAGATAGATCTCTTCAAGATCGAGCTTTTTCCACACAAAAACGTCGTTTTCGTGGTAAATTTTTTTCCCGAGCCTGCGCCTTGTGATAGGCGGAATGGGAAGGCTATCAACATCGTCCTTTAGGTTCTGGAAATAAGATTCTGTGGGCTCTGGGAACTGTAAATTTTCGTAAAACTCGCAGACATTCTCGTACGAGTTACCTTCGAGAATAAGCCATTTAAGATGCTTGTGGAACGGCAGGCGAGAATTTGTCATTCATAAGCCATTCCCTCACGCATATTACCCGCCGATCGCAGCGATGAGTTTACCCCGTTTGGAGGGTAAATACCGTTTACCCTTTGTAGGGGGTACGGTTGCTGCTGTCTTAGTGCTTGGACGTTTGACTGAAGCCTGTAATTTATGAAGACCGTCGCAGACCTCCATGAGCTTTGACATGGCAAGAACCGTCGACCCTTCATTAATGTCTTTTAGTCCAAGTCGTGAGGCAAGCGTGAGTTCGGCTAAATAGTCTAAGACCTTATCAAAGACGGGCTTATAGGCCACGAATTTAGCCAGATTGTTTGGATTTAGAAAGTTAAGAGACAGTAAAGCATCAACGGTGGCATCACTATCCTCGGGCAGATCGGCTGCTTCTTTGATGAGGTTTTTCTTTAAGCCATCGACAATCGATGAGATTTTTGCAATGAGCTTAGCGTTTTTAGAAACCTTCGAAGCTTTGGGCTCCAGGCGATCAACCCCGTGGACTTTAGCTTTTAAAGGCGATTTGGCGCGCTTTAAGATAGCTGCAATCTTCTCGAGCGGAACGCCTGCGGTAGCGAGAAGAACTTTGGTTTCCCGCTCACTTAGGGCGAGCTTTGGAAGACCGGCTCCGCTAACATCGTAGACAATCCCTGTATAGTGGATAGTGAGAGGATCAAGCTCCATTTTTGCGGCAGCTTCTTTGGTAATCCATTCTCCAGGAGAAGCGGTAACGTCGTTAAAGCCGCTCATAGGGACCCAGCACATTTTGCGCGGGATAACGAAGATGTCTTTTCGAACTTCGAGAAATCCGTGGGCATCGAGATAAACGCGCTTTTGCTTAGGAGCACCAGGCATTTTTGGCTGTGCCGTCATAGGAGCACTTGATTCGCGTTCTTCTTTTGTGAAGAAATCACCGAAGCCGCGCTCAACTTTAAACGTACGCCCTTTCATATCCACGACGGTCAAGGGACCGCAATAATCCTCAATGGCTTTAATTGTTACGGGTTCGGTCGCGACAGCTTTACCATCATCGATGTAGATAAAAGTGCCAGTTGCGCCAACACGAATATCCCATGGTTGTAGGATCTTTTTTGTCATGTCTTTATCATCGGTATCGACAAGGCGGATGCCTGCGATATTAGGCTGGAAGCTTGAGTGTGTGCGCGAGATAAAGAGTTTCATGGGCAAGCGACCGCCACTGAAGTTCACAACACTAGGAATTACGATCCCGTCGACCTGCATACCGGTTTTGGTCTTAACGCGGTAGAGAGCAAAGTCAGTGGCCATTTCAGGAGCCGGTTGCTGTGCCATCTCATCATAGACGAAGATGCCAGGCGCAGGCTTCCTTACGACAAGCATTTTTTCACCTTCGGCGTCGACTTCATTTAAGAAATCTTGCGGATTGCCTGTGATTTTAGAAAGGAACTTTTGCATATCCTGGCGATCTAACTTTTGCACCTGCATGGTATCAAAGAGACCCTCGATGCTGGAAAGTAGAGAGTACTTATCAGGATCTTCTTTTTTAACACTGGCTGCCGCAACAGGAATTAATTGCATGGCGGCCGCTGTGTAATCATTGCTATTCGGATAGACTTTTCTGGCAAGCTTTTCAATAACTTCGGCGTAGCCATGCTTTTGGAATTTCGCTACAAGCATCGGATTTTCACGAAGAGTTTGCTTGAAAACTTCACCATCGACTGCAGAGAATGTGTCAGAAAGTGCATCAAGCATTTGAAAGCCGGCCGACGCATAGGAGTAACGACCTTGGAGCGGCGGATAGTTTGTAGTCCAAAGGCTCGGATCATTGAAGTAAGTGCCAGTTGAATCTGTGGGACGCGCATCAAGCCCCTCAGCAGGGCTTTGAACGAAGAAAAGTTCCTTAAACGTGTCTTTCGTAAGAGCGTGAACTTCCTGAGTTTTTGGTTCCATCCAGATATCAAGGGGACTCAGTTCAAACTTGCGGATAACAAACGGAACAAGGACTTCTTTTTTTGCTTCTTCAGACATGATGTGAAGGGCACCGATAGCTGTTCCGGTTTGCTCATCTTTTTTACGGATCTCAACCGTCACGGGCATCTTTGCAATGTCCGGATATTGTTCGCGGATGTACGTGGTCAAAGCTTCGGCCCAACGCTCGGAGTTATCCGGCATCTTGTGGGTTTGAACGTTCGGTAGAGTAGGTTCTATCGCAAATAAGTTTTCGAGGGCCATGCGCTTTTACTCCTAATGTCAAGATTAACTATATATGTCATATAAAACAAGTGGTCTAGCCTCTAAAGTGACGAGACCCTGTTATTTTAGCATCTCAAAAGGCTGCAATCTAGGAAATCGTTCCAGTTCCTGTCCCAGTGCCAGGCGACCCGGGGGAGCCTGTGCCAGTTATTGTAAGCGTTCCGGTACCCGCGGCAAGGACTTCCATAGCTTGTCCCTGCCCAATAGCTTTTGTGAAGTTTGGCCACTGAGAGCCAACAAAACTTGCGCCCTGCGTCTCTATACTGGACCCCCAGGCGTCTCCGCTCACCGTGATTGAGCCAATATCAATCATGCCCGTCCCCGCGAAGACTGGGCTATCTGTGGACATTAAAGTTGCCTGTCCAAGTGCTGTCACGCAGGCGCGACCGATCGCATCCGTGAAATCGCGAAGTTTTGGACCTGCTTGCCCAAAGGATTGTACGCACAGGGAATAGATATTATCCGAAATATTCGAAGAGGAGATGCCAGTTATTCCCATACCGGTGCCCATTCCACTTCCGGCTACAACTCCAGTGTCCATGGTCATAAAACTCTGACCTATGACGTGATTCGCGGATCCGTTTCCAACAAAACTTGTGAAGTTGCTAAGCTGAGCACCGTCAAAGCCGATACCGGTAAACTGTGCATACAAGTCTGCGGCCCAGGCTGCTCCACTGATCATTTGTTTAAAATATTCTCCATTTTGTTAAAAAGAGCGTCTATCTCTGGCTTTAGTTGCTCCATTCCTTCTTCGCTGAGACTGAGCTGGATTTCGCTAAACCCTGCAGCAAGACGTAAGAGGTAAGCCTTCTCTTTTACATATTTAGGTTTGAGCATACTGTGCACTTGAAGCTTTCCGTTAGGGCCCATAGTTTTGTACTGAATAATGTTTTCAGTAGGTTTAGGCTCCGTAGGTGGGTTCATAAAAATTTCTTTGCCGGTTAGATCGCAAAACCATTTTAATCCCATTTTAAATCTCCTCTTGTTCGATTCTATTAACTAGATCCCATACTTCATCGTCGCGCTCAAAGGTGCCAAGTGTCGTGCCATCAGCTATTTCTTTAGCGCGCTCAAGCTTGCGCTTTTTTTCTTCATAGCGATCACCGCCACTCATTGCCAGGCTTCCTTCGTCTTTCAGATAATCTTCAAATGTTGGCTTTCGCCAGCTGCTTCCAAACATCACACATCTCCAAATGTCGTAGTGCTAGGCATGACCGGAGCACCCGTGATTAGATCGATGACGCCCATGTGAGAGTTGGCAGTGGTAATCCCAGACGATGTGCCGTTGAGCGCAATTTGAGCCGCTTTTACGTTAGCATTTCCCGAAGCTGTCACGTTGATATCTCCACCTGCAGTGATATTCGCATCTCCCGATGTGTTTACATCTATTTTTCCATCAGGCGTGACAGAGATTGTGACCTGACCTCCACCGACGTTGATTGTCGTACCGCCATCTGGCTGCACTTGAAGGGTCATGACGGGGCTTGTGATATCTAGGTTCTCATCAACAGGACCGATAGCAAGATCTAATAGTGCACCAGAATCAGCACTTCCAAATTGAAGGCGAGTGGCATTTGTCACGGTTGCATTGTCAAAAGCCTTGATGTCTAAAACCGTAGCGCCTGTATCCTGATCGACTGTCCAGTGAAGGTACCCGCCAGTAGGTTCAAGCTCGTAGTTTTGGCAGACAGTGTTGATGGTTTCTTTGGTCGGAAACCAGTAGGTGCGGCAGCCTTTAGTGCTCTCGATTTCAACTGTGCCGGCCGAGCGAATAACCACGCGGCTACCTGTGGCTGTAACGAAGGCCAGATCTCCAGGTAAAAGATCTTGCTGATTAGTTCTGCCGCCGCCGCCAAGTGTGTTGCTTAAGGGATAGACTCCTACGATCACTGGCTCTGAGTTGACAAAGGCAATGATAACGTAGGTTCCAACAGTTGGCATAGCGACGGCGTAACTGCCAGCCCCATCCCAGAGAAGGTGCTGACATTTAACGTTTTGGAGGTCTTGATCATCGGTTCCGAACATTGCAGCACCGATAGTTCGGACGCGGCAAGTGCGGGAAGTGCTGTCAATGAATATGACGCGGCCAAGACACATTCTCCCGTTAAGCTTATCTAGCGTCCCTTCGTAGGGGCTTTTTTCTTTCATAGGTCTAAATCCTACCACAACTGTTGACTGCGGTCATCTCACTAGGCAATATTTGCCTATGGAAACTCAAAAAGGTATCGATGTTGCCCAGCATTCGGAATGGTGGCTCAGTCCAGAAGGAGATATATTTCTTGCCATTCCTAATGGCGACCTGACATTTTTTACGATGTCCATTTTTGATGATAAGGGCAGTATTGTAAAGATGATGCCAAATGCTTATCCCTTGTTTGTATGGGAAAGACTTGGATGGGAACGGCTTGGTAAATATCTAGAATAGGTCAAATTTAGCCTACTTTAGGTAATAAGAATTTTAAGAAAGCAATTATGCTTTCATGATGCCTGCCGATTGGTGGGAGAGGAGGATAAGGTGAGTTTAAACAAAGTCCAGTTAATTGGGAATCTGGGTGCAGATCCAGATGTAAAGGTTCTGCAAAACGGAGGAGCGACTGTCGCTAAACTCTCAATTGCAACGTCTAAAAAATGGACGGACAACCAAGGACAAAAACAGGAAAAGGTCGAGTGGCATCGGGTCATCGCCTGGAACAAAATTGCTGAGAGCTGCGGTAAGTATCTCAAGAAGGGTCGCCAAGTTTACGTCGAAGGCGAACTCCAAACTCGAAGCTGGGATGACCAACAAGGACAAAAGCATTACACGACAGAAGTTGTAGCAAGTACTGTTCAGTTCTTAGGCGGTAATCCTGACGGTCGTGCCGGCGCTGGCGCTCCGGATCCTGTTCCTCCAGGAAGTGCAACACCACCTCCGACCTTTAACCAAGACGATGCTATACCCTTTTGATCTGAGGTAATTATGGACAAGGCAGCTTTAAAAAGAGAACGAAAGAGACTCCACGCGATCTATGTTAATCACGACATCGATGGTTTTAGAGCTTTTATCAAGGACCTCTCTAACGAGCGGCCTGTCCTTAAACAGTTCATAGATGCTCCAGATGAGCAGCTCTCTGATCTTATGTACGAAGAAAAGAGTAAGCTCATGTACCTGGGGCCTCTATGGCAAGAAGCGCGTAACCACAAGCGCCTAAAACGCATCTGGAAACCCATCCAATTTAAAGATTATCCACTCGCCGTGAAGCAGGCTATGTCTGCTTCAGGTGAGCTTCCGCGGTGTGCGGGATGTTCTTACTTTAGGCATGGACCCTGCCTCGAAGACGGCAAAGAGGAGGATTCTTGCATTCTTCTTGGGACCGCGCCCGGGGATGTATGTTGTCCGGCTTATAAGCCCCTAAAATAGCCCTTTTTCGGGTATAAGAATAGTAATAGAGACAATCGTCAGAATTGTCGCTTGCGAGTACGAAGAGGACAGACAGCTTCCTGTGTTCAGGGGAGACGTAATGGATTGCATTCATTATATGGTATGTATGTTGTCAAATACCACAAGGATGTCTTCGCCAGTTCGAGGGGAACTGCGAGGATCTCGAAACTGCCTGTGTCTTTCAAAAGTGTTCTAGTTGTAGAGTTTCGTCAGTTTAGAAAGGTCAAGATGAAGTCGTCACCTAAGCATTCTTTGTTATACACGCTGAGAAAGAGCATTCTTCGCCAACCACGAGCTGGGTGTGCCGTAGCCTATCCCAAGGCGGCAAGCTTTGGGAAACGCTGCGGGGGCGATCCCCGTGTCAAGCCCACAAGGGCTTTTAATTACCTATCAATAGTTAGGTTGATAAACTTGCGGTTGTGGCGAGGTCTGCTTATCTTCATCACCGCCGCCAAAAGCTGCGCGGCCGGCTAAATACAAACCGCCTGCAGTCAGGAAAGGATGCTTGCGGGCGAAAGAGGGCTCGCGTGCTTTTTTACTTTCTGCCATGGTGGCTTTTCTTTTATAGACATCTGCTTTTGATTTTCTAGCCATCTGCTCAGCTTCTTCAAAAGATGGAGCTTTGCCTTTGGCTTGGAGCTTTCGCGCGCGCGCTCCATAAAGACTAGTGCCTGTTTCGCGAGCTTTTCCAGTGGTCGCTTTTCTAAAGGCTTGAACACCTTTTTCGTACTCTCGCCCTTTGAACTTTTCAACGGCACCTTTTACAGCTTTAGTCGCTGATCGCGCAGTACCTTTCAGAGCGCCGATAGCGGCACCCGGGCTTGGTACTGAGAGGGCTGTTTTTTCAAACCCAGCTGTAAACATCGTGTCCTCCTTCAAGCGGGCGATCGACTAATTCCGCTGGCCGCTGTGCCCGAATATTTTGGTCAATACCAGGGCGATCGTCAGCACAGACGCATTTCTTCTGCGGCTTTTTTATTTTAGCAGTTTTTTCAAAGCCGCGGACGAACATGGCTAGTCTTCTTTATGATCTTTGCCGATCTCCGGAAATTCCTTATGCACTTTCGCGCGCACTTTGGCTTTTTCTTCCGGTGTGCCATACGCACTTACGCGGGCCAAAGCATTTCGAGCATGAGCCTTATCAGGAATCGGATACTTTCCTTCATTGGCTTCGCCTTTGTGTGCACCAGGCAGAGCAAACTCGCTCTTCGGTATTTTTTTACGCGCAGCGGTAGTAAGCTCTTTTGCCACCTTGTTAAATCCGTCGGTAAACATGGTCACTTCTCCTTTTTAAGCTGTCCATACACTATAGCAATTCCTTCCTTAGGTTTGAAGGTCTTAAACGTCCCTGGGACGAATTTTCCTGGCGGAAGCTGTCTAAAACGAAAGCTAGAGCCCGTCTCCCTGGACGTATAAATGCGATCGGCAAAGGGTTTGGCCAGGGTCTGGGCGTGAGCCCTATCCTTGACCAGTGATTTATCTATGATCACGGTTTGCTTAGCAAACCCTGGGTTATCCCCTATATTCTTTTCCACGTGCCAGCCCTGAAAAGAAGGCTTCATTAAGACCTTGTTTCGAGAGATATCGTGGGCCGTTACTTTGGCTGCCCGTCCGATGTAATCTTCAGGATTTTTAAGCATGTCCACTTTCATCGCGTGGCTAAAGCCAGTTCCTACTCGACCTACCATCTCGCCACCAGGATCCCAGGAATATTCAAAACCCCCGGCCATAGGCTGACGGCCAGTAGGGCTTTCTTCTTTGTAAATCCCTGTCACGTAGACATCATGGTCAGCGGTTATCTTAGCTTTTGCAAAGGGTTTTTCAGGCTCATGGAGGTTGTGGACGATGAGTCCTTCTTTAGTCTCTGGAAGTTTATGGGTCTGAATTTTTTTGAGTAAAGTCTTTTTTTCAGACTGGGTGTAGGCAATAGAAGGTAGAACAAAGTCTGGGTTCTTCTTTGCTATTCCTTCCATAAATTTTCTCTTAAATTCAAAGGGCTTATTGTAGGCAGATTTGCCGCCAATCTCGTCGACATCGATGAGAGCAACTTTAGTTTTTATGCCCTTTTCTTTCTGAAGTTCTAGAGATCTTTCAACCGTTCTGTTGAGCATGGCTGTGACGGTATCTGGATGGACAGCTTTGCCTTTTTCATCGACTGCAAAGGTTTCGCCACGCAGAACTGCTGTCACAGGACTTTTGTTCTTAATATGAGTGAGCTTTGGAGTGTATTCGATAGGATTGCCCGTGCGTTTTGAAATTCTATGGGAAAAAAGCCTCGGCATTTTTCCCTTTTTCATGTTGATGATTGTATGCGCTCCGTCGATTTTGGCAGTCCAGGCTTCATCTTCTTTTGAGGGGTTGAGCTTACCGATCTCGAGCGACTTGTAAGGGCGCTTTTCGAGATAAGCTATTTTTAAGAACCCCTCGATAAACATTGTTACTCCAGTGCGCCAAATTCTTTATGGGATTTCTCTCTGATTGGCCCCACTTGTCTTTGCACAGCTTTCAGAGTTTTGGGGTTTTTGTATTCAGTTAAAGCCGCATGTTCAACCGATTCGTGATAGTACTCATCGCCATCAAATAGCCATTTGGGGTCCTTAGTCTTGAGATATCTCTGGTAAGCCGCGATAGCAAGTCCACCCCATTTATAGGCAGTATCGACCTGAATCTTATGAACACCTTTGTCGATTTCTTTATCGGCAGCGGCTATATCAAATTTAGCTATTTTTAAAAATCCGTTGGTGAACATGGCTATTTTTTCTTTTCTGCAACGGGTTTTCCGCGATCAGATTTACCATCTTTTCGTACCCCAACTATAGCTGGGATTTCTTTTTTACCTATCGTTAAGCACTTGCCTATACGATGGTGTCCGTCCCAAATATGGAGTCTGCCGTCAGTTCCTTTGACCACAATAATGGGTTTTAGCTCTGGCTCATCAGACCATTTATCAAAGTGATTGGACCGTTCATAGGGTCCGTGGTTATACTTCCATTCGTCTTGTTCGTCCTGGAACCATCCGAGCCAGTCTTTTTTAATCGCTTTCGCAAACTCTAACGGAAGTGATTTTTCAAAGTGCCAGACATATTGATCGGCGGGACCTTCTGCATAGCCAGTCTTTGGAACGTGATCGGATTTTTTATCAATGTATTTGCAGATTTCTTTTTGGCTCATCATCGGGCTAAAGCGAAGTTTATTTTTCTTTTTTCCAGCCGTCTTTTTAAACCCGCCCACAAAACCATGCTTTTTTAATTCTTTAGCTTCTGCGATTTCTCTAAGCTCTTCAGTCGCAAGTTTTACCATTTCATCGGACATTGATAATGCTCCTTTAGGCACTAATTGAGGCCTGGTCTTTTTCAAGTTCCTTACTTTTATTGGCTCCGTAAGCGGTGCCTAACGAGCCCACGGCTGCAGCTCCCATGAGATAATCTTTCCGGTGGCGCGCGAGATGACGGCCGGCTTTACTGCCGATTCTACTGAGGCGGATCGCTGTTTTTTCAAACCCTTTGGTAAACATTAGTAGTGCTCCTTCTTTTTACCAAAACCTGCTCCGTAAGCGAATGCTGGCACCGGATGTGCTCCTTCGACATTCGATTTCCAAGCTTGCGCCGCACCCTCAGTGAGTGTGCGTTTTAAGTAGCGATATCCAAGCTGCGCCATCCAGTCTTTACGGAAGGCTGGAACTTCGGTTATACCTTTGATAATGGGCGCATGGATAAGCGGATCTTTTAAGACAGAGAGCTGCTTATGGCCCATATCTTTTAGGTATTGTACATCTTTTGGGGTCACTTCGTGAAACTGTGGTAGCTTGCCAACAGGCTCTTTTAAGAAATACCCGGCAGCCGAGTCTGTCGGAACTGTCACGTTCCTGGTCTCATTGTAATGAAGCGCTGTGGTATAGGGGATAATATCCCCTGGTAAAAAGTCTGTGTGCTTAGGAGCTTCGACAACTCGAGTGTTGTTTGTGGCGGCTCTAACTACGGTTTCAAAGACTTTTCGCTGCATGGGAACGCCCTGTTGGGCGTAGGTTTTCTTAAGCTCATCGACGATGTAATTCTGGGCAGCGAGCATTCCTTTGTGTTTTAAAAGCTCCTGGGGTCGAATAACACCGTCTGTGAGCTTGTCTCCAGCCTCGACGACATCCCCAACTTTAACTTGAGGTGTGAGCCCGGGGCGTGCGATGTGGGGAGTTCCCTCAACTTGAATATCATAACCTCCGGCTGGCGTTTTAGAGATCTTTGTCACGCGGCCTTTGTGGCGGGCTAGGGCTGCTTCACCAGACACGTAGCTAGGCATATTGAGAAGCTGGCTGACGCGTTCAAAGCCTTTGGCTGTGGGTGCGCCTGTCGATACGCCGCCTGTGTGGAAAGTTTTCATGACGAATTGCGTTACAGGCTCTGTCATTGTCTGGCCCGATTTGGCTCCGACGTTGTCTCCCACTTGCGGAAGCTGACCAAATTCATCTTTACCAAAGCAGTGGGCACAAACTCCCTTAGAGGAATTACAACGCAAAGGGGTTCTGACTGTCACGTCTTTAATTCCGGCTTTTGTGAGAGCGGCAACCACTTGTGGAGTGACGGGTGTATTGCGCGCAAGTCCGTGCTGGTCATGCGCCAAAACTCGGTCTTGCACATCCGAACTTGATAGCGGTAGCGTCACACCTTTTTTAGAGCCGCAATCAACTTCGTGAACAATGTGGTCAGCTGCAGCCGCCATGATGTCCTTGTTCATAGCGCCAGGTTTTTCTGTTTGGATGGATCTGTCCATCATCCCTTTACGAACACCATAGGCTGACATGAAGTAATCGGAAGTCGAGACTCCCTCGGCATAGGACTTCTTAAGAGGTACTGGAACTTTGTGGTTCTTTGCATCCATCACGATCCCTGGAGCTGAGACCATTTGCATGAGCTGTTCGTTTTTCCCACGCGCGCCAGATTCAACCATGTGGTAAAAGCTTGAGTCCTTTTTCTTGAGCTGTTCTTTGATGTTTTGATAAGAGTCTTGCGCTGCCTTTTCGTAAAGCGTTGCGATTTTGTTGTCGCGCTCAAGACCAGGCTTCATCGCTTTTCTGAGCTTATCTGCCTCGATATCAGCTTTTTTAAAGAGGGCATCTCGCGTTTTAGTATCGGCAATAGTGTCGCTGATGGTGGAAGTAAATCCACTTTCATAAGCATACTTATCGCCTAAGAGTTTCAGATTGTGGACGATGTTCGGGAATTTGACAGGGTCTTCTTTAGCGATTTTGTTATAGAGCTCTTTTGCGGCCCTAGCTGATAAGGTGCTTGTTACGTGATACTTTGGCGGTAAGGCGTTATTAATCACACCGCGGCCCTTTTCGCTCTGAGACAAGAAATAAAGTCCAATGGCGGCTTCTTGTGAAGGAGTTGTCATGAGCTCGCCCGTGCCAGGTTTCCATAAGTTATTTGACGGAAACATCTTCGTTGATTCGCGAATGGCTTCTTCACTTACGGGCACGTGTAGAGTGACCGTATCGCCGTCAACGTCGGCATTGTAACCTTTAAACACAAGAGGCGGAACGCGGACAGCAAGACCCTCTGTGAGCCGTGGTTTAAAAGCCATGACGGAAAACTTGTGGAGCGAAGGAGCGCGATTCATGAGAACTGTGCGCTTAGACATTGCAGCTTCAAGCATACGCTTTGCAAGCGGGGTCCCTGCTTCTATTTCTTTTCTTGCCATATCTGGTTTGTAGCCGGCAGTTGTAAACTCTCGTACGGTGAATGGTCTGAAGATGGTTTTTGCCATTTTCTCGGGTATGCCGATCTCATCCATGTGTAAATCAGGTCCATTTACGATAACTCCGCGGCCGGCGATATCTTGTTTCTTTGTGATGAGCTTATCAAGGAAGAAGCCTTGTTTCGGCGTGGCGTTGGTAATCTGGGAAATGAATCCCCTAGTGGGCTGACTTTTGCCGCGGGTGTAGACATCTTCAAGTCCTGCTAATGCCCGCGAAGCCTTGTAGGTTTCGGCGCGCAACTGTGTCTTTTCAGAATCATCAAGGAACTTCATAACCGGATGATCGTGAGCCTCGGATAGTATTCCTAAACTTTGATATAAGTAGTTGGGTGGCGAGACCACAAGCCCGCGATTTTGAATCTCTTGGATTGGCCGATATTGCGGAGGAACTACTGGAACAAGTTTGCGCGTATAGGCTTCATCAGCCGAAGTGCCCATGTCTCTTAAAGCTGCCAGATAACGAATCTTTTTGTTGATTTTATTTATGTCCGATTCATTAGTGGTTTTCTTTAAAAGCAATTTTAACCGCGGGATCTCTGTTTCCGGATTTACGTTTTTTAGTAACTCCGCAATTGCCGGACCGCCTGTCTTTGAACCAGGAGATGGGGTCTGAGATAGCCTTCCATCTTTTCCGAGATGCATAGTCCCTGCAACCAGCGCGTCATACTGAGGCTGCTTGATGTTAGCTAAGGACTTAATCGCGTTTTCAAACACGGGATTTGGCATACGCTCCGGCAGTTCGATATGGGCATAGTTTGTTCCATTCATGCCGCCTGTGATTTGAGTATCAAACATCCCGCCTTTGATTTCTTTTAAATTCTTACCGTAAAGAAAATTAAATTCGCTGATCTTTCCTTTGCTTAATTTCTTTGTCGTTTCATCAGTCATAGGGGCGAGCACGAACTCAGGTCCGCGCTTGTCCGCATTGATCCCAGCACCTCGCAATAGACTCATAAACTTATCAAATGCAAAAGTCGTGTGTGGAGTGGGGGGAATCTTACCCATTTCAATAGCATGCCAATACTCGTCATTTCGCTCAGATTTTACGTGAGCATCGAGTAAGTTCTTCTTAGCGCCGTGAGAAAGCATGGAGAAGAATGTTAGTTGGTCAAGAGCTTTAGAGCCCTCTTCGCCACCTTTAACAGGTTGTCGATTCACATCGTATCCTTGACCAGGCATACGCGCTGAGAATCCGGTTTTACCAGTCTTTGCTAGTCTTAGGATATAAGGGCTTCCAAAGTTCACGTGCCCGAGCGACTTGCCGTCTGCTGTGAACATTTCTTCCGTATCGGAAAGCCCGTGCTTTTTTAAATCAGCTTCGACTTTTTTATTTGTCTCGTGCTCATCAAAGTTCGTAACAACGTAAGGTTTTCCAGTCTTTTGAGCAATCTTTCCAGCTGCTGATTCGTAAAGCTGCCCCATATTAATCCGACCGATGATACCATGTGGATTAAGTAGGATATCAGGGATGCGACCATCCTTAGTCCGGGGAGCTTCGCTATCTGGAATGACTTTCGTGATAACACCTTTATTTCCATGGACGCCGGCTAGCTTATCCGACTCTCTAGCAGGTTCTATAGCCTTAACGAAGACGTTGATTTCATCTCCGCGCTTTACAACATCAGTGACAACACCTTCAAATTCGCCCGTATATTTCACGGCTGCATTTGACCACGGGATTGTAAGCGTGCGGCTTAAGCGTCTGAGGGTCATGTTCTCTGGCGAATGGGCGGCATAGTTAAGACCCGCAATCAGGATTTGACCTGGCTTAACAACGCTGCCCTTTTTTATAACGCCTTCTGGATCATACAAGCCCATCATATCTTTGGTCATGGTGTTCGGATAATAACTTAAAAACCGTCGAAGATTTGTTTCCTTTTTTCCAGCTTCGAGTTTAAAGGCGTGTTTATAAGTCTGTTCAGCAGCTAACTTTTTCGCGGCACTTTCGGTGATGACAATACCATCTTCGAAAGTGTAGCCAGGATAAGCTAAATAAGCGACATTTAGATTCTTACCGACTGCAAGGGTTCCACCTTGGGTGTAATTGCTATCTGCTATGAGCTGCCCTTTTCGAACTTTATCTCCCACTTTGACAAGGGGCTGGTGATGGACACTTGTTTTTTGATTGAGAGGAAAATTATTATAAAGCGTTATCTTCTCGTTTCCGATTTTAATGTAGTCAGGAGTGACAGCCGTAACGGTGCCTTCGGCGGGCGCTTTAAGCGAAAACCTTTCGCCAAATTCTTCGTGGAATGTTCTGCCTGATGGTGACATCGTTTGAACATTGGGGGCTTCTCGGTTCACGAGAGGAATAGCCTGACCCAACATTTTAGCTGCCATCATCGTGCGATTGCCCTGATCGTTTTTCAGGAATGGGACGAGATTTGTCGAATGGCTAAAGAGCGCTGTAGGATGCGGCAGAACATAGTCGACTTTGGCTGACGAAAAGACATCCATCTTCCCTTGCGATTGGGCACGGACAGAACTTGGATTTTTAAACTTACCGTTTTCCATTTCATCAGGAAAAGCAACCGTCTTAAAATAAAGTTCCTGAGGGGTGAGAAGTTCCATCTTCCCTGTACGCACATTGCGTACGAATGTACGCACATTGCGGCCATCTTTAACGGTGGCACTGGCAAGATGGAGAACTGTACCCGTTTTTTCGCTTTCTGGTGTGTGCATGGGGTCAACAAATCCCATATGTGACGGATGGACCTCGCGCAAACTAGCGCTCACAGCGTGGGCTGATTGAATACCGCCTGTCCCGTGCACAGTAAGCTTATTTTGCTCAGCCACCATGTTGATGGGGTTATATTGTTCAGGCGTGGACGTCCTATTATCGAGCGTGAAAAAAGTTTCTACGGGAGACGTAAGTTTTTTAAAATCGATAAGCTGCTTAATTGAATTTCTTTTGCCGAGATGACGGCTCAGCATTCTTTTAAGACCCTCTTGTTCCTTTTTACTTCCAAGTCGATCTTGTAACATATCCTCGACGGATCGTATTTCTTTAAAGAGCAAGTTTTCGGGATCGTCGGGCTCAATCTTACCTTGATATGTCCCCAAGATTTTTTTCGAGGTATCAAGCAAAAGTCCACGGCTGAGATTATCATAAGGATGCCCCAATGTAAGTTTCGTGATGTTGGGATCGATCTTAGTTGTCTTTGTATATGCTTGTATATACTCAATCGCAGTCTGCTTGTTATCGGTTTTTTGTCCCGTCAGCTTGTCGGCAAGCTTCGTGTAGTCACCTGGTCTGTCTTGTCGATTTGCCAGGAAAATCTTTTCACCCCACGCATCGATGAGCTCTTTATCGGAAGCGCCCAAGGATTTTAAAAGAGGATATAAGGGGATCGAGGCTTGCTTTACTTGAAGTTTATATTTGTTATTTGCGGGATCGAAATGGACTTCAAAGTTTTGTGTGCGATCGCCACCGATCGCAAGCATTCCTTTAAACTGGTCACCCTTCTGGCTTTTTACAACATAGGCTCCAGGCTTTCTAATCATCTGATTTGCAACCTGATATTCGTTACCCTTTACGATGTATGAGCCGCGTGGAGTAAGTCGCGGAATGGTCGCAAGTCTCACCTTATCCATCTTATCAAGAACTTTTCCATCCGGATCTTTGAGCACGAGCGAAGCGTAAAGCGGAGCGCCCCAAGTATTGCCGGCGAGCTTTACTTTTTTCTGATCGGCGTAATCTTTTGGATCAACGCTTGTGTCATCGAGCCAGATTTTACTGAGCTCCAAGCGGTGCCCGTTACTCTCGGCCGGGAAAAGTTTTGAGTAGGATTCAACAATAACGTTCTGGAGTTCTTTAAATTGGTCAGAGCCTGAAAATGTGCGCATGGCTTTTATTCTACACCTACCATAACGCGTCAGGCAAAAATAAAAGGGTTTTCGTTATAAGTCTTTAGGTACAGATGAATGTACTTAAAACAAGTCTAGGGGGATACAGATGGAGGGGAACTTCACAGCGATGGATGCTTTTAGTGCCGAAAACGTTTTTAGCGAGAGCAAGGAAACAACGGCAGCAAAGCCATGGAGCGCGGCTGGGTTTATAAGGAACTTTTGTAACAATCCACCAAAGAAGTCTGTTCTTGGTAAGGTAGCCAAACAGACAAAAGAATGGGTTGTGAAGATGTTTAAGCATTTTCTAAAGTTTCTACAGCAGGCTGTAGAAATAGCGATCTCGAAGTTTGTTGTAGAACTGTGCGCGATGGTGATCGCAGCCGTCAGTTCTGCGATACTAAACAAGCACAAAAAGGGCATTGATATAACAAGCGAGAGTGTTTATTACGGCGGGCAGCATCAAGCACCCGCAGCTCCGTCTTCAGGACAGCCAAGCCAGCAAACGAGTTGGAGAGGCAGTGTATTTGATGAGGGTTGGGGTCGGAGTTCTGGCGCGTGGTAATGAAAAAAGAAAGCACCTTAAAGGGTGCTTTCTTTTAGCTATTGTCTCCAGACAGGTTTATCTGTCGCGGGTTTCGGGCCCATACCGAAGAGACCGCCGATTTCGTTTTTAACGTTTTGCCAACCGGATGCTAACGTTTGCGTGTTGCCGCGTTCAAAGCCAGCCTGAAGGGCTGCCATATTTCGTTGATTTATAGGAGGACCACCACCAGCCCGCGCGATAGTTCCGGCTGTGTCTTGAGAGGTTTTTTTGAAGCCTTTTACAAACACAATAACTCCTTACGGCGCGTAATAATACGGATCAGAAGCCTGCCCTTTGGCCTTATCATAAATCTTTTTCCCACCAGCTGCATATAATCCTGCCATGCCGATAGCTGGCGCGGCTCTGCCCACACCCTTTGCCAGAGCCTCGCGGCCGCTTTGTGTAGTAAAAGCTTTCCCCATCCCGCCCGCTTCTGTCACGGCATCTTTCAGATGCTTAAGACCTTTGAGTTTGAGCGTATCTGCGACGGTATGTTTGCCGGCCTCGCGCGCGCCCGCGGCAAGTGATTTACCGATATTGCTAAACACGATAGGGTCTGCGGCTATCTTAGAAAAACCTTTTACAAAGCTCATTGTTCCTTATTTCCCCCGAGAGCATAACCAGCGCCAAGGCCGGCTGCCCCCGTGATTCCCATAGCCTTCTTTGGATTCTTTTCCGACCATCGCAAAGCTTGTTTGCCATAGCGCTTGCCCATAGTCGTAGCGGTTCGAATGCCTTTGCCGATCGTATCCATGGTGCCAGATTCTTTTATAAAACCTTTTAAGAAGCTCATTTTTTCCTCGATTTTAAAAGTGCTTTTCGACGATTTCTTTGTTCCTGACGATCATCGGCTTCAGCTTCAAGATCTGGGCCGTTGCTAGAAGTCCATTTTAACTGATCAACGGTTGTTGGCGCAATATCCAAGCCACCGCCGCCACTTGATAAACCGCCATCATTCATATCTGAGCTTAGTTTATAGAATTTTTGCATAGCCGCGCGACCCATTTCTTTTAGGGACTTTTTCTTCTTCATGTAGCCTTTAACTGAAGGTTCGATCGGCTGGTAGGTTTCATCACCGCTTGGGCCCATTCCACCTGGACCAATCATAGGGTTCCCGAAGTCCGACATACGGAATTCGAGCCCTTGATTGTTGTGGTCGAAAGCATTAGCTGACTTTTTAAAACCTACAGTGAACATTCTTCCCACTCTACATAAAGATGAGGTTCTTTAACTTCAGTCCGTTCACGTCCTTCGACGTGAACTTCATTATGGTCAATCCATCGCTTATCGAGTATTCGTACGCCAGGATTATCTATTAAGGCATTATACTCTGATTGATCGCTCTCATTATCCAAATTAAAAATCCGGCTTTCGATCTTCGCTTTTTCGATAAGCATTTTAGCCCCCAAAGCGGCGACTAAAGTACCGTCCTAAAAACTGCCGAGGCGGCATGAAGAACATCGGCTCGCGCTCTTTAATGTTTTGTGTGTGGTACCTAATAATGGCCTCGGTATTTAAATTTTTAAGCTTTTGTTCGCTGGCGCGCGTTAATCCAGCCAAAAGTCCTGGCACGACGCCCCCAACGATGGCTCCTGTGACTGGGTCTTTTCCGCGGAGTGCTTGGATGCCGGCCCCGATCGGAACGCCCATGAGAGCTGCTTTGAGACCCGCAACGAAGCCTTCGACCATGGGACTTCGTTCGACTTGGACGGTTTTTTCTATGGCTTCGCCGATTAAACTTCGATCATCAGTTGGGTCCATTTAGACTCCTCCCGCGCGCCGCGGAGGCTTTTGCTGAGGCATAGGCTTCATGTTTACGATCGGCTTTTGTGGTTTTTTAGCTGGTTGTTGTGGAGATGTTCCACGTGGAACATTTTGCTGTTCCGCGCCTGCTTGCTGTTGCTCGAGCGCTAGAAGTGCATCTTTAAGTGCGTGGGCGAACTCCGGATCCATTTGTTCCATGCGGTTTAATGCCTGAGCTCGCATCTCAGGAGTTTGTTGCATGAGCTTTTTAGCCATGAAGCCGACAGTTTTTTGTTTGTCCGGCGTAGCCCCAGGACCAGTTTCACTGACGTCTTCCGGAGGTGGGGTCGCATCTTCGATGGCCGCTTTTGTATCAAGCCGCTTTTGAAGCTGGCTTGCTTTGGTGGCAGCTTCAGCTTGACGCAGAGCTTCAATTTCGGCAAGTTTGCCTCTGAAGTCGGCTTCTTTTTCGAGTTTCTTCTTAACAACTTCGGGATCGCGGCCCATCTCTTGCCAGATCTCTTCCCAAGGCCATTCATTGTTTGAAGCCATGCCGACCATGACTTGAAGCTTTTGAATATCGTCAGCCATTTTGAAATCGCTGAAACGAATAGTCCGCGGAGCTGCAATGCCTAAATAAAGTCTAAGTCTTTCGATGAGCCAGATGTTCATCTGAAGAAGCTGTGTGCGGTGATGTAAGAAGTCATTCTCGAGAGTTCGTAAAGAAACGCTTGAACCTGTCCAGTTCATCGTCCCACCGTAAACAAACTCCTGCGGTATCCCGCAGGCACCCACAATGGTCTTAGATAAGAAATCAAGCTCGGGAGTTAGCATCAAGGCTTTACCGTCACCGCCGATGCGCTCATAGCCCACGGGGAATGGCAAAATAGCCTTGTAGTTCGGGTCACGCCTGCGTGTTGCAAGCTGCTTTGTCATCTCTTTACGCCAGCTCGAAAGATCAGTGTGAACGTAAGGATCCATCTTGCCGTTGGCTTGCGGGAAGATCATATCAAAAGGCACGATATGCTCGTTGATAACAGCTTCCTGTCCACGGCGAAGTGTGTAGAAATAATAAAGATCCTTAAGAGCAACGGCGATGCGCGGAAGACCCCAGCCCATATCTTTTCCAGCGAGCGTTGGAGTTTTCAAATGGAAAAGATTCTGACCTGAGAGTTTTATTTTACGGCGCTGTTTGATCGCCTCGATATAAATCATAGGCGTATCTTCTAAGATGTCTGGATCACCTGCCATGATCATGCGGCGAAGCTTGTCCGGAATCGCATAGAGATACGTATGCCGACCAGATGATTCATTATACTTGATGTCGATAAACTCAGGGTTAATGCGAATGAGCCGCACGTTTTCCAAGGATTTATAGGGAATATCGACAAGCTTGGCTTTCCCGGTGCTGCCGCATTTCGGACATTTTAATTTGAAATTCAGGTTATCGATTTTCTTTTGTGCAATTCTCCAAGGAGTTCTTTGTTTACAAGACTGACACTCAAGAAATCGCGTAAACGGATAATTAATGGTGATAAACCCGTTCCCGTATGTAACAAGATCGAGGTTTGCTTCCATGTTGAAAGACTTAAGTTGAAGTGTGTTATTTAAAAGGGTCTTCCAAAACTCAACAAGCTTTGTGTTTGAATCCTCAAGGATAACGTCTGTAACTGGATAGCGCGCAATTTTTCCCAGTGCTGGACCAAGAAATGAGTTGTTCGTTGAGTAGAAATAAACCCACTTAAAGAGTTCTTTGATGGTCGGCGGAATGTATTGCTGAGAGATGTCAAAAAACGGCGAAGGATACCGAACTTTATTTCTCGGATCTCCAAACATCCTTTGACTAGGGTCAACCTGGGCTTCCTGTCCAAAACCGTCCATTATTGAGGATCTCCAAACGGTGAAAAGCGATCTTCGACTGTCGGCACGAGATAAACAAAGTCAGTGGCCGGCAGGTCGGGGATTTTAACACTCCAATTATACCCAACGTCTGGGATGGAGAGAATATAAATAGCGTTGCGTGTCAGTGATAGCGAAAAGCGACCATAAGTGTCGGTTTTAGTTGATACCGGATAGCCATAAAGACCGCGGTCATCCGCGGTATGGGGGTTTGTTGAGACCTTAGCCGTAACGAGCAGACCTACGACTGGCTTGTTCTGGCTATCACAAAACCGGCCTTCAACGGCGCAGAGAAGGTCAGTGCCTATCTGAGGCACCAAAGTAAGCGAGGGGAGTGACTCAACGCTGCTTTTAACTGATGTGATGTCATAGGCGTCATACTGAGTGCCGTCGTTGTCGGTAAAGCTATAGCCTGTCGTGTTGATAGCAGTTGGCACATTTCCGATGAGGTTAAACTCTAGACCTGGAACAATGATGCGTGGCTCTTCCCCAAGATGGGTCAAAAACGTGCATGGATAAAGCTTCAACCGCGGATCGGTTGTAGCAGTCAGCCTTATGATGATCGCAGTTCCTGCCATCGTTTTCGTAGCGATAGCGCCCAGTGCGTTGTCGTTGAAGGTTGAAACGACACTGTCAATATCTACAGCTGCGAAAGTTATCGACTGTATGACAGAAGAAGTGGCAGCAAAATTAAGCACATCTCCTGATTGCAAGGAGTTTGGAAAATTGATAACAAACCCAGGCACAGCCCTATAAATATTGAAGGAATCACAGTCATAATCTGCATAAGCGTCCCATGTGAGGTTTATCATCCAAGTAAGCCCCCGACGACAACCCCGCGGCGTTTAAGAAGGCCTTTTAAACCTTTCCGACTTTGACCGGCTACAGGCTTATTTCCTTCGACCTCATGAATCCATTTCGGAAGACCTGCCGTTTTTTCAAACCCTTTAAGAAAGTTCGTTTTGATCGAGCTCATTAGCTGGAACCCCCATGTCTGGCTGTAAATTTCCTTGATATGAGGCCACAAGATGAAGCACCTGCGGAAGCCCCAAAGAGCGCTCTACAGCGCTTTGATTTGGTATAGTCTGTGGCGGCGGCACTGGTGGCGGTAAAATAGGTCCTTGAGAGTTTCCGCCCCCAAGAACTACGATCGCACCACCTGAGAAACATCTTAGTCCGCCTACCATTAGAACACCGTAATCGGCGTAATGCCGCGATAAGAAATTGCATTGTTCACTACAAGCACCTCACACGTATAAGTTGTGTTGGCTAAAAGCACTGTGCTCGCGTTCGCCCGCGTAAAGTGGAAGGTGCCTTGGAAATTTGTCATCATGTCCGGACCCACAGCAAGGACAAGTGTGTTGCTTGGATCGTAAATATTTACAGAGGCTTGCGTTGCGGTTGTCAAAGCCTGACCATTGAGTTCAAGCCATGCAACAATATCCATCTGATCGGTTGTAGGATTGATAGCAACAGTCAGTTTGGACTGCCAGTAATCAACGGCACTTATGATGTTATTTTGCGTTGTGTTTAGTTGCGCCGTAGTCGCAAGCGGCGTTAAATCGTCCGTCGTGTCGACGGGTACGTTTAATGAGCGCGTGCCAAATGTCCACACATCAGCCGCGGTGAGAAGCTCGCTAGCAATTGTGTTAACTGTACTCTGTACAGCCGCCACTGAAGCACTTGTGGCAAGTGGTGCAACAGCAGACGTGATGTCTGATGGCTGAGCGCGTGTTAAGACAGACGCACCAACAGCGTTTACATCATTTGTTATGCTGGTCTCAAAGCTATCTAAGTCAGCAGCAGTTGCAAGAGGTGCCAAATCAGAAGGCTTGGCGCGTGTAGAAATTGCCGCGTCTAGATTATTTAAACGACCATCGTTTGCTAGAAGCGGATTTGTGGGAATCGCAAGTACTGCCCCTTGTGTTGCCGGTGAAGCGGGAATGAGAGCTGTTTGCGCTGCGATCGGCGCAAGTGCCGCATTTGATGCCCGCGAAGAGACAGGAACATCGAGGTTATCCAGATTCGTGATACGTCCTACCGTAAGTGTCCCGCTACTGATAGCTGTAGAAGCTGGAGCGCGTGTAGAAATCGCCACGTCCAGATTTGTCAGGTTATTGACCTCTGTCTGTGTAAACAGAACTTGATTACGAGAACCAAACGTATTTGGATTTGTATGGGCAGATATCGGCTCATCCCATACAGCATAAGTGATATGTTGAAGATCTAGATCGCTCAAGGTAGATCCGCTATAAGCCGCATCGTTAAGCGCCTTACCAGTGCTACCGGCTGTTTGATAGGAAGCAAGGGTTGCGCCCCATACATCAAGGGTGATTTGTGTATGTTCCCCTGCAGTCAGCGCGTATCCAGTTTTATCCGTATTTGTAATCACATTAGAATTTACGCTGCTTCCCGTAAATGAAAGCTGACTTGTTTGAGCATCAATCGACAAGGCTGTTGTTTGCAGTGCTCTTGAAGACACTGTCGCATCGAGATTATCCAAGTTTGCTGCGCGCTGGTCGGTAAGTCGTCCAAGGAGAATGTCGATATCACTTTGATAGGGTGATACATTTGTTGAACGCACTTGCTCTAAAGCGACGCTATCGACTGAATAATCGAAGAAAACATATTCGGTTCTTGCAGTATCTATCGAGCTAATAGATGTCTGATAGGAGTAAATTCCAAGCCCCGTTCGGGTCATAGCAGTAGGACCTTCTAGAATTGTCCCTCCAGAATCTTTAATCGTTACGTGTACAATCTGTGAATCCGGATCGATCGGGGAACCGACTTCATTATAAAAATATGCGTAAAAGTTATATGGAGTAGAGCCAGAGTCTGGGATAACTAAAATCTCTGGAACAACAAAGGCAGCCAGCGTGTTGTTTTGTATTTGAGTAACACTTGTCTGAGAAGCTCGGCTAGAAATAGTTGCATCCAGATTGCTCAAACGGCTGTCAGAACTTGCTAAACGGGAGCTCACCGTCGCATCGAGGTTGCTTAAAGAGTTTAGCCGCGCGTCCGTAGTTAGCAGAGGATTTGTGGGGATCGCGTTAACTGATGTCTGAGAAGCTCGGCTCGAAACGGTAGTGTCTAAGTTGTCCAGATTTGCGGCGCGTGTGTTAGTCCACTGGGTCGTGGATAAGGCTGTTGAAGCCGGCGCACGGCTAGAAACAGTGGTATCTAGATTATCCAGATTCGCGGCGCGTGTGTTAGTCCACACCGCAGACGAAAGCTCTGTTTGGCGCACGTCAAACACATCAGATGTAATGTCGTAATTGGCTGCAATGGTGTGACCAGCATCTTGATAGACAGTGTAAACTGCGAAATACTCAGCGCCACTTGCGGGAGTATAAGAAGTATTTGTGTAAAGCCCGCCACTCACATTTGTCAGACTTACCGTAGTTAAAAGGGTGCCTGTTGAGCTATAAACTTTTGCTTGGGGGTACATCGATGAATTGCCATCAGATAATGTCACCCGAAGCAGAAGATTATTTCCATTATCTATTCTTACGTAACCCATGACATTCCTTATAACGATACGCTAAGTTTAAGGGCATTTCCGCCAGTCCCGCCCGTCGCTACAACAATTCCGCTTGCAGCTGTAGTTCCTAAAGAATCGGGGTACTGTGTAGTCGAGCTAGGTCCTACAAAATTATAACCTGCTCCGGTCAAGGCGTTAAAAATGGTAATAAGACCAGCTGTACCGCCGCCGCCTCCATTACCACCAAATCCAGTACCCGTCCCAGTGCCGCCACTACCACCAGCCCCGCCATCAACTGCGAGAGCAGAAAAAGCCTCGGCTCCTGCGATATTGTTTGTGGCGATGTAAATCCATCCACCACCGCCGCCGCCTGCTCCCCCACCACCGCCAGTGTTTCCATCCGGTCCGCCATTTCCACCGCTGCCGCCATTTCCACCAAGAGCCTGAATACAATATGCAGCTGTAGAAGATCCTTTAAGAATGGTGTTTGCCCAGATTCCTACTATACCACCACCTGCTCCTCCGCCGCCACCACCGCCGCCATAATTGGAGACGCCGTCTCCACCGCCGCCGCCAGCGCCTCTAGCCCCATTTCCAGAAGCGATTTGAGTTGCTCCAAGTAAAAAATTTGTGGACCAACGACGAACTGGAAACATATTTCCTAATCCAATCGCAGCTCCACCAGTCCCGCCAGAAATACCGCTACCATTGGCTCCCCCGATACCGGAAGCCCCATTAGTACCGCCATTTACAGCTACATTGGAGCTAGTAGCGCCATTAGCTCCAGTGCCGTATACACCGCCCACACCACCCGTGCCACCAGCGCTTCCACCGCCTAGCGAGTTTGCACCTGGTGCCGTGCCGCCAGTCCCCCCAAAAAATGCTGCTCCACTAGCGCCATTACCACCGTTATTTTGGATAGCGCCAGCAATTGCGTTACGCAAATCGAGCGTGCCTTTAACAAAGATGCGCCAACCATTGGTGATAATTTGCCCGCCTGCCGCTAACGTAAGATTGTTGTAATGCATATCACTAGCGAGAGTGATTTGCGTGCTAATAGTTTGGCTTCCGTCTGATCCGTCGCCGTAGCTACGATAGGCAAGTGTTTGAGTAGCGCCAGTATTACCGCTGTATGCTAAGGAATTCCAGTGAGTAATACCATCACCAAATTTAAACATTCCCGTGTCATATTCAAGTCCGGGTTCGGCGACAGCAAGAATCGGATTATTGCTAGTCCAATTTGCTGCCGTATCGTTTCGAAATTGCATTTTATCAGCCATTTATAAACTCATTTGTAAAACGTTTCCAGCGCCGCCTGCTCCACCTGTAGCACCTGAGTTGGCACTACCTGCAGATCCTGCAGATCCAAAGCTAAAAGCACTCGTTGATGTCGTGACTTTCAGAGTATATATGCGTCCGCCAGAACCCCCAGAACCGCCAGTTCCCCCTGAACCAGTTGTAGTACCATTGCCTCCAGTGCCGCCCGTGCCACCATTTGCTTGAAGAGCATTTGTTGCTGTAGACCCAGTAAGGGTGTTGTACATAAGAAAAATCCAACCACCACCAGAGCCACCGCCACCGCCACCACCGCCACCGTTAGTTGCACCTGATGGAGCACCACCGTTACCACCATTGCCACCGTTGGCTTGGATAGCGCCTACAGCTGTACTTGCGCCTCTATTGATGGTGTTCGCCCAAATGCCGACAACGCCAGCACCAGAAGCACCGCCACCACCACCACCACCTGCTCCAGTAGTTCCCGCAGCTCCAGAAGATCCACCTGAGCCGCCAGCTCCTCCGACAAGCTGAGTGCTTCCATAAAGAAGATTTGTTTCCCAACGTCTAATGGGACAAGCTGTCGTGATAGCTCCACCAGCAGTGCCTCCACCGCCCGCACCTGCGTTCCCTGCACCGCCCGCACCACCAGCTCCGCCAGTCCCGCCATTGGCTGCTGCTTGCGTTGCGGCAGCAGTAGCAGCAGTTCCAACCCCACCTGTAGTGCCAGCGTGACCAGCACTGCCGTTCCCGCCGCCTCCAATAGAGTTACCAGTATTGGCTGCACCAGCAGCACCAGCGGCGTTAGTAGCTGTGCTACCGCCATTACTGCCATTGTTATAAATTGCCGCGGCACCTGCGGCACTTAAATCCAAAGTTCCAGAAACAAATATTCGCCAACCGTCTGTGTTTATAGACCCGCCGCCGCTGATCGTGAGGTTACTGTAATACATATCTCGCGATAGGCTGATTGATGTCGTTATTGTGGCGGGCCCATCTGAGCCATCTCCAAAACTTTCTAGAACGTTTGTTTGCGCTGGTCCTGTAATGCCACCGTAAGGCAGAGAGGTCCAGGCAGTTGCGCCGTCGCCAATCTTAGCCTTACCCGTGTCGGTTTCATATCCCCACTCCCCTTGCGCAAGGATTGGGTTGTTGGAAGCCCAAGCAGTCGATGTATCTCTAGCTAGCTGTATCCTATCGGCCACTTGAAGATCCTCCGTCAGCAGCCACACCTACATAAGATGTATTCGGAGTGCTTGCTGAACCACCATTTAGCGATGGGGTGCTTACTTTCACACTCTTCGACGTTCCTCCGTCAAAATTTCGCACGGTTTTAGCTTTAACGTTTCCCATATAATTATCCTTTATACAGTTCAGATGCAGCTGGCGGCGTCGTTAAAATTGCATTCGCGCGCGACTGCGTGAGTAGTCCGAAAGCAACTAAGGCTTGGATACCTGCCTGTGTATCTGGACGCTGTAAATCGATATATGAAGCGACCATTAAGTTATCCATAAGAGCCTGAAGTTCAAGCGCCTCAGTGGATGTGCCAACTGAAGCAGCTTCTATCCCCATTAGTTCCGGCATTGTGAACCGTTCTCGTAATGCAAGTTTTGTGATAATCCAGCTCTGAACCGGAGGGGGTCCGGAAAGGACTCCGTTTGACAGTGTCCAGCCTACCTGCGGTGCCGGAGTAATTCCATCAACAGACATTACTGTGTATTGGGAACGAAGAGATGCAGCTACGTCAGCTGTAAGAACTTCGATTGATACGACTACATTGTTCTTAATTAATGCGTAGGTCATGCTTCCGCTACACTTTCATCACCCATGTGATCAATAGCCATGAGCTTTAAAGCTTGGATTGTTATTAAATCGTCTGCAACTTCCTGAATTTTACCGCTTTCTGACTGAAGAATCTTCAATTTTTCGCTTATCTTAGCGACAATGCCAGGATTATAAGAAGCCCCCATCTCTCCAGCATTTATCTCCTTTAAAATAGGTTCGACCATGCGAAGATACTTGGAGGGAGCGACGGTGAGAAACCCATCTTCATGGGCAGACGCTGCGATATAAATCTGGACTTCTTTCGAGTATTCATCAGGGCGTATATTTTCGATAATGGCGATAGTGCGCGCGCACTCGCCGGCTGAAAGCCGTTCGATGACACCAAACTTAGCCGTTCGATCATTGAAGGCGCTTCCAACTTTCTCGAAGATATGCCATTCATTCTGCGCCGTGTCTGAGGTCGCTATGATGCGGATTGCGTAGATCTTTTGTCTAACTAAGTAAGGAACGTCTGAATCGATAATGCCGGTGTCGTGAAATTTATCCAGAGCGTGTTTTGCGCGATCATCTGACCAGCCGTTATAGCGCTTGTCGATAGCTGCAAAGAGTGTTTCGGGCGTCCATCCTAGGACTTCTATGCCAAAGGTTTTAAGGGCAGCCGCGAGCTTTAGAGGATTAACCGTAGGATCTTTGAAGGGGTTCTCGCCGGCTGCGAGTTTAATCCCTGAGAGGATGGTCTTATGGAATGCTTTTTCGAGATCGCCTTCAGCTAAGCTTTTGGCAATATCTTCCCCTGCCCGCACCAACTTCAGCTTTTTCTTTAGATCGGTAGGCTCACGTTTAGCCTGAATGGTGGGTGACGAGGGTTTTAGCTTCAAATTTTTCCTTTCGCGATCTTAGCGATCGTTTCCTTTGCGTCATCGGGCAAAGACTCAAAAATGCTGCAGCCATGCTTTTTAAGCTGATCTGCAATGGTCGGGCCGAAGTATCCTTTTATCTTCTCAGCCTTTTTCTCAAGAGCGGTAGTAAGCTCTTTTTCTGTGAGCTTCAGTTCTCCGTCCCTGGATTCCCAAGTATAGCCAGAAGCCTTCTTCGTGAGGCGCTGTTCAAACGTTGCCTTAAAAGAATCCGCCAAATATCCGCCATAATACTTATCAAGGGAAGCCTTTTTGTCAAAGGCATACAAGAGTTTAGCAAATTCAGGAGCCGTTAGTGTGTTCTTATATTCCGCCACTTTTTCTAAAGCGGCGGACATTTCAGGACGAGTTTGGAGAAGCTCTTGGCGCATACGGATTTGAACGTCCAGGATGTCGCCATAGTCAGCATTTGCATATTTCTCGAGAGAATCCTTGTTGTCTAAAGCAACATCCAGCTCTTTAGCCCGCTCAAGGACATTTTTGGCAAACTCATGTCGATCAGCCGCGTCTCGAAACGAACTTTCATAGTCTGAGAAGTAAGCCGATGCCTTTTTGACGTATTCAGGGTTAGGCATGGCGTAACTTCCGCGAAGTGCGTAAAAGTGTTTTGAGTTGTCAGGTGTGCTGACCTCGACTTCCGTGCGCTGAGCTGTTTTGCACATATCCTGCAGTTCTTGGTATAAGTTACTTGAGACTTTAGATTCAAATCCTTTTAGTTTAGCCGTCTCCTCGACATGGTAGAGCGCACACGCTTTTTTAAGCATACTGGCTGCGATCTCTTGCGCCCTTACGGGCAGCTTATGGGCTGTCTTTTCGAAGTATCGCGCGGAGATCCAGGTATTGACTGCATCGTTAATGGGGTATTTTCGAAGTTCTCTACCCTCTTTAGTGAGTGCCACAAGGGCAAAATCGTGTCGTGAAAGTTTGGCGCGCTCATCTCGGCCGACGACGCTTGCCTTTTTCATCAATTCAGGTACGTTGCCTTCTTTGACAATCGCTGTCAAAATGGCTTTATTTACATCGTCATTCAGATCCAAGATTTGGTTACATAGCGACATTTCATACCTCGTTAGATTAAGAAGTCCTTGTAATTATAGCATTTCTGACGAACCAAGTTAAAAGGTTTTCTACGGCCTAAAAGGCCTGGATCGACCATAGTGCAATGCGGCAAATTTTGCCTATTTTCGGGCATAAGTTAAGTGAAGGTTGTCATTCAATATCTAATAACCAGCATTTTTAAATGCAACATCCTTAAGGGGGAAGAACGTGAAGGAAAACGAAGTATTAGAAACAGCAGAAGAACTCTTCGGAGAAAACTTTTTTGCAGGCATTGGCGAGAAAGCTGAGGCGCTCTACAATCAGCGCGTAGAACACGTAGCTGAAGGTACAGACCTCGTGGCTTTGCGGCGCGAATGTCTAATGAACACCTTTATCGAAGAGGTACGTCCCTATGCAAGACAGCTTATGAAACGTAAGCGCTTGAGCTGGGATTATGTCATCGATGTACTGATCCAAGCTACCGCGACAGTAGCAGTTGCGGGCATTGC